GGGTGTGGTTATTATCATACTTTTATACTAAAAGAAGATGGGGCATTATATTCTTGTGGTCATAATATCCAAGGACAATTAGGATTAGGTGATACTACTCAAAGAACTACATTTACTAAGATTGATATTGATAATGTAAAAGATATTATATGTGGACATTATCATACTTTTATAATCAAAAATGATAATACAGTATGGGCATGTGGTCTAAATAATTATGGACAGTTGGGTTTAGGTGATACTACTCAAAGAACTACATTTACTAAGATTGATATTGATAATGTAAAAGATATTATATGTGGTCTTAATTATACATTTATATTAAAGAATGATGGTAGTATCTGGGCTTGTGGTAATAATAATAAAGGAAAATTAGGTTTAGGAGATACTAATGCTAGGCTTTTATTTACTAAAATAGAAGGACATTATCCATATAGATTTGACACTTTGAATAATTATACATTAAACAATAATTTTAATTTAATAAATAACACATACATAATACCATCACGAAGCGATATAAACTATAAAAATATTCTAGGTTCTATATATAAAGAAAAATATGATATAAATAATGACAGAATAGAATTACAAGAAAACATAAAAGAATTTTGGATGTCAAAGACTCATTCGCTGCTTATAAATACAAAAGGAGAGTTATTTGGATGTGGTGATAATATATATGGTCAGTTATTAAACCCAAGAACAACATCTTCATTATCAAACTTCACTAAATTAGACTTTGCAGATATAAGACAAGCTTCATGTGGCGTTGGATTTTCATATTTTTTGAAAAATGATTATACTCTGTATTCAGCAGGATTAAATTCAGAATACCAACTAGGGCTAGGTCACAACAACGAAGTAAATGAATTACAAAGAGTAAATATATCTAATGTAAAGAAAGTAATGTGTGATGATAAGTTTACTTTAGTATTATTAAATGATAACTCTGTATGGGGGCAAGGACTTAATAGATTTGGTAATTTTGGATTAGGCCAAGCTTCTGCAAATACTATAATAAAAACATTTACTAAACTAGATGTAGATGTGGAAGATGTAGAGATAGGTGGAGATTATATCTCTTTTAGAAAATTAGATAAATCACTTTGGATTTGCGGTAAAATAAGAGATTGTTACAATATGAACTCTAATAATCCATATATATTTAATAAAGTTCAAATACCAGCAGAATTTAATAATGATTTACTTTGGTTAGACGCTGGAAGAGATGAAACTTTATTTATGAATTACCAAGCACCTACAACAAAACCATCAATAGAAATATCAGAGAAAACTATATCTGGTATAAAATTAAAAGTTAATGATTCAAATGATGAAATTGATAAGATTGAGATGTATTTAAACAATGAGTTAATACATTCAAAAAATGAATTTATCAATAATTTTGTGCTGTTCACTATTCCATTAGAAAAACTAAATCTTGGTATAAATAATATATATTTTAAAGCTAATACTTCATTTGGAGACAATATGTATCTAGGGGCAACAATTAATAAAGAGAATAATTCTATAAATATTTCAGAAGGAGCTAATCTATTTATTAAGAATAAAAAGTATAACATAAATTCTTTAACAAATAGTGCAGATGGTAAACTTGTAATAACATTAGATAGAGCATTAGAAGATAATATAAGCGTAGGAGATATAATTTATCAACTTATAAATCAACTAAAAGTTCAAGTTAAAACAAATAACACAGGTATGCACAAAGATATGAATTTATTAGAAATGAAAAAAGTTGACACAGGGTATCAAGAGGTTTATGAGTTAGAAGAAAAAGGAATAACACAAGTAGAACCTAAAATTATAGTTGAAAAAGGTGATAATTGGACAGCGATAAAAAGACCATCTATGATATTCAGTATAGATGAGGAAACACTTTAAGAGGTGATTAAATGCTAAATATAAATGAAGAAAAAATTGAAAAGCTCAAACAAAAAAAGAAGATAAATAATTTAGATTCAAGTCAAAAAACGCAAGATAATGACATAACAGATTTAATGTTAGCAACTGCTGAAATATGTGAAATGGTATTAAGTAGTCAACAGACATCTACTATGTCATTAAAAAATATAAAATTAAATGAAGGAGGAAGTAGTATGGCAGCAATTTATGTAGGATTGATAGAGAGAGGTTTAAAAACAATTGACCAAGTACCTGTAAAATATCGAGAAGAAGTAAGAAAAATGTGTGAAGCACTAGAGATTTCATTATCATAGAACTATAAGAGTTCTTTTTTTATGTTCAAAATGGAGAGTTACTAATGTAGCTCTCTAAATAAAGAAGAAGGTGATAAATTGTTAAATGAAGACGTAGTAAAAAAATTAAAGAATGTACCTAGTGACACTAATAGTGAAATTGGAAAAGTTAATACAAATATAGAAATTACTAAAACAGAGTTGAACACTAAAATAGGAGATACAACACAACTTAATACAACAGATAAAACTAGTCTTGTTAGTGCAGTCAATGAGGTAAAAGGTAGTGTAGATAGCATTGAAACAACAGCAGAGAAAACAAGTTATGATAATGCAACAAGTAATCTTACTGCTACTACTGTGCAAGGGGCAATAGATGAAGTTGTTAGAAAAATAGAAAATTTTAACGAGGTTAATATAAACATACAAAATGATATGTTACCTATTTAAAAAAAGGAGAGTGATTTATAATGCAGACGGTTTGGAATTTCGATTATACAGGGAAAGGTCAAGTTGTTACTTTGCCACCTGGTAAGTACAAACTTGAATGCTGGGGTGCTGCTGGTGGTTGTGCTAGTGGTGTTCCTAAAGATTCTGGGAGTCGTGGTGGTTACGCTAGTGGTGAATTAACGCTAAAAAAAGAAACAACGTTATATGTTTACGTTGGGCAAGATGGAGGTGACCCTAGTAATACTGGTATCAATGGTGGTTTTAACGGAGGAGGCGGAGGTGCTGTTGTCAAAGGCGGAGGTGCTACAGATATAAGACTTAGCGGATATACCACAACTCAATGGGATGCTTCTTGGTCAATTGCTTCTCGTATAATTGTTGCAGGTGGTGGAGGTGGTATTGTTCGGGGGCGTGTTAATGGTAATGCACATGGTGGTGGTGAAAAAGGCGATAATGGTTTTGCTAATACTGCTTATGTGTATGCTCCTGGAGGTACACAATTTAATGGTGGTAGAGGTTATTCTGAAAGTCAAGATGGTGAATTTGGTTATTCTACTAGTATTATTCCCAAAAATGATGTAGGTGGTGGTGGTTGGTATGGTGGTGCTAGTTGTGCAAGTAGTACTGCTAATATAGAATGTAATGGTGGTGGTGGAAGTGGTTATGTTTTGACTAAAGATAGTTATAAGCCTATAGGTGTTAATTTTAGCAGTTATCTTCCAAAATCTGAATATTATATGACAAATCCTGTTTTAACTACTGGTGGAAATACTACTTCTAAAAATGGTTACGCTAAAATAACATTACTACAAGTATTACCATTTTTGAATATATCCTCATACAACTCAACTACAGCAACATTTAAAGCTGACCACACAGACCCAACATTGTTAACTAAAATAGAATACTTTATAGATGATGTATTGAAAGAAACTATAACAACAGACTTAACTCTTGAAAAAACAATTAACTATACATTAGAAGATAATGCACTACACACACTTAAAATAGTTGTTACAGACAGTAATAATGCTACAGTAGAAAAAGTCTTAACTATCAGCAAAGGTATTGCTCCACTTCCAGCAGGTTCATCAAGTGAGGAAGTTACAAATAAATGGATGGAAATTAAAGATGCATTTAAAACTGGTAAAACAAGTATTATAAATACTTTAGCACTTAAAAATGTTTCAGTTTCGCTAGATAACACACTAGTAGAATTTTCAGAGAAGATAAAAACATTTTTTGATAGTAGTGACGCTAGTTTAAGTCAGTTGCAAAATCAACTAACAAGTGCTAATAATACTATAACACAATTAAATGCTAGATATAAAATTGCAAGTGGGCGTACTGACCCTGTTTATACAGGTGGCGTTGAAAAAGTTCTTGTATATAATGCAACATATGAAAAACAATTTCATAATTGGATTACTATTAATAATCTAGGTTTTAAGCCTAATGTTTTTTATGCCGAATGTGATTATGTTAATAGCTTCACTAAAAGTAAAAACAAACTCTTTATTTTTGCATGTTGTGGCTTATCTACTTCTTCTAATAAAGATTTTGTCTTTACTTGCGATATAGGTTTGAGAAGTTCTGATAGCGAGTATAAGACTACTGATTGTGGTCTTTACTACAATAATGAGCGTGATGTTCATATTACTGATAATCTCATTCATATACCTGCTTTTAATACTGTTAATGCTACTGTTAAAGCTAGTTATTATTGGCGTGCTATTAAAATTTATTAAACAAAAGAGGTGATAAACAAATGGATAGAGCAAATAGAATTATATGTGACCAAACAGGCAAAATACTCTTGCAGACAGGAGAAGCAACAGGGGATATATTAGAACATGATGAAATAACAGAATTACATTGCATTGACATTGAGTATGGAAGTATAGACTATGCTAAAAATAGAATAATAGGTATAAATGTAGAAACAAAAGAACCAATTTTAGAAGAAATACCAGTATATCTAACAGAAGAAGAAAAGAGAATACAAGAGTTAGAAAATCAAATATTAATTGCAGAAAATGAAAAAGTAGGGGGAATTTTATAATGAATATAAATAATGTTGTAGTAAGAATATTAGCAGAAAGAATATTAAACAAAGGACTGAACCCTTTGAAAAACAGACCTTTTGAGTTAGATGACGTGACTAACACAAATTACAGAAAAGCTGTAGAGGATTATATAATTAGAGAAAGTGGAGTGATAGAAGGAGCAGAACCTATGGTATAGGTAATGTTCCTTTTTTAGATACTTTAAAAAACATATTAAAATCATAATTTTAATTAGAAATTGAGTAAATAAGAGCCTTGTTTTATAGGCTCTTTTTATATTAATTATTTAAAAGGAGTGGTAATTTTGAATATAAAAACATTAACAATTCATGCAGGACACAACCCAGATGGTAAAGTAGGTTCTGGAGCAGTAGGAAATATAAAAGAATCTACAGAAGCAAGAAATGTACTAAAAGAGTTAATACCTTTATCTCAAAAGGAATGTAAAGTTTATGATTGTACATGTAATAATGGAACTTCTCAGAGTGATATATTGAATAAGATTATAGATAAATGTAATTCATATAACACAGATTTAAATGTAAGTATCCATTTCAACAGTGGTGGTGGTCGAGGAGTAGAAGTTTTAGTGTATAATTTAAATGACAAAGAAACTGTTGAAATAGCATCAAGAATATGTAAAAAAATAACTGAAACTTATCATGCAAAAGGTGATAAAGATTTTAAAAATCGTGGAGTTAAGGAAAAGAAAACTCTAGCATTTTTAAGAAGAACGAAGGCAAAGTCAATTTTAGTTGAGTGCTGTTTTGTAGACACATCTGATACTAAAAAATATAATGCTAAAGATATGGCCATAGACATTTATGAAGGAATATTTAATAAGTCTATAGCTGGTAAACCACAAGATAACAAAGTGAAATATGCAATAGTTTATGAGGGTGATGTAGATAAAGTTATAGCTCAATTAATGGCCATGAATTATAAGGCTAATGAAGTCTCTGTGTGTGAGTTGAAAAATTATGTTCCTGGACATTGTGAAAACCTATATGTGATTGGTGGAGCATCCAACAAAATTAAAACTAGTGAGAGATTTACTAAATTACAAGGTGATGATAGATGGGCTACACTTCATAAAGTGTTAGATTTTATAGGCAAGTAGGAGGTAATGAATTGAATATATTAGATAAATCAACAGCTACATTAGAACAAGTCTTTTCGTATTTAGACACATTAAAAAATAACTCTAATCCACCACATTTTTTATGCAGAGCTATAGTACCAATTATATATAAAGAAGCAGAGAAAAAAGGTGTAAATCCAGTTATTGCAATTGCTCAAGCATTTGTAGAAACTGGATATTTTAATTTTGGTAGAGTTTTAAATCCTTCTTATTGCAATGTGTGTGGTCTTAAAGGAAACAAAGGCGGAGGAGATTTAGACCCAACAGCTCATACAAGATTTAATTGTTGGGAGGATGGAGTATCAGCATTTATAGACCATCTAGCTTTATATGCTGGGGCTAAAGGTTATCCAAAATATAGCGAATTAGTTGGTAAAACTGAATATAAAGTAAATGGAACTACATTAGACCCTAGACATTTTTCGTATCTACATGGAGAGGCTAAAACAGTTGAAAGTTTATCAGGTAAATGGTGTCCAGATATTAGTTATGGTCAAAACATAATAAATATATGCAATAAGATAAGTTCAATGAAGGTAGAAAATAATGATATAAAATTAGAGCAAATAAAAACTAAAGTAAAAGAATTAAATGAGATTCTTGGATAGGAGGAAATCATATGGATATAATGCAATTTATACCTGAAAATTTAATAATGTTAATAGGTGGGCTTTACATATTAGGAACATTTATAAAAGAATCTAATATTAAAAATAAATACATACCTTTTATATTGTTAGTTATAGCAATGATAAGCAGTTGTTTGTTTATGAAAGAGCTGTCAATAGAAGCTGTCTTTGAAGGTATTTTATGTTGGGGTACATCCATAGGAATAAATCAAATACAAGTACAAAACAGAAAGGATAAGTAGATGTTATCAAAGGAAATAATTGAGCTATTAAGCCAGTATGGATTTACAGCTATATTATTAACTTTATTGATGATATGGCTTGGAAAATATTTAGAAAAGAATAGACAACTAGAACAAGATGATAGAAAAAAGGAAAGAGCTTATTTTTCAAGAGAAATTAAAGAGCAGAGAACTTTATTTGGTAATACAATAGATAAGTTTGATGATAAATTAGATAAATTTGCTGAAGCATTAAATACTAACAACAGCAGACTTGAAAGAGTTGAAACAGACATAACAAAGATTAAAGATAAATTAGAGACTAGAGATTAATTTCTCTAGTCTTTTTTATAAGGAAGTGAAGTATTTGGCAAAACAACGTAGTAAAAGAATAAGTATAAATGGAGAACCAAATCCAGAGAATATTAAATTATGGAAGCAATACAAAAGAGCAAAACAAATAGCTGGGAAAAGTGAAAAAACAATATATAATTATGAATGTGATATAATGCAATTTTTTAAGTTTTTAAATATAGAATGTTTTGATGCACTATTAACAGATATAAATGAAGAAGAAATAGAAGCTTATATAGGTTATTGTATGGAACAGGGGAATAATGAAAAAAGAATTAGACGTAGAATAAGTTCAATTTCATCCTTACTATCATTTTTAAAGAAGAAGAGGAAAATCACTGACAATTGGTGCGAAATGATAGAAAGACCAGGAACAGGCGAAGAAGTTCAGAAAAGAACCTTTTTAACTGAAGAACAGTTAAGCAAATTAAAAGAAAAGCTTTCAGAGCAAGACAACTTACAGTTAGAAGTTTATATAAATTTAGGATTGGCTACAATGGCTAGAAGTAATGAGATAAGTCAATTTAGATGGGACAATATAGATTTAGATAATAGATGGATTCATGGTATTACAGCTAAAGGTGGAGTTTCAAGAGATTTTAGATTTTCAGAAGAAGTCCAGCATCTATTAATAGAATGGAAGGATTATTTATCTCAAAATAATATAGATTATCCATATATATTCTTTACAAGATATGGAGGCAAATACAATCAAGTCAATTCAAATGTCTTAAGTTCATGGGTTAAAAAAGCTTTCAGGTTAATTGGTATAGAAGGTGGATATAATCATGACCTTAGACATAGTATGTCTAATCTTTTAAAAGACAGAGGAGTTCCAATAATTACAGTTTCAAAATTGCTTGGCCACAGTGGGGTTGATGTAACTATAAATCACTACACAATAGAAAATAAAAATAAATTAGCTGAGGAATATGATAAGTTTATGTAAATTGAAAGGAAGTGATATAATGGCATGTAAAGGTCGTAAAAAAGGTAAGAAAAAGAGATAGATAATAAGCCCTCTAGGGATTACTCTTAATTGAGTTTTCTTTAGAGGGCTTTATTTTTTTATCTATGTTTATATAAATTTATAATTATGTATAATACTAAACCACCTAGAATACTTTTCAAAAAAAATGATTTTATTTGAAATTTTTTAAATAAAACATCAGAAACATAAAATACGACACATGCTATAAAAAAATATAAAAATTCATTATTAATTCTTGCCAATCTAATATGTATGATAGTAAATAATATTATAATAATTAAAAACGTATCTATAAAATTTTTGCGTTTTCATTTAATATATTAAACTTATTTTAATTAGGTATCTATTTCAAGTCTATTCTGATAGTATAGAATATGTAAGAAATTATTCATTAATAATTCTTAATCATTAATAAGCTAATCTTAATTATTTATGAATATTTCTTAATTATATATATGAATGCATAACCATATTAAAAGTATTAAAAAACAATCTAAAAATCGATTTAAATAAAAATTTATCGAAAAAACCTTAATGTTGTAATATTTATGATTAAATAAATAAAAAATTAATAATAAAATAAATAAAAACAAATTTTTATATTTTATTTTAAATATTAGATATTTTAAATATTAGATATTTTAAATTTTTATTTTATAAACTAATTAAAAATTTATATTGCCAATTGTTACTGTACATGATAAAATTCTATTAAAATAGAATTGAAGTAGAGGGTATAACAAGATAAAAAAAATACAGAGTAGATTAATTGCATTAGGCTGTGTGACAACAATAGGATTAAGTTAGGTTGAATTATCATTCACAGATAGGAGTGTTAATTTTACAAAGACAAACAATTCTTATCTAACTGAAAACAATACTTATAATGGTTCTAAAAAAGATTTTACAGAAATAGTTACTATTGATAATCAAGAATATGTATTTAACCATAAATTTTCAGGAGATTTACATACAATATAATTTCAGATAGGAAATGAATCAAATACTGTGGCTTTTAACTCAAAATCTAATAAGATATGTTTCTATAATAGTATTCCTTAAATGCAAATTTTAACTACTAATTGCTTGTTTTATAGCCCAAACCTGATGTTCTAAGTATATTTTAGCATCTAATCACTTTTACATATAAGTTATTTTAGAGGGAATATCAAATATTTAATTAAATTAGGCACTTAATAATCATAACATATAAGATTCGATTATTGTATTATGTATTAGTAATTTCAATGCTTTGAGCATAGCTATAACCAAAATAATAAATATTAATATATTTTATAGTTTTATCAAGTTGCCTAAAATAACACGTATGTCCTCTCCTATAATCAGAATATTAAAAGGATTTCTGTTTAGCATTGTAAAATATTTTTAAAAAATAGTATATTGGAGGAATGTTTATGAGTTTAAAAAAGAGAGTTACTAAAATTATTTCACTCGCATTAATAGGGGTTATTGCTAGTCTCACATTATTAACAACAACTGTAAACGCACAAACTAATAATATTAATAAATATTATACAAGTGAAAAATCAACAGAGTCGTACACTGATAAAAATCTAGGAGTTATATATGATAGAGTTGTAGATGGTGATAAAACTACAGTAACAATTAAATCATTAGATGGAAATGTTCTAAATACACTAGAAGATATAGATAATGAAGTATATCTAGATGGAAAAAAGATTTCTGTTACTAGTAGTGAGAATTACAAAAGTAATGATAATAGTTTAGAAAAATCTGAAATTAATACTTTCAAAGCTACAGTTAAATGGGGGAAATGGCAATCTAATACAATGTATATAAATACAGGTGGATTAGGTACGGCTACTATAGGTGGTTTGATTGCATTAAAAGCACCATGGGCTCCTGTCAAGGTTGCAGCTACGGTTGCTGCCGCAGTTGCAGGTAAATATGATAAAATTAAAATATATTATAAAATAAGATATGGTTCAGATGGTAAATACAATTACTATGAGAGAGAAACAACATTTTATGGAGATGGTAAATACATTACAAAATTTACTGATAAAGGTAAAAGATATTAACCTCGAAGGGAATATACATAGATGAAATATTTAATGAATAATAATGAATTGTTTTTTCATTTTATAGCTTATATTTCAACAATTATAATTTTACCAATTATTTTTAAAAGTAAGCGATTATTGACAAAAACAAAATTTTGCTTTTCATTTATTTTAATAAGTTTAAATTTATTTACTATGATACATTTTAATGGGATGGATAAAGTTACATACACTTACTTTATTTTACTACTTATCACTGGTATATATATTTTATATGAAAGAAATAAGAATTTTAAAAATTAGTATTTTGGAGGATGTAGGTATATTTTTGTAAAAAAATTTACCTACATCTTTTTTAGTATGTTTAAATGGGTATGATATAAAGAAAATATGTGATTTTTTGAGGTTGAAGAAGATAGAATTTATGAGTGGGTAAAAGAATATGGAGAAAAAGTTGAATATATCAAAAAACAATTTACATTTAAATGCAGAGGAAGATGTAAATGAAATAAAACTAAAACATTAATTTTAAAAATAAAAAGGACTATAATTAGTTCTTTTTTTTATATAGTCATCATTTTACTATTTAATACTATTCTCTAAATTGGCATTTAGAGAATAGTATATATGAAATCTTTAGTCATCTTCTTCCCAGTTTTTTACCCATTCTTCTAATGAGATTAACTTTTCATCCGTTAATTCTTCTTGGAACAATGAGGCTAAAATACCTTTTATAGAATTACATCTTAATAGCTTATGTATTTTTTGTGATATAAATTCAGAATACGTATCTTCTTTAATTGAAATTGTATAGTATGTACATTGACTTGTTTCTTGAACATATATGAACCTTTTATTTGATAACTTAGATAAAGTTTTTAATGTTGTTTTTTTGACCAACTATATTTTTCTTTCATATAATCAATGACTTGATATGATTTTACTTTTGTATCTAAATTCCATATAAATTTCATTACAATTAATTCTGACTTTGATAATTTTCTTAAATACATAATTATCTCCCCCATCATTTGTTTATTTAATTTAAATATTACAGCAATAATTTCATACAATCAAATCCAATTTTTTCCAAATAATTAGAGTGATAATTAAGCAGGTATTTACAAAATTTTGTTTTAATATTCTTAATTTGTGGTATAATAAAAGCAAGGAAACATATTTTACTTAACTTTGAGTGATGTTTCCATTAATTAGTTATTAATGTTTGTTTTTATGGAACTTAATATTAAGTTCCCAGCCACTCTTAGTCGCGTTTGAGTGGCTTTTTAATTTATCGTAGATATAACTAGCTATAACACCAGCTATAATACTCATCATTAGATTTTCCATAGTTTTTCACCTCCTTTCATAAGAAAGTGAGGAAATTTCTATGGAAACACCACTCACAGCTTTTTCAAATATTTATTCCTTGCTATGTTTATTATATCATAAATATTGGAAATATAAAATTTTAATATCTTCTAAAATCTGACGTTGATACTTTATTTTCTAAAGCTTTATAGAAAATTCAACTTTATAATTATAGTTATATATTCATATATATAATTAAGAAATACTTATAAATAATTAATTTTTATTTATGAATACCTAAGAATTATTAATGAATGATTTCTTGCATATTTTATACTATCAGAGTAGAATTAAAATAGGTACTTAATTAAAATACTTTGGAGGTTTGATATATGAACAAAAAATGCAAAAAAATCATAGCTACTTCTCTAATTGGTACAACTCTATTTACTACATTATTACCATCGGTTTCTTTTGCTGATAATAACTCTCATCAAACAGGAATAGAATCATACATATTAGACAAACAAAAACTAAAAGATATTGATGAAATTGCAGCTTATTTTGGTTTTACTGAACAAGAGAAAGCAGATTATATCAATGCTATTAAAGAAGTAAAGTTAGAAGCAGAATCTACACCCACTACAAGAGGAAAGTTAAGTTGGGCTGTAAAAATATTAAGAATTGCTTGGACTAAAATTCCTACAAAAGTTAAAGTTGCTATAGGAGGATATGCAGCTTATGGTAGAATACTTAGTGTTTTAAATACATTCACGGGTACAGTTGAAGATGGATTATATAAAGGTTGTAAAAGTCTTGGAATGAGTAATGATGTTGCATGGTGGGTTACTAAAGCATTACTAGCGTTTGTCTTATAAAATATAAATTAGGAGCTGATAATACTTGATTACAAACATCGTTTTGTATATTATATGTATAATGAACATTATATGTTATACAAATAAAAAAGGAACTACTTTTTTAGCTGCTAATATAGTCATGTTGCTTTCAAATGTAGTCTTATCAATTTTAAACATAAATAAAATGCAGAATAATATTATATCTGGTATTGTATTATTAGGATTTCTTCTTTCTATCATACTATTTATAGCATCATATTTTGCAAATAAAAAATCTTAGTATAAAGATTAAGATAGTAGATATTGGCTAGGATTATAACTTATTTTTTATAAAGTTATAATCCTAATATCTTCTGAAATCCGACGCTCTATATGCCATTCTAAGGCTTTGTAAAAACTTTCCTTTATGTTTATACCTTTGTTTTTATCATTAATTTTGTATTTATTGATAATAATTATTAATTAGCCTTAAATAAGTTTTCAGATATTCTATCAGAAGCTTCTTTGTCCATTTCTTTAAGTACATGAGAATATACATTAAGTGTAGTGTTAATATTTGAATGTCCTACCCTTTCAGATATAACTTTTATAGGTACTTTAGAATTTATAAGTAAAGTAACGTGCGAATGTCTTAAGTCATGAAATCTAATATGGGGTAAATCATTGTTCTCTAAGAATTTTCTAAATTTCTTACTCATTACATCTTCAGCAATTGGATTCCCTTTTCTATCAAAAAATAGTAAGTTATATTCATTTCTAACAATACTTCTCAATAACTTCTTATTCTGCTCCAGCCTATAATTTTTTAGTAAATTCATAAGCTCTATTGGTGCAAATATTTTTCTAACAGAGCTTTCTGTCTTTGGCTCTTTAAGTATAACAGAACCATCTAATCTACTAGTTATCTTATTTACTGTTATTGTATTTTCATCAAAATCAATATTATCCCAAGTTAATCCCAAAACTTCTGAAAGTCTCAATCCTAGACCTATAGCCAAACTAATAGGAAGCTCAAGATTAGTTCCTTTAGCTACTTCTAATAATTTTAGCATCTGCTCTTTATCATAAATTTCATTTTTAAATTTTTTAATTCTTGGACTTTCTATACCATCTATAATATTTTCTTTTATTAACTTAATTCTATACGCTCTCTTTATTGCAAGTCTCAATACATTTATATGTACTTTAATAGTTTGAGGGTTTAAGTTACCAGCTAAATCATCTATATAATTCTGTATATGAATATTTCTCAACTCTTGAAGACGATATTTTCCAATAGAAGGATTAATATGGTTTTTACAAATAGCAATGTAACTTTTATATGTAGATGCCGAAATATTATCTTTATATTTTTCAAGAAAGTCTAATATAAATCCAGCTAGAGTGATTTCATTTGGGACAAGAAAACTATCTTTATATATACTGTCCTTAACTTCAGCCAATCTTTTATTAGCATCTCTTTTTTTATCAAATGCTCCCATATTTTTTTGTTTTCTCTTCCCTGATTCATCATCTCTAAATTCTAAGTACACTACATAATTTTTATTTCTTTTTCTTATAAAAGCGTTCATGGTTATCCCTCCTATGAAAATTCATATACTTATTATACCATACAGAGGAGGCAAAAAATAGTCATTTTAGCTGACTTTAAACTGACTTTTTTAATTCTTTTATTTATATAATTATTGAAATTACTTAGTTGTAAAGAAATAAGACATAGAATACACAATTCTATGCCTTACACTAGTAATTTATTATTTTTTTATATTTTGCGTTTTAAGCAATCAAATTTCTGAATAGGATTAATTATAAGCATTAATTTTTACAAAGCCTTAAAATCGAATTTAAGATGTCGTTTTTTATTTTCTAGTGTATTTACATTTTGGATACTGACTACATCCCCAAAATTCACCATACTGACCTTTTCTTTTAATCAAATGTCCAATTTGACATCTAGGGCACTTATCCTCTTCAGTAATATTTTTTAAATTTCTAACATGCTCTCTAGTATTTTGATTAGTGGTTTTCATACAATCAAAAATTTTATCTCTGATAATTTTTATTTCTTCTTTATCAATAGTTATATCTTTGCATTTACTTATTGTACTTAATATTTCACTTTCATTTATAACTCTAATATTATTTCCACTTATCATTACATTTTTTAGTGTAGCTTTGTCTGAAAAAACAATTATTGAATATATATTATATTTATTTCCTATTATATTTTCTATTGCTTTAATATGAGCATAGTTTTGCCTTAACGGATTATAGAATGTATTTTTAGTTTTTCCTACAATTTGAGTCCATACTTTATCTTTATCATTTCCGTAAATATATCCACTAAAATTTTTACATTCTATAACAAATATTCCATATATAGAAATCACAATACTATCAATTTGTGTAGTCTTATTTGAGCCTGGTATAATAGTATCTTTAATTATTACGTAATCTTTGCCTAATCTGCTAAGTATAAAATCTAATCTAAGTTCTCCAAGTCCACCTTTTACTTGTATCTTAGTATCCTTAATAATATTATTAACTTCTTTTACAGTTTTACTAACCTCTTCTGACATAAATACCTTTTTAAATATCTCCTTAAACATCCTCATCATCTACCTTTCGACATATATTTTAATTATAACAGCTATATATGCCTTAAGTTATATAATAAATTTATTATTTAAAATAAAATCAACTACCTTTTAAAGTAGTTGATTAATTGCTTTATTCAGTATATGTATATTTTGATATTTCACCTGTATAAATATTGACTAAATAGGGTGTATATCCACCTGCATTATGCTCTATACCATTCATATCTACATATGTATTAAATGGACGTACATATATATACATACCATCTTCCATATTTTGAGCTTCTATATGATTTGGTAAAAATCCATGTTCTTTCATAAATAAGTCTCTAACTAAATCCTCAGCATTTTTAAATGAAACCACTTTTTCCATATGCAAATCTTCATATAAAAGTTTATAATCTGACATGTCATTTTTATTTATACATAGACGGTCGGAATGCTCTTGACCAGCAGACACATAACTAAAAACATAATAATAATTACTTCCATTTTTATAATTATCATCAACTAAGTATACTCCATCATATGGTACATTGTTTATATCTCCTACTTCATAACAATTATACCAATCTTTAGCTAATTCTTTAGCTTCTTCAAGTCTAGTTTTTTTAATTACTCCAGTGTTAGAATCTCCTATTCCATTAGTGACATTCAAACATTCTTCTAGTAACTCCTCTGTTATGTCTCCAACTGTTGTAATTTTAGTGGCATTTTTTAATATTGATTTATTACTATTATTATCAACTAAAACAACTGGACTCTTTAAAGAAGATGCTAAAAGTGCATTAGTTAAGTTCCTAGAACCAGCTATGTAAAACTCTTTTATACCATTATAAAATTGATTTATTATTTTTTTATTTGTATCAAATCTGTCAGAACCTCCCAATCTTGTTGAATTTGTATTTTTAACTAATGTATCATCCATTGTAGATGTACCTCCAATTGCATATGATTTTACTTCATTAGTTGAAAATGGTATACTTTTTCCATCTGTCAATATTATTGCTGCCTTATCTCTTGCGGCTACAGAAGCTATACTTATTGCGTCTGGTTCTCCTTTATATGCATTTGTTAGCATTACAGTATTAACTTTTTGTTTAGAGTTTATTTCTTTTGCAACATTATAACTAGTTTTTATTCTATCATCTCCATCAATTCTTTTTACATTAAATCCTTTTGACATTAATGTATTCTCTACAGATTTACCTATTGATTTTATACCACCTATCAAATAAACTGTTTTTACTTTACTTAATCTCTTCATTGTTTCATTTGGTATGCTACTATTTTCAGATAAAAGCAATGGTGCATTTAATGTTCCTGATAATCCACTAGCACTTAACCCATCTGCTATGGAATCATTTAAATTAACTAGTATTGCAGTGTCATAACTTTGCTTATCTGCTATAAGACCTGCTGTTTCATATATTGTAGATACTTCAATCTCATCTACTGAATTAAGTGCATAGGATTGTTTTGGAAAACTAACTATTAGCATTGTTATAACTAATCCTAGTGATAATTAATTTTTTTGGTAATTTCATTGTATATCCCCCCTCATTTGTTTAAAATAACCTTTACCTAAATAGTAATACATAAATACAAAAAAGTCACCTAAATTAATAGATGACTTAATCATTTTATGCTACTTTTTCAATATATTTTTCATTAACAACATAAGTTTTAAACTTATGTATTACCATTATGTCCTGCATGTTATCTAGCGTCATTATAACTCTAACACATTTATTCCTAATCTCTTTTGGCAATTCTAAGTCATTTATTAAATTTACATAATCATCATATCTGTACATTTAATACTCCTCCCAAAGTTAGTCTAGGATATATTATAGTACTCTAATTCATTTTTTTCAATAGAAAATCTTAATCCTGTATAGATGTTTTCTAAATGATATAAAGTATGACACTTGTCATCATAGTAATAATTGTATTTTTCTAGGATTATATATTTAGGCATTATTTTATACCAGTGCTTCCAAAACCACTATTACCTCTTTCGGAGTTAGATAATTCATCTACAACTTTTAATATAGCTCTTGGAACTTGTTGAAATACTCCTTGAGCTAATTTAATATGTTTGGGTATTAGAATTTCAAAGTTTTCTTCATTATATGTAATTATTTTAATTTCGCCTCTATATCCTGAATCAACTGTACCTAATCTTACAGTTGGATGTACTACAAAACTTTTTTTCATTTGTTCTTTAGTTCGCATTCTATCACATACAATCACATCTCTAAATGATTTATCTCTGTCTACATAAAGGACTTCTACATCTCTTGTAAATAACATTCCATTTAAACTTATACCGCTTCTGGGTCTAACTTGCATTTCATACCCAAATGGAATTTCCAATGCTATACCTGTAGAAATTGCTACTGCTGATTTAGCTGGAATTACTGTATCTTTTAGTGTATATAAATCAATTCCGCTATCACCTTCTTTTGCATAAGATGGCACTATTGCATCTTGGTTTAATTTTTTTACTTTAACATTTATACTCATTAATTTAATCTCCCTTTTTAAAATTATTTATTAGTATTAAGTTTGTTTAAATAAGCTATCCCAAGTGCTATAGCATCATATATATCACTTGTTTTAGCCTTACAAGTCCTATCAATATACTCTCCAATATCAATAATATTTTCTCTTACATATGCAGCTACTTCTTCCTTTTTAGCTTTACCACTATTCATAAGATATTTTCTAATAGAGACTGGATACATATATTCAATCTCTATATTATTTAATTTAACAGTTCTCATTATTGCTCCTAAGAGTTTTCTTAAACTAAGAATTGTTTTAGAATTTCTTGAAGTGAATTGGTCTTCAACTAAGACTATTTGAATATTATGAGTTATAATTAACTCTTGAATAGTATTACAGATATAGCACATTCTCTCATCTTCAGACTTGAATTTATCTTTTTTAGTTACTATTTTTCCATATTTTAATACCTTTTTATTTCTATTTATAACTGCCCATCCAGTTGAGGACATGGATATATCTAGGGCTAATACCATTCAATCCCTTCTTTCATATGTATTTTGACTTGCTCCACTGCATTAATTAGATTAGTGTTGTTTGGTATTGCAATATAACTTTCATTATTTAGTAAAATACATTAAATTTAAGTTTATTCATCTGCTAATCTTCTCTCTATTTCTTTAGCATTATCACCCCTATTAATAAGTCTTTTTCTTAATATATTCTCATCTGTATTTATAAAAAATGGTATTAACTTAGTTTTTGTTCCCATAAAATATTTTTCTAACGCCTTATATCCACTTGCATCTACTATAGTCAAAGCATACTTTTTATTCTCTAATTCAGACTTATGTATACCATATAGCCAAGTGCTACCATCATGGACTATATATTTTCTCATTTCTATAAAATTATTTTTTTCTTGCTTAAAGAAATTATTATCTACAAAATGATATGTTTTATTGATGATTTCTGATTGGCCACGAGGAGGTCTTGTTGTATGTGAGATTAGAATTGGAATATTGAATTGCTTTGAAATTTCTGTTACTATACTATCTTTACCTGAACCTGAATATCCTAAAAATACAAATATTTTATTCATTACATTCCTCTTAATTCTATAGATTCTAGTTTATCAGGCGGGATTGAAGGATAAGTGATTGGATTACAATTCACCTTTTTTTTACATTCAAATATTTTTGGATTATCTATAATTACTTGATGAAGCCCTTTAGCTAATACATCCACTAAATATTTCTCATCTTCACTCTCTATACATCTATCTCTAAATATACAATGGAATAGCTCATGTAAGAACGTAGCTTCTTTTACTCTTTGTGATTGTAAATTATTAGATAATTTTATTGTTTCAGTTCCATAATCAGCTAATCCATAGCATAATTGATTATTTACTAGAATAGGTTCTTCTGTCTCTTCTATTTTATAGGATAAACCTCCTACTTTTACTTGCTTTGGTATATTCATTTAAACACTCTCCAATCTTATTAAAATCTACATTTTATTATGATTATGATTTTCTAAAACTCTTGTTTTCTTTATGTTTGGAACCCTTGTTATAATGAGAGTATAAAGTTTTACAAAAAAAACTGATTACTTTTGTCATCATTTTTGCACCAAACACTCTCATCATTGAAATCTAGCTATTTTATTTGAGTAACTGTATCAACAACAAAATCAATTAATTGTTTCTCTAGCTCTTTAGTATATTTAATTTACTAAAACTATATAATTTTTTTCATTGTATTATTCAGTCTCTCTATAAGTTTTTCTATCATATCAAATCCAGCTAACATCATAGAAAAGAATATTCCTATAGATGTTATAATATCTAATATATATTCAATTATACATGACGGGCTAGAATAAAAGCCTACATCTGTATTTCTTCCAAAATATAAACTATATCCCAAATTAAAAATTAAGAAAAATATCATCAAGTATAATGCTCTGTATTTACTATTAATTATTTTTTTCATTTTCATCACTCACCTTTTTTATATCTATTAAATCCCACGCATAGATTGTTTTTTCTGCTGCACTATATTTTTCACTTGTATCTAGTTGTATAAATTGCTCATCTACATTTTTTAATCTTCCCTTACAAAATTGTTCTTTTATATCTTCTATAGTTTTATATTTTACATTTATAATATCTCCTGTATATAAAACTAAACCATTTTTTAACTGCATTTCTTGTCTGACGTTTTGTATCATATATGCCTCCTAAATATAAAACTCTTTCATATCATCTAATCTTAAACAAGCTAATTTACCATTATCAAAACATGCTCCACAGTTTATATCTATAATTTCTTCTTGTTTATATATTTCAGCCTTTTCATAATCTTTAATGTTTTGAGTTGGTGTATGACCAATAATAATTGTGTATCCTTTTATATGTTTATTAGTATTTAATATTGTTCTATCCCACACACAAATATCTTCTTCTTGTAACTCAATTATTTGCTCTATACTGAGATTCTCATAGTTATTTGGAAGGTATAGTCCAGCATGGACTAGTATAAAATTATCTATTATCTCTAAATATGGAAGGTTCTTAATATATTTATAAAAATTTTCTTTATATTCATAAGACTTCATTCCTAAATCATAAAATGTATCTTTACCTCCATTATAAAACCAAAGAAAACTACTATTTACATCTGTATAACTTTCTTGAAACATTAACTCATGATTACCTTTTAGAAGAGTTATATTCTTATACTTTCTTATATAATCTATAATCTCTAAAGACTTATCCCCTCTATCTAATACATCTCCTAAAATATATAAATGGTCATTTGAATTGAAATTGATTTGCTCTAACATTGAAATAAATTTATCATACATACCATGTAGGTCACTCATTACATATTTAATAATTACCACCTCCTATTAAAACTAACTTTTTAATCTAAATAGCTAACATCTAAAATACAGTCGCCAACTATTTCAAAAGCACATAATATTTGTTTACCATAATCAGATAGCCATGACCCCCAAATACTACTACCATGTTCTAACAACCCATATGAATTTAAAGCATTTAATATAAATTCTTGTATCAAATTATTTTTACTACCAATTATTCCACAAACATTATTAAATTCTATTTCAAATATGTAACATCTTTCTGTGTATTCTAAATTACAATTTTTTTCTTTATTTTGTATGGCAGTCAATACTCCTTTTATCATAAAAGATATATCTTCTGGAGAACCACAACCACAAAAGTCCATTATTTCATATCTTAAATGTAATATCATTTTACTTGCTATTTTTTTTAATTGATAATTATCATATATATTCATTTCTTTTAACTTAATCAAATCTATCTTATTTATTTTGTCCACATTATCTCCCTTCTTTTTATATGTTACTTTCTTATATCTTTCATAAGCAAATATATTATCATATCTTTAGATAAATTTTCTTTTGAATATGCTATTGCCTTGTCAAGTATATTCATAGTTCTCTGTGGATTTATTAACGGATGATATTCATCAAATAAAACCTGTGAAAAAATATCTGAATAACCAATTTCTTTCATTTTATTTATAAATATTTTATTGTAATATTTATAAATACCTAATTTTTTGATAAGATTCCATTCCAGTTCATTGTTTATTTTAGGAAACTTGTCTTGGATATCTTGTTTTAATTCTTCAAAAGTTAATTCTCTAAAAAGTATTATTTCTTTAGCACCTATGCTACATTTTGCTCCTGGACGTATTGATGAAAAAGATTGTTCCATCTCATACTTATATTTATCCTTTCTTCTAACTAAGGCTTTTACTTTGAAAAATCTATTACTTAAATTTAAATTATAACATCTGAAAACATCTTTTAAATCTAAACACAAATGGAATCCATAGTCATATATATTTATATTTCCTCTATGTATTTCTTCAACACTATAAGTTTTATTTAGTTCATACTGAAAGTTTCTACATTTCATATCTCTATCTGTACCCTTATATCCTTCAATCCAAATCCATTCTTCACTATTTTTTTTCATTTCTGAGTCTATTTTTATTTTTTCCATTTCTAATAGCTTTCTTTTCATTTCTTTATCATATTGTATATTATCCATATCGAAGTTTGGTTGTTTGGGAGGAGGAGAAGGAGGTTCTGCCTCTGTTATTTTTACATTTCTACCATATTTTTTATTGAAGATATTCAATGTAATATCACCTCACTTTATTATTTAGACGTTATTTTAATTTTATATCCTAATTCATCTTCTATTTCTTCTTTAGTCATTGACTTAGGATTACTTTCTAATTGTTCTTTTTTTGGTTAAGTGTATAAAATAATAATCAATTGGTAAGCAATTTTCTCCTTTAATCTTATGGAAGAGTTGAAAAAAACTAGTATCACTAACTGTATAAATTTCACCTTTTTTATAATTTCCTATATTATTCATACAATATAATCTATCTCCTATATGTACGTCCTTTATTGAAAAATTTATCATGCAACCTACCTCCAATTCATATTAAAATATACTACTCACTTTCTATTAATAGATTACTATAATAATTCGCTAACATAATACACTCAATAATCCCTCTTTCTATTTCATCGTATTTAGACATATCTGGATATATTCTACCTCCATTATTTTTTACACAAATCTCTAGTCCTAGATTATAAAATGACTCATTATTAAGGAAATTCATTAGTATTTTATTAGAATTATTCTTTTCTGCTAAATAAACACCAATTAATTTATTTTTATCTATATGTTCCTCTAAATTTTGATAATAGGCAATTCCAATTCCTGATATATCTAACACTAGTTTATCGCAATTATGATTATTAAAAATTTTATAAATTTCAAAGATAAATTTATCAGCTATTATATCTCTATTGGATAACTCTCGAATGTGTCCATTATCAAGAATACAAATACACATATTCTTTAATAGTAAATCTATACTTATGCTCATTATTTTCATCTTATCTCTCCTCTACTTGTTATTCTAGCTCATATTAAAACACATATTTTATTTCATAAATTCTTCCCATAAATAAGAATTATTAGAATCAATATTATATTCTGGGTCTATTTTATCTGCTTTAATATTTTCAACTAACCATTTAATACCTTCTTCTTCCGAAAAAAATACTATTTTCTCCCCATCTTCATCATATTTAAATCTTTCTGAAGAATACTCATGATAATCATCTGGATATATTGTAAGTAATTTTACTTTATTTTCATAGCTTATAAAAGGGTAATATACAGGCATAATATCTCTCCTTTATCTTTTTTTATATTTTTTCCACGTTTTAAATCTAATTTCAGATTTAAAATTTATAATATCATATTCTAATATTTTTCTTCTTCTCTGCTGCTCTTTAAGAAATTTAGTAATAAATTCTTCTTTGGTCATAACAATCATCCTCTAAATATATTTTTTTATTTCTAATAAATAATTAAGTATAATTTTTTCTGGAAATGTCTTTGCTGTTATTATATCTATTGATTGTATAATTATAAAAACAGCAGAAAAGATTATAATCAGTAAACCAATAGTTGCATATACAGGTAAATCATCTTCATCATCTTTCCAATCTATATAAATTAATAAAGCACCAACAATTATTCCAATTACACATATAATTATCCAAAATATGCTTATATCTACCTCATAATTAATATATTTAGTAGTTAATGTTTGCAGATATGGAATTACATTCTTGTTAGACCAATCAATAGTCATTCCAAATTTATCACTTAGATTATCTAAAATTTTTATAATTTGTTCACTAAATTCCATTTAACTCACCTCCAAAGAGGGAATAATCCCTCTCGATTTAATTACATTTACTCCACCCACAATTAGGACAAGTCATACATCCTTCCATCATTTGAATCTCTAGCCCACATTCAGGACATTTTGGCTCAGATTCTTTATATTCTTCTATTTTTTCTCCTTGTTTTTCTTTAAGAAAATCTTTTATGGCATTTAAAATAGCTATTCCACAATGATTACCTTTATCTAAGATGTTTCCCTTTGCTCTACTTGAAGCAAAACTAGGGCAAGTATTAACACCTTCTAAAGCCTTTTCTATATTATCTAAAGTTCCTCCAAGCCTAAGTATTCCAGACATTGAGATTGTTGTAGCTTCAAGAAGTTTTTCACACCCACCTGAACCAGCTTTTTTTACATATAACTCTTGTATGCTTTTTTCTTTTTCTGAATAAGATATGAATAAAACTAATTTACCACATCCAATATGTAACTTTTTCTTATACAAAACAGCATCATTTGATACAGGTTTCCAGTCTCCTCTCTTAAGCTCTTGTGTGTTTTTTATAGTATTAGTTGTAAGCACTCCTTCACGTTTGCATCCAGCTCGATATATTGTTAATCCTTTCAATCCATTAATCCATGCCAATGAATATAATTCTTTGACCTGTTCAATTGTTGCTTCATTAGGTAAATTTACAGTAGATGAGATACTTGCATCTATATGTTTCTGAAATGCTGACTGCATTAAAATACGTTCTTTTGGAGTTAGCATTGTTGCTGTTACAAAGTAATCAGGAAGTGTGTTTTCATCTTCAATGTTGTTTTCTCTCATATATTTTTTAACTATAGGTGTGTAAACTTTATAATATTTTTCTTTATCATGTAAACTTTCAGTTTTTCTAGTGTAAGAAAAAGACGAAAATTAGGTTCTATTCCTCCAGATATTCCTAGCATAGTCGATATGCTTCCAGTTGGAGCTATTGTTAAAAGTTGTGAATTTCTAAGACCATACCTTTCTATTAATCCTAGTGTTTCATGAGATGCATTTTCTTGAATAAATTCTGATTTTAAAATACATTCTTTATATTTTGGATATGTACCATATTTTTTTGTATAATAAGGCTGATTGTTTTAGTGTTTCATCTGCTAAACATTTGCCTATCACATTACATAACTCAATAGCCATTTCTGAACCATATCTTACATTCATTTTTATAAGCATATCAGCTATTCCCATAACTCCAATACCTATTTGTCTGTAATCTCTAACTGTATCTCTTTGTATTTTTAATGGATGTAAAGGTAAGCCCTCATCTAAAACATCATTCATTGCTTTTACTACTATTTTTATATCTTTTCTAAAATCATTATAATTAAAAGTTTTGTCTTCTTTAACATATTCGCTTAAGTTAAATGAGCCTAAAAGACAACTACCACCTGCTGGAAGCGGCTCTTCGGCACAGGGATTTACACCTGCATATTCAAATTCATCATCCTCACTCAATAAATTATAATTATTTATTTTGTCCCAAAATAAAATTCCTGGTTCTGCATAATTCCAATTATTTTCACATAATTTATTAAATAGTTCTTTAGCGTTTATTTCTTTAACTATAATTTCACCAGTTTCTTCTCTCGTAAAAGAACATTTATACATTGGGTTTGAATCTATTCCTGTAGCCTTTTGCATAAATTCATCTGTTATTCTTACAGATATATTAGCTTTAGTAATTTTGTTTAAATCTGTTTTAATATCTATAAATTCTTCAATGTCTGGGTGATTAATATCGAGAGATATCATTAAAGCAGCTCTACGACCACTTTGACCTATTGTTTCAGCAACTAAGGAATATGTATCCATAAATGAGACTGCACCAGTCGTAGATTTAGCTGAATTATTGACTTTTGCTCCCCTAGGTCTTAACTTAGATATATCGATTCCTACCCCTCCTCCATAACTAAATGTTCTTGCAGTATCACTACATGTTTGGTATATATCTTCAATAGAATCACCAGTTGCTAAAACATAACAGTTTGAATAGGTTATTTTTCTTCCATCATTCTGTAATCCTCTATTAGCTAATATCCTTCCTCCAAATAAGAATTTTTTTTCTTGTATCAACCGTTTTACTTCTTTATCTCCATTAGACACTCTATTGAGCCATTCATCAAAAGTTTCATTATTATTTCTATATTTATTATTCCATATTGCATTTTGCATTTCATTCATTTCCCAACCTATCATTAAATCACTCCTTTGTATTTTATTTAGTTTATAAAAATTTTATAAATTTAATTAAGTTTAATATAAGTATAACACTCAACTAGATAAAATGCAATACTAGATTTTAAAAATTTTCATTTTAAAATCTAGTATTATCTCTATTGTTTTTGCTGCTGAATTGCAAATTGCTCTAAATATATATCTTTCAAGGTTCTTCTTGTACTTGTATTATTAATAATACTTAATCCAGAACTTGTTTCTCTCATAACTCTACTCCAAATAGAACTGCCTTTATCCATATCTATATATTTAATACATTGCATCTTCTTTTTCCAATTTGAGTGTCTCCATAAATATAAATTATGTGCAAGACCTAGATATGCATAAAACATGAAATTCTCACAAGTTAATGAGATTTCTTTAGACATTTTTCTTCCTTCATAAGACATCATCTCAGGATAAATTTTAACTAATTCTTCAAAAAACTCTTTTAAAAATTTAAAACATTCTTCTTCCATATTTTTGTCTTCGATATCACTAAAAGTATTTTTAAATGCTGTTACAAGTGTATTTAAAGTAACAATATTCATCATATCATTTTTTGCAATAGATGTTTTAACCATATCTATTTTATTCTTTAATGCCCCTTTTTCATTTAATTTTATCATAATACGATTTACTGCATCCTGTTTATTAAAAGATTCAATTCTCGACTTAGAAAGAGTTTCGTGCAAGTTTAATTGCCAGAAATGTTCCATTGCAACTTCCATGTTATGACAAGTTATTAGAACAGGAAACTTAAGAGTTTTTAATATTTTTATTATTCTCTTTTCATCTTCTCCTCCTATTATTTTGGCATCCTGATATATATTATGTATTGCTTTTGTTCTATGCTGTCCATCTTGCATACACATTAAACCTAGTATTATTGTTAGTTGCGAAGTATATTCATCATATATTACTTTTCCTTCTTTTCCATTTTCATCAAGTATATTTATTGTTAATTGGTCTGGAAAATATTTTTCTTGTAATATCTTTTTTTGAATACTTTTGACTCTTGTTTTATTAAAAACTGCTTTATATTTAAATGTTCCATCTGCTTGTTTTTTTGNTAATAGACCACGCTGTGTTGCAGGATAGTATATTATTTTTTGTTCATCCCATAATTTTGCTATTTCATATGCAGAAATATTTATAGTCCACATTTTTTTATATAAGTGGTCTACTCCTTGAAATGTGTAGTTCTCAGTAAGTTTATGTTCATTAGGATTATATATATTATCAAATGTTATCGCCAATTAAATCTCTCCTTATTTTGTATTTTATTATATTATTATTATATACCATTTTCAACCGAATAAAAATAGACTTTAAACAATTTATCTGTTTTTTATTTAGTTTATAATTTACTCTAACATCCTTATTTTATACATAATCCTAAGTTTTAAATCTTATTAAAATAGTGATTTTAATTACTTTTTTTCTTCTTAGATTCTTCCTCTGTCTTTTTCTTATTTTTTAAATTTCTTGCTTCCTCTTCTATTAATTCAATCATAGTATCAATAAAGGTTTTTACAAATATTTTTTTATAGTTTTTAAATTCTTTATCAGTCAAATCTAACTCTTGTTCATCTACGATATTTTGGAATCTATCATTCGCAAATTTTTCTAAATATTTTTTTGAATATGTTATAGTAAAACATGCTTTAAATGATTTAGCATATTCTTTAGTCCAATCTTTTAAATTATTTAATTCTATTCTTAATCCCATTTGAATCCCTTTATTTATAAAAATTTAATTCCTCTATGTTTATATGTTTTATATTTTTTTAGATTTTATTTATTCTTTAAAATCACCACTAGAATTTTATTTATAGCATATTTATTCAATTATCCAGTAAGAACTTACCCATATATCAATTCCCTCTACATCTACATAATCATCATTTATAAATCTCTTTTTTGATTCAGTTCTAGTTTTATTTAAATATACTTTGTCAAACAATTTAATTGGATTGTTTTTAAATGTTTTTTTCTTTATCTTGCATTCTTTTATTCTTCCAGAGCGTATATTATAAAATGTAATTTTAGGGGAGTACTTAGTATTAATATCTACAGCTATACAATGCCTTGGATTTTCATCAGATTTAATAATATTACAACTTCCTACATTTTCATAATGAGCTTTAATTAATTCTTCAATTGGAATATCTTTATTCTCAAAAACATCTTCCATGTATTCACACAATGCTAAAATATTTACATCCATGAACATTTTTTCAGTTTTTCTATTTGCGAATTTTTCTATATATTTCGCATAGATATTAGTTTTCTTTAATTGTTTTTTTTCATAAAAAGCACTAAATACTTGAACAATATTTAATAATTTAGATGTCTTACCAAACTCTTCAAAAAAGTTTAACTTAATTAATATTTCTAATTGTCTACTATTGATATTTTTATTTAAATCAATTAACAATTTAGTAAAAGTATTATATTCATTATTTCTTAATGAATATAAATACTCAGCAACTTCAGTATTTAAATATTTAATACTTGATATACCTTTATATATAGTATTTGTTTTTTTGTCCATGAAATACTCTGCTCTTGAATATCTAAATTTACAATTTTTAACTTCTATCCCATATTCTTTTGCCAACTTTATTCCATTATTCAAATCTTCTTCATTATCTGCCCAATTTAAATATGATGTTGTAAATTCTAAAGGATAGTAGTATCTTAACATTCCACATATATAACCATTCATAGAGTATCCAGTCGAATGGTTATATCCAAATTGATATTCTGAAGAATCTGATATTATTTGTATAAATTCTTTCGCTTCTTTTTCAGCTATTTCTTTGGGTTTATTTGAGTGTTTACAATAGCCATTTAAAATCTTTGGCAATTGTTTTTCTAATTCAACATCATCTTTTTTTCCTATTGCTCTTCTAGTTGTATCAGCTAAAGAGCCATCAAAATCACATATGTCTGTTAAGAACTTTATTGTATCTTCTTGAAATACTAAAAACCCATTATTATCTTTTAATAATTCATCTATTTCTTCTGATGGATTTTTATTAAATTCTCTATTTATTAATCTTTCTCTATATGATTTTCCACTAGGTCTTAAACTTGCATTTACTAAAGACATATCATTTACACATTTTGCTTTATATGTACTTAATAAATCAAAAGCGTAATCACCTTCAAATTGAAAGATTCCAACATTGATTCTATTTATATCTTCCCAAACATTTTTATCATTCCAATTTATTTCGTGAGCATACTTCCACTCTTTATTTATAAGTCTATACGTATCTTGAATTATACCTATAGTTTTTAATCCTAATATATCAAATTTCACATAATTCAATGAATCTACTGCTTTCATCGTGCAAAATGATACTGGACTGTTTTCATTTCCATCTTTATAAAATACACCCAAATTATCATACAAAGTTATTGGGCTACCAATCATCCCTGCTGGATGTGTACCTTTAGAAGTTATTACTCCTCTAATCCCATCAAAATAATAAAACAAATCCTTATTATGTTCTCTTAACTCATCCCACATTTCTTTTAATTTAATTAATCTTTGTTTTTTCTTATTGTTTCTTATTGTATGCAAATATAATTCATGGTCTATAAAGTCTGGCGATTTACTTTCTTTGCCTTCTAGCTCTTCTATGTTTATTTCTTCTATAATTATCTTGGAATATTCTTTAAAGATATTATCAAATGTGTCTTTTATATTTTTAACCAAATTCAAATTATCATAATTTAATCCTTTAGCAAGTACATCTATACTGCCTCTATCCTTTATAGTTTGAAATGTTAGTATATATGATACTTTATCTTTTCCAAATCTATTAATTATATATTCATAAACCTTTTGTCTATCTGATGGACTAAAATCTAAATCTATATCTCCAAGTGATATTCTATCAGCATTGCAGAACCTTGAAAATGCAGTTTTCCATCTAATAGCATCCACATCTGTTATTCCTGTTATGTATGCTATTAAAGAACCACCAACAGAACCTCTACATGGGCTAACATGAATATCATTATCTTTGCACCAATTTACTAATTCAGCTACAAACAGCATGAAACTAGCCATGCCTTGATTACACATTATTTCATATTCTTCTTGTACTCTTAGTTTATATATATCTATTTTTTCTTTTTCAATAGCATTTACATTTATTAATTTTAAAAGTTTTTCATCTATGTAATCTTTCCATGTTTGATTGGCATTTTCCCCATATAAATTAGGATATTTAAAAGTTTTATCTAGTGTAAAATCTTCAACCATAGCAGCTAATTTATTTGTATTATTAATTGCTTCCAATATAATATCAATAGGTAGAATATTTTGTTTTTTAAACTCATCAACTAAATCATCATAATTTTTCCATGTTAAGTCAAATTCATCTTCTTCTCCATAGAAGCTATTTTTAGATTTTTGAAGCACTTTTCTACATTCTGCTTTATATTCAGATGATGAATGAGTGTCTGTCCCTGCTATCAATGGTATTCCATATAAGATACTCCACTCATAGAGCATCTTATTATACTCTTTTTGACTATCGCAGTTGTGATATTGTATTTCTAAAAAACATCTATGATTATTTTTAGACATCCATTCTAGTAACTCTTGTCTTTTTTTAATATTATAATTATATTTCTCAATACCCTCAATATCTATTATATTTGTATCACCTAGCTTCCATAATGGTGATGCTAGACAAGCAGAAGTTATTATTATATTATCGCTTGTATTCATTAATTCATCAAATGATATTCTTGGATTGAAATAAAAATGACGGTCACTATTATCTTTTAAAATTCCTTTAGATGTAGCTTTTGACATTAGAGAATTTAACTCTCTAACACCTTTTAAATTTTTTGCATATAAGCCAATATGCCAACCTCTATTATTATCTTCTAAATTTATGCATGTATATAGTTCTACACCATGAATATACTTTATTTCTGCGTTATCACACGCCTGTTTCTTTTTTACCCAGTCATAAATACCACCATGATTGCTAAATGCTATTGCTTTCATGTTATTTTCTTTTGCTAATGATATATATTCATCATATTTGCTACATGAGTCAGCAAAACCATTACAATTAGAAGTATCATCATGTAAGTGGTATACAACATAATTATTTGTTAATATTTCTTTTTGTATTTTATTCATTTACAACACTACTTTCAACATCTATTATATCTATATAAGAATATCCATTTTCATTGTTTTTAATAGAAAATAATATATTCATTATTAAATCCTTAGATTTAAGATTATTATTATCTTCGTTAATCATTTTGCTAAAAAATTTTTTACTACAAAAATCTTTTTTAAATAAAATTTTATCTTTCATAAAACTATAACTAGCATTCCCATATTTTTTTATATCCATTGTATTTATTCTTAAGTCTTTAATTATAAATTTAGGTCTTTCAATTGTCCCACACCAAATATCTTCTAATTCTCCTATACATATTAAATCATTTATGTTTATATTGCTGTCAAATACAAAATCTACTTCTACATTACTTGTTATTGTTATATTTTTAAATTTATCATTTGTATATTTTATAAACTTACTTATATTTTCTTTGGGAAACTCATATCCAAAACTAGATTCATGTCCTTTACACCAATTGAATAATTTGCTGTCTACACAAATAGATTTAAAATTATCTATATAATTAGGGCATCTTACTGAACCTGTATAATTATTTTTATTGTCAGATTCTCTTATCATAAGTATTGGCTTGTTGAATACATTCATAAATTTATTTGCTACCAATCCTGTTACTTTTGCATCTATACTATTTGAATCAATTAATACAACCTTATCATTCTCCACTGAAAATAGTTTTACATTTCCCTTTATTGCTTTATCAGTTATATCTTTTTGCTTTCTTTTATAGTTTTTACCTATCCTTATAATAGCATCTTGTAATTTCTGTTTTTTAATTTCTCCTTTTGATTTATATGTAATTGTTTTTTCTTCACCTATAAAAGCTCTAAACAACAATTCTTTATCTTCTATTGTTCCATTTCTAATTATTGCATTTATTATGGGTGAAATACCCCAAACAACATTGTCTATCTTTAAATAATTTTTTATTTTTAAATCATGAACAAATGATAATATTAAGGGATTAGTTATATGGTTTACTTGCTTACCTATATTGAATATATATCTGTTTTCTAGTGACCTCATATCCATAGAATCACTTATATTTGCAACATTAGCCAAGTCAATATATTTATATCCTATATCTAAATTTACTTTATCTACTATGTATCTTATGAATTTATATGTAACCATCGCCCCACTACCATCTATATTTTCTACTTCTCCATTTTTATTATTAATTATTATGCTTGTATCTGGCACTTTAGTTAAATCATACATATGATGGTCTAATGCAATGAAATCTATTCCATTCCTATTCAATTCTATTTGTTCTTTAAAATTTTCTGATGAGCTATCTGGAGTAATCAATAGTTTTGTGTTGTCTTCAATTACTTTATCCATAACCTCTTTTGTTAGTCCATGAACTTTTGCCTTTTCAGTATGTTGTATATAATACACATTGTCATATTGTAAGTCAAATTTAATAAACATATATATTATTGAAGAACTACAATAACCATCAACATCTGTATCCACTAGTATACCTATTTTATTATTATTTCTAATATTTTTTAATAAACAATTGTAGGCTCTATCAATATTGGTGTAATTATTATAATCTTCCCAATTTAAAATATCTGCATTTAAAAGCCAATTTATTTTTTGATTATCAAGACCTCTATTTTTTAAAACAGTATTTAATACTGTATCTTCTATATGGTTTTTTAGTTCCCATTCCAATCAATCACCTACTTTAATTTTATTTTTTAACAATTTTTCAAAAACATCTTTCCCTTTATCTATTGGAGAGTCTTTGTAAGACAATAAATTCTCTACATCCCATAACACATATACATCTACTAACCCAGATAGATTTTTAGTCATTTTTTTTATTTTATTCCACCATTTAGTACAATCATCATCTTCTAGTTCTTGAAATTGTCTATCATATGCTATTATGATTTCTGTTACTCCTAAATCTAAAATCATTTTTTTCTGATAATTAGAAAATGAACTTCCACAGGTCGCAACTGCTATATTATTTTTAGGATATATGGTCTCAAACTTTAATACTGATTTTTCACCTTCAAATATAAAAACTTTTTTCTTATGTCTTATATTTTCTTTGTTTTTATTTAATCCATACAAATTCTTTCCTAATGGATGGTTATATCCTTTATCATCTAACCATAATGGATAATATTTTCCATATCTTTTCGTTAGATATTTATTAAATGCTCTTACTCTTATGCCTACAACTTCATTATTAATATTCATATGTGGAATTACAACCCTATTGTTCTCTATATCATACCTTACATCAAAATTTTTTATAGCTTCAAATGATATTCCTTCCTCTTCCCATTGCTTAATGCGTTTTTGTGGGTACGTCCTGTGTAAAAAAGGCTTATCTATACGATTTAATATTTCAACTTCTATATCTAATATGGATTTGCTTTTAGTTAGATTAAGTGTACCAAAACCTATTTTTGGTTCATAACAATATGTGCATTTCACTATATCTGTGATGAATTTAATGGAACTTTTAAAATCTATATTTTTAGATGCCATAACCAAATCAAATAAAGACATATTTCCACAGTTAGTAAAACAAGTAAACAACTTTGAATCTTTATGATAATATAATTTATAGCTACACTCATCATTTGGATTATTGTGACATATTGTTTTAAATATTAATTCTTTGTCATTACTTCTTTCAGATAAATCACTTCCAAGTTCACTAAGTATTTTTATTATATCTTCTTCAGTTATGCTTTTTAAAAGCTCTTTCGCATCTATATATAATCACCTCCTAATAGGTTAATTGCCCAACAAATACGTTATCACAATATGCTTTTTCTATAAATCTTCCTGACCTTCCATCCATTTCATACAATAATATTTTATTATCGTCATCACCAGACCTAGTTTTATTTACAAATAATAAAATGTGTTTTTTTCTAATATCTATACAATTTTTGTCAAACTCTCTTTCTTTTCCTTCTTTTGTGGAACTATCTATAATCTCTAAATATGACTTTTGAAGCTTCCCTTCTAACCTACCTTTTTTCCATCTGTACGGTTTTAAAAAATATCTATCTTTTTCGGGATTTAGTTCATCTGGTATTATTTTTCTCATCAATGTTATTGTATGCCCCACCTCTTTAATTTGTTTTGCATTTGATATACAAGCAGCAGTCAAATAACTGACTTTCCCTTCAGTATAAGTTGCTAATTGTATAGGAAAAATTATCCTCATCCTCATTTGTTTTCCAAACTTATCAAAATCTCTAGCTGCTTCATTCATTTCACCTGTAGAATTTCCTGATGAGGCATCTTCAGCTTTGAAAGTATCAAGTATCAAAGTATCATAACCTTCACTCAAACTTAATTTTTTGGCTATTTTTTTTATTTTTTCAGTGTTAAAATCATACATTGATATAAATTTAAGTTTTCCTGGTATTGAATATTTCTCTTCAATAAATTTATTTGCTAAGTAGAAAGTTTTTTCTTCTTCAATTGTAAAATCAAAATTTTTAACTTTTCTTCTAGTCATTGTATGACAATTAAATATAGCATTTGATATATATGTTATTAATATCTGTTTGTAGTATTCACTTTGTTGTTCGTTACTTATTATCAAGACTTTACAATCAGATTCTACTAGCCCCATAGCCATATTTAAAGTAAAAGTTGTTTTTCCAGTGCCACTATGACCTGCTATAAAATATATACCATTTGAATGCCCTACTCCATCTATTATGTTACTCAACATAGGCATACCCTGAACATATCTTTCTTCTCCAGTATCAGTTTGCCATCTTAAAGCTATTGCAAAACTAGCTGAGTTATCATCTTCATTATTTTTCTTTTTTAATATTTCTTCTGAAGTATAATGCAAGTCTTCTATAACAACATCATTTCCAACTAAATTAATACTACTATCTGCTAATAACATTTCATAAAAATCATGAACTTGAGATGCAGTCATAGAAGGAAATAAGTCTATTGGTTTTACTTTTACACCTTCCACTTCAATTTCCTTATCTATATTAAAGCCTTTACTTTCTAGCCTTATTATAAGATTAGATTTTTCTAAATCATCTATATATTTTTTTTGATTGTGTATATTTCCTAAATCTCTAACTTTTTGTATGCTTTCCCAACCACCATATTTTTCATATAATTCATTTAATGAAGGAGACATTCCTACAAATGCTGATACCGTCACTTCATCTATCTCTTTATATTTTGTACTTAATTCTCTTATGAGATTGTAAAAAAATTTAGTTTTCGGAAAAGTAAAGTCATTTTCAGATAGAGGATAGTCAGCAATTATACTTATATCTTGCAACAGAACCGATATCACAAGGCTTTCAATATTCCCTCTATTTTCTAATACCATTTTCTCCAACCTCCTTTATTAAATCCTTTAAGGTTGTTGTTCTTTTTTTTCTCGCTACTGGAATTTTCATTGTTTCTTCAGGTATGTCCACTAAATCCATCTCAGTTTCTTTTTTCTCTTTTCTTTGTATATTTTTCTTTACAACTGTAACATCTCTTATATTATTTTTTAATATTGTAAATATATAGCATAGTTTTTGATATTCATTTTCTATATCTTTTCTAAACTCTAAAGCGTCAATTATTTGATTTTTCATTTCTAAAATACAATTATAAACATCTTCTCTTGTATAACCGTTATCTAACATCTCTTTTATCATTTTAGTCTTATTTTTTGCGATACATTTGTAACCAATAATACTATCTATTCCTAATAAAATTTGATTCCATAGCCATTTCTCTCTTTCTTCTAATCTATAGTGTAATTCACAACAATAATTTCGTTTTTCTTCTCTACCCGTTTTAGTAATATGAATCACTGAGTATATATCTTCAGCTAGAAATTTTTCTTTACAGTATCTACAAGTTATTTTTCTTCCCAATAATTCTCCTCCTTCTTATTGTTGATGTTAAAAAGTCGCCCTAATTGAGCGACCTTTTAAATTATTCTATATTCTTCCAGAACGCTTAGGTTGGGTACTTTGAATATCTTGAGATGTATTTTTTTTACTAGGAGGTTTAACTTGAGAATTGCCATCATCATCCTCGCAAAATGATAATTGAAGTAGGCTGCCTAGTGCATAACGCTTACTATATGTTTCTGTTGCTCCATATCCTTGAATATCTAATTTACTCGGTTTTATAGGTACACTATCAGACTCCATAAACTGACCGCTAGAATGCCATAATACAGTTTTAATTGATACTGAATTGTTTCCACCAGAAATGGGAAATTGAGTTATACATAAATCAAATTTTGCTAATATTGGTCTTATTGTTGTTAGAATATCATCTAAATTTGCATATTTGCTATTATAAAATGGATTATTAGAACTCTTTTCAATACTTTCTACCTCTTTTTGAAAATCAACTAAACTTACTAATAAATCTTTTATATTTTCACTTCTGCGAAATGGTATTAATGAATCTTTATTCTCATTTTCTTTTAAATCTCCAACCATTTTTCTTATTACATCTTTTAATTGTTTTACTTCGCTCTCTATGTTAGCTATTTGTTCTTCCATAAAACCCTCCTTTTAATTTTATTCAGTTTATAAATATTAATTAAAATGGTAAATCTGATTCTTCAATATTTATGTTATTTTTTTGTGCATCTTTTTCTTTCATGGCATTTTCTTTTTCTTCCATTTTATCTATCATGGCTACTATATTATCCTTATAGAATGGATTAGGCTTCCCATCTTCACCAAAATCATTTTCTTTTGATATCTTATTTCCTGAACCTCCAGTTATTCTAAGATATTTTATTATTTTATCTTTTTTCCCTGTACCAAATCCACCAGTTCCTTCTATTATCTCAGTTACTATATCTCCTTCTAATTGTGGTACATCTCCCACTTTATATAGCTTTTCAAATTCTTTTATTACTTCTGTATTATCAATTACAAGTCTAACTCTAAATCCATTATCATTGTATTTATTCATTATTCCTATTACTTCTAATCCCTCTTCTATTTTTATTATTTCCTCCAAGTATACATATGCTCTCCATAATATACCTGCCTTTATAGGTAGTTTTGCATCTTTTTGTCTGTTACAAAATTTACCTTGTATTCTAAATCCTTCATGTTTTTCTCCATCACTATAATATGTATTGTCATCTAATTGACAGGTGCATCTAACTATTTCTCCTCTACCCTCTTCTGCTCTAGTTACAATATCATTCACAACTGTTTCTAATCCCTGTGATATCTTATTAACTCCTCCAGCAGATGTGTATATGCTTCCATAATAATCAACTATTTCATTCTTATCTTGTGATATAGCAACATTAAGTTTAAACTTTATTGCTTCTTGTGGAGTTCCTTCTTTTACTCTTTCTGCTGCTAATATATCTAACACTTCCCCACTAACAAAAACCTCATTGTAATTTACATTTTTTTTCGCCATAAATATTCTCCTCTTTTATTTTGTATTTTATTCAGTTGTAATCATTCTTAATTTTTCTATATACTTATAATAACATGTTCTATTTATTATTTCAATACTTATTTTTAATTTTATTTATTTTAACTAAAAAATCCTCCCCAATACAATAAACCAAAAATTACTAGCTTTGAAATTGTAGATACTCCAAAACTTATTTTCATTTCTTTTACCTTTCCATTATTAGCTAAAGACACTCCTAATTGCATAACGTATATTATTATTACTAAAATTTGTGGTATTCCTAATTTCATTTAACCTCTCCTTTTAATATGATTACATCATTAATTCTTTATATTTTGGTAATGTTTTAAAGAAATCACATAAAATCCTCCATTCTTCCATTTTATGATTTTCTCTTTGATTTATCATAGATTTTATTTGTAGATAATTTAATGTAACTCTTGCAGTTAACATTAATCCTGATGGGCAATTTGATATTATAATTTTCCAAAGAGTTTCCTTTGTGGCTCTAATATTTTCTCCATTTCTAAGAGTGACTTCATCAGATGCGGTTAATTTTAATTCCTGAAAATTATTATAATCGTAAATCAATTCATTCAGGAAGTTTATTGTATTTTTAACAACATACTTATTACACATATCATCAATATTAAATTTGGTTAATCTGTGCATTTTACTTTGACTAGATACATAGTCATTATGATGATATCTATCCCACTGTCTCCACATATATTCTGACCATTGCAAATCCATTTGGACAATAATTCCTTTAGAGAAGCAATCATGGCCTGAACCTTGTTTTGATTTGCCTAATTGACATGCTCGTTGTAAATCTTTTTCTGAAATATTTACTTCTCTCATATCTTTAATCTGTTGCTGCATAGGATAACCACTCGAAATTATACTTTCTTTAATTCCATAAACACACACATTTGATACATCAATAATTCCTGGTATTTTTATTCCATTTACTTTCAATTTATCAACTCCTAACCTTCCACAATAATATAACCTTCTTTATAATGTCTTCCCATATTGTTCACCCTTTTATAATACTTATAATCACTCTCCCCTTTTATTCTTGGCACAAATACATCTATTGCATTAGAATTTCCAAAATATTTATTAGAACCTCTGTCTTTGACTACCTTTAAATTTCCATCAACTAATATTTTAGTTCCGAATTTAAGATGATTATTGGCCACAAACCCATATTGTAATTTTTCTCCTGTAGCTGTAATAGCTCCATATTTACTATTTTCACAGTTTAAAGAAGTATAGTAACTTACTTCCCATGTTACAGGAATTAATTTTTCTATTTTTATTCCTAAGTCCTTTTCTAAATTAATTCTCTTGATTTCTAATTTATATTCAGAACTATTTTTGTGTTGCTCCCACTCATATTTATACATTAAGTTAATATTTTTAGCTGTATCTGCTACAATATTTTTATCCATCCTGCTAGTACTCATTTCTTTAGTATTAGCAAATATATGTATGCTACTACCCATTACTAAAACACTTGTTACTAATATATTTCTCCACCTCATAAAGACCTCCAATCATATTAAAATGATAAATTTATTTATTATTTATTTCATCTAATACTAAATTTACTTGTTTCTTTGCTTTTTTAACTTCAATTCTTGCCAGACATAACTTAATACCTTTATTTAAATTAAATTCATCTGTATCATGGCAAGTAGAGGATGCTTTAAAATTTCCTTTTCTAACTTCTACTTTTTTCCCATTTGTTCTATATAGATATGCTCCAGAGAAATCTCCTCTTATAGACCATGCACCCCATTCATATTTTTTCTTTTGTTGAACAATTTCAAAATATGCTTCAAATTCACTATAGTTCATAAAACCTATTCCATAATCTGTTTTAAAATGTATAGCTCCATTATTTCCCACAGATGTAATAATAAATATATCTCCTATTTTTAACATCTCAAAACCTTGTATTTCTTTCATTAATCTTATTTTAGTTCCTTCTATTAACATATTTTCTTCATCCTTTCTATTCTATTATTATATTTATCAATTGCTTCTTGCTCTCTTTCATTGACATCTCTATTATATTTACCTTTAGCTTGGACTATTTTGCCATTTCTAACTTCAATTGTTACTAAACTTTTACTTGGATTATCCTTTTTTCTCATAAATAATATATGACATTTTCCATCTATAACATTTTGAATATAACTACTTACACAATTATTTTGTTGTACTGCTTCATCTTTAATTTCATTTGTATTTTTAGGGTATATAAATTTATAATCTTGATATGAATATTCTAGTGACTTGTCTATTCTTTTATTAAATACTTCTTCTTCAAATTGAGTTTTAAGACGATTATAATTTCGAGATGCTATTTTATGAGTTGTTAAGAAATGTCTTGGATATTTTTCATATTTATCACTTATTACACTCATCATAACAACATAGTCATATAATTCGTTTAGAGTGCTTTCAAGCCCATTTAATGCTTCATATGTCATCAGATTATCTATATAATTTATAAGTGATTGAGGTTTATATTTATATATGTCTATTAATCTATCAAATATCATTCTATCATAACCAGAATCAAGAATTGAAATTAAATTAGTTTTTCTTATTGAATTCAATTCTAAGCTTAATAAATTATTATATAAATTTGGGTTTTTACTATACCCTTGTATCAATCGGTCACTCAAAGTAATACTATGATTCCTACAGATAGAAATAAGACCTTTAGGTATACTCTTAATATCACAATGTATCGGATAAATTATTTTTTTTAATCCTGCTGAGAATAATTGTTCATACTCAGAATAATTATTTATTTCATTTAAAAAACTTCCTATATTTCTTATTCTTTCAACTCTCCTTCCCCAAGTTCTGCTACTCTTACTTCTATTTACTCTTCCGTCTACAAAATTTAAAAAACACTTATAATTTTCATCTTCAAAAGAATTTATTACCTCATGTAAATCATATCCTCTAAGCTGAGTGCATACATCTTTTACAATCCTTCCAGATTTACCAATACATTCTCCTGTTGCTAAATTATATTTTACATTCTTCCCATCTTCAAATTCAAATACTAAAAACTGTTTTTCTTTATAAGATTTCAAATATTAATCACTACCTCCTTTACATCTTGATGACAATTGTATGACATAAGTTATTTTTCCACCTATGTAATAATCATTTTAGATTTTTTTAGAATTTATATATTTTTCTTTTAAACCTTTATTACCTCTTGTTTCCATAATTTTATTTATAGATTTTATATAGTTTATATCATTAGAAATTCTCTTAAGACTTGTTATAAAGTAGACAGAATAGCTTCTTGGTATCTTCTTTTTGATAGCTAAATCAATTACTGTTCTAGCAGCATTGTAACTTTTTAAATGAGTATGCCCTTCTTCAAATTTTTTATTTGTATTATAAACAATATATCCAGTTTTACATTTGATAATAATATATTCTTTTTTCTCATATATTTTATTTGTATCCATTACAAATCCTCAATTTTATGCCATATCATTTCTAACTTTCCATGTTTTCTATTTAGCCTTCTTCTAATTTCATATGCAGATTTAATTTCTTCTTTTACATTTTGCCACTTATCTAAAACTTCTTCATATTCTTTATTCTCTTCTTTTAAAAATAGTATTTCTTCATTCAATTCACTAATTTTGATATTTAACTCTCTGTTCTTTTCTAATAAATTATAATATCTTTGTTCATCTATAAGTATTGAAATCACTACCTTTCACAAACTTCGTATATGCCATTTTAAGCAATAAAGGTATAAACACAAGCAGTCATTTTTACAAAACCTTAGAATGTCATATACGAGACCATGTTTTTTAATTTAAAACTGACATTTTATAGTTTATATTTTCCATCATCCCTTGGATATAGAAATTTTATATCTTTAAGGTCTAAACCATTTCTCTCGTAATAATTCTTTGCTCTTATACATTCTCCTGGCGACACTCCATATAATTTAATTAAATCTCTAAAATTTATAAAATGTTTTTGGCCATCATTTTTTGATGTAATCTCCCATTCAAATACAACGTATTTAACTTTCACTTTACACCTCTATTTCATTGACTTATTAATACTTTTAACTGAGAAAATTTTGGATTATACCCCTTCTGCCATACAAAATGAGCATATTCTATGCTATCTGTCTTTTTATCATCTGTAAAACTCATTCTTTTGTTGTGAACAAATATGTATTTAGGCATATTATTTCCCCACAGTCTTTGTCTTACTTTTCCTCCAAGATAATTTAATCTTAGCAACATAATAACGAAACCACCTTCTCTTACATCATTTAAAGCTTTATTAATTATATCCAAGCTTAAATTAAAGGGAGGATTAGTAATAATTACATCGTATTTTTCTTTGGGCTGAAACTTTAAATAATCTTGCTTTACATTTGCCCTTGAATCATCTCTTATATCTACTGTATCTATTGAAATATCTTGATTTAAAAATTCTTGAATTGCAGTTGGATAACTCATTAGATTTGTATTATCTCCACCTGCACATGGGTCTAATATTTTTATATTTGAATTGAGTATATTTTCATATCTACTGAACTCAGTTAAAAACTCTTTGATTTTAGTAATTGGAGTTCTATAATAATCACTTACATGAAAATCTCTAGCATTACTTCTATTTGTACTACTTATAAATATCACCTCTACTTATTTACCACTTTATCTATTGTTTTGTTTACTAATATTTCATTTATAGTAGCAACAACAAATATAAGTATATCCTCAATATTTTAATCTTGTTTTCCAAAATATTCTTCTAGTGCCTTTATAAATAAATGCTCTTTATTTTTAGCTATTTTTTATTATGTTTTTAATATCTTCTACAGTACAAACATATTCGTCGCCCCACGAATCCCATCCATTTTGATATGTATGGATTAAAATATATCCATATTCTTTTAACTTCTCATCTATCTCTACTAAATTATATTGAGCATCATATAGTCTATATTGGTCGAATTGATTTACATCTTTACTGTGATTCATTGATATAGCACATATAATGTTATAATTTTTTATCTCAAATTTTTCGTTTTCTAATACATTTACTTTTCTCATATATGTATCTCCTTAAAATAATACTTTTAATCTAAGTTATTATCCAATAATAGTAATGCTATAAGACAAAATCCATTAAGTATCATTCCACTAGTACTTCCCCATAAATAATTAGCTAACATACACCATAAATTAAAAATTGCACCAATATTTAAAATCAAACTAATACTCCCTTCTTTATTCTTTTTTATCAATATATATATACTACTTGATGGTATAAGAATCCAGATTAGCAACCATGCTAAGGTATTGATTGGATATGTTGTATCTAAGAATTGAAATTGTGGGAAGTTTAAAATATCTACTACCCAAATTATTATAAGAATTGTTTTTAAGACTTTAAACATTTAGTTCTCCTTTATTTGTTAGATTGATTTTCTTCTATTACTACATGAGCATTACATATAATCACCCTCTTACCATCAAAATCTAGTGTTATAGTGCCACCATCTCCATCTTTGACTCTCATACTTTTACTTGTATATGTTTTTAATACCTCGCCATTATCTGAATATACATTTAAAACTCTATTAAGACCTGATACATCACTTTCAGCATCTTTCATTGAGCTTTGTATTCCTGTACATCCAGACATTCCTATTAACATTGTTCCTAATGCACCTATTAATAAAATTTTTTTCAATATAATTTCACTCCTTTAGTTTTAATTGAATTGTAAATAAGAACACTTAGAATTTTTTGATATGTAATAAACAAATTTATTAGATATGATTATTTAAATTTTCTATTTGAATTGTTCCAGTGACGCAATCTATACCTTCTCTAATAATAGATTCCAAACAACAATCTATTTCATCTATAACTAATCTTATATTAGAAGTATCGTTGATAATATTTCCATTTATAGTTTTCATATATTCTATTTTATGATTAGACTCTATATAAGTTTTAAATACTCTTGGTATAATTATATCTAGTTTCAATTCCTTTGCTTTTTCAATTATATAGTTCAAATTTCCACACGAATAACATAATATAAGTGCATTATTTTCATAAGCATACTTTATTAATGTAGTAGTTTTTCCACTACATCTATCCCCATTTATTAATTTCATAATTATTTTTCTCCTGTTAAAATATTTATTTTAATTCTATTACTACCTTGTCACCTTCATCATTAGTTACAGTTAATTCATATCTTAATTTTATCCAATCTTGAATGCCTCTAAGTATACCATCCTCATCAAAAAATGTTACATACTTTAAGTCGCTTGATGGATACTCCTTATTAGTCCTCATATCATAAGTCATTGTCTTAATCATTAGTACCTCCTTTAAATTTAACTTCCTCCTGATTTAACAATTCTTCTAGCAATTTATTATATAGTTCTCTACTTATATACTTAAATTCTGGTTTCCCTCCTATTTGCCTAAGACCTATACTATAACTATCTGTTTTTATATCATTAACTAACGTAACTTGTAAGTTACCATTTTTTAATATAACATTTCTTTCAAAATCCATAGCTCCCTCCAATTAAATATTATTTTACTCTTTCATTATACTTACCTCTTAGGTAATGTAAATCTTTCCATGCCCTATCAAACTTACTATCTCTTTTAAATATGTATTTTCCTTCTTCATTTTTTGTATATTCAAATCCTAACCAGACTAAAAAATCAGCAACATTTCTATAATTAACAATTCTTGTCTTTTCCATTTTATAATTCTTCCTCCAATTTGTTTATTCTGCATCATATATTTTCATATCAATTTTATTTGTCTTAGGATGTACTTTTTCAAAATCTGTATCTATTTCAAATTTAGGTCTAAAATCACCATCTCCATCTGAGTAAATACCTACTATTTTACTAGAACCTACATCTCCTAAATTTTCCATCATTTTAAGCATAGAACAAAAATCATTAATCCATCTTTCTTCCATTTTAATTTTTATTGTTATTTCTTTTTCCATAATATACTCCTTCTTTTTTAAAAACGTTTCTTTCTATATGATTTAATGTTTAATCCATAATATTCATCAACTGTAGTTATGCTTTTATAATCATCTCTATTTTTTACTTCATTTAATAATTCAATTATAGTTGACATATCCTTATATGTTAATTTAGAGTTTATATTCCAATCATGAAATAAGTTATTTATAGATTCAATATGCATGTTTCGTATATCTATTGTATCTCTTCTTTTATTTTCTTCAATTATCTCAATTATTTTAGCAGTACATTTTTCGCATACTGGAGTAGAAACAAATAACTTATCATATACATCACATTTATTACTATTTGTTTTACAAAATGCACATTCTTCCCATTCTTCACTATAATGTCCCATTTAATCATCTCCTTAATTATTTTTTATATTCCCATTCATCAAATTCTTCTTTATCTTCATAAGCACACATTTCTGACCAACCACAATCACAATGTAGTGGTTCATAGCAAAATCCTACGCCTACATCTATACCATCTGCATAAGCAATCCCTCCACATCTAAAACTCATACACATCACTCCTTCTTAATTTTATTTAAATCTTTGAATCTTAATATCTTGTCTTAGATGTTCTAACATATTGACTATTTCTTTTTCTGAATATTCCTTTCCATACATTGCATCCATATAAAATTGAAATTGCTCTTTGTCATAATGAACAAATCCTATCATATACATTATTAAACCTATCTGACTATCATCTAATCTCATAATTCCTCCTATATAACAAAATCTTAATTCTAATCATTTATATAATTAAATTACATTTTAATATTTTTTGTCATATACAATTCCCACCTCCACCATATATTTCTTTTATTTCACTTATTTTCACTCAATATATATACTCTTTCATATTGTCCTCATTTCTTTATTATTGTAATATCATTTAAATCGATTTTACATGTATTTAAACTCTTCATATAAGAAACTATAGGTTCTACTATATTCTCAATGTCTTCATATTAGACTCTAACTATATCGCAATTATCATTTTCTTCATTATCTATAAATTCAACATAAATTAATTAGGCATATCTTTTTTTTATCCTTTTGATTTTATTTAAATAACAAGATTCTAATTGCTTTTAAAATTATAAATTGGCTTTAACACCTCCATTATCTCAATAGTATCTCCTATATTGTTTAAGATGTCCTCTATAGGTTTGTATGCTTGTGGTGCTTCATCTAGTGTTGATTGACCTACGCAAGTTGTAAATATTTCTTTCATAGATTCTTCAAATTCATCTAAAGATATTTTTTCTTTAGCTTTTCCTCTTGATAAAATTCTTCCTGCTCCATGTGGTGCTGAATAATTCCACTCAGAATTACCTTTACCTTTTCCTAATATAATCCCATCTCTCATGTTTACTGGAATTATTACTGTTTCATCTTTATTTGCAGAAATTGCTCCTTTTCTAAGTATTTTACTATCCATATCTATATAGTTATGAATACATTCTATAACATCACATTTAATATCTCTTATAAAATGGTCATAATTTACATCTAGGCTGTTATATTTAAACAATATATCCGCAATTATAACCATTCTATTTGCAACAGCGTATTTTTGAGCTATACTCATATCATGTAAATAATCTTCCATTAAATCATTTTCTAAATAACATAAATCATCATGTGGCTTATTCAATTTCCTATCATTAAAGACTTTCAAATATTCATTTATTAAATGTTCTTTATTATCTTTTTTTAAACTAGATATTAAAAACTCTTTTGCATCATCATATGACTTTTTATATTTTTCAACACAATATTTTATAGCTTTGTCTTGGTAATAATCAGCTATTTGTTTTCCTAAATTTCTTGAACCTGTATGAACAGTAAGATACATCTGACCTTTTTCACTTTTATCAACTTCTATAAAGTGATTGCCTCCACCTAAAGTTCCTAATGACATACATGCTCTATTCTTATTCACCTCACATCTAAGATTATTTATGTCTATATTAAATAAATTCCTTAATAGTTTTTCTCTTGACTTATTATGTATTTTAAATCCATGAGGAATATTATCTCTTATAATTTTATCTAATTTTGTGTAATTTAAATTATTAATATATTTTTTTAATGGAATAGTAGCCATTCCACAACCTATATCTACCCCTACCAGATTTGGCACTACTTTATCACTTATAGTCATTGTTGTTCCTATTGTACATCCCCTACCTGCATGACAATCGGGCATAATTCTTATACTAGCTCCTTTAAATTCCTTTTGATTACATAAACTTATTATTTGTCCTATTGTTATAGAATCTACATTGTCTGTAAATATTTTAGCTTTGTTATATTTCCCTTGAACTTCCATTTATTATTCTCCTTTTAAAACCTGTATTTTAACTTGTTATTTGTTATCCCTTTATTAAATCCTGTACGTCTACAGCCACCGAACCTTTTCTTTCGAGTTTTATAAAATTTTCCATTAGTATTTCAGGAAGTATATTCTCCCCATACTCTTCTTTTATTTTATCTTTTATTAAATTTATAATATATTCCTCCATTTCTTTATCTGTCATATTAAGATATTTATCCAGGTCATAAATGACGAGTTGTTCTATATCTCTTCGATAATGGCATAGTATATCTTTTAAAAATATTTTTTTATTATCTTAATTCTTTTTTCATAAATCAATAATTCTAAATTAAAATATGTTCTTTTTTCTTTGATTCTTATTTCATATTCAAAAATTCTTTCTAATGGTTTTATTGATTCGTTATTTTTTATATATTTTGACTTTATTAATTTCTTAAAAGAGTTAATTATATTTGCTCATCTCCTTCCATTTTAAGTTTTATATTCCATACATATTAAAACTAAATTCTACCCCTTCATCATCCTCAAATTCTTCATTGAAGACTTCTTCTACTGTTTTATCCTTAGAGATAACTATATGTAAATAACCTCGTTTACTAATAAAAGAAGTTTGATAAAGATTATCTAAACCCAAGAAATCCCCTTCTTGTTTATAAGGTACATATATATCCTCCACACTTCCGTCTTCGTATTCTATCTTTACATTTGTAATATCCTTATAATCATGCAATCTTTGAATTTCATCAACACGTTTATGTATTTGTATATGTAAATAATCTGCCTGTTTGCATTTACCTATATAACTCAAAGTAAATCCTCCAATAATTTCATGTATATTATCTAAATAAAAACCTCCTACATCTCCAATACCCAACTCTACATTCTCTAAGTTATCTAATCCTAAAATTATTTTCTTTATTTTCATAACTCATTCCTCCATTAATTAAACTCTTAAAAATTATTGATGACGTCACACTTAGAGCATTTCCATCGTTTCTTTAATTTATAATTATCAAAATAAGAATTAAAATATCCTACAAATTCTTGAAATTCTATCCTTTCACATTGATAACACCATACTTTTACTACATCACCTTTAGAATACATTTATTGTCTTTCTCCTTAATATAATCTCAATCTTTTAATTGTAGATGGTATTTCATCCTCATTAAATATTCCTAAGTTAACACATGTTATGCTATTTTTAGGAATTTCTGTTAATCCTCTATCCACTATAGTTAAATAACCTTTTTCTTTAAATTTTAATAATTGTGCCTCTTTAGCTTTCAATATACATATTGTATCCCCATTATTCTTAAATGACGTTAAATCACATTTTAAATCTATTAATTCATGTGCTATTGTTTCTGTTTCATAAGAGCAAGAAACAGTGTCTAAAATTTTGTCATACAAATAATCATAAACTGCATGTGCAACTTGTGCTCCAACTTTGCCTGGACTCATATTTAAGTCTGAATTAATTGCTATGTACATTTTTTTCATTATTATAAACCTCCAAATAAATTAAAATTATTATCTTAATACCAATACATAATAATTAAACTATGTTTTTCAAAATCAATTATGTTTAACATTTTTTGAAATTCTTTTAATACTAAATCCCAAAACTCCTGTGTATACCTATCATCAACTGTTACTTTTTTATCATTTTTATAATAATACTCTTTATCCTTATTGTATATCTTAGAATTTATATCTTTTTGTTTAAGAAAAGGAATTATATAATCTTCCAAATCTTCCTTTGTAATAAGTATGGCTTCATCTTCATAACTTTCATAACCTTTTTCCCATTTGGCTTTATATATCATACGAATAACTGACCAATCTTCTAAAGATATATCAATATCTAATAATTCTTCAAACTTATAAAACTCTTCTTCATCATTATTCAATTCCTTATATTTCTCACCTCTTGTTTTATTTAAATAAGTATCTAAATCTGTAACTTTTGTTTTTACTGAATAAAAACCTAAATCTAATCCCATATGTATCACCTCGCTAATTAAAACTGTTTTAATTAGATTCTAAATTCACTTTTTCTTTTATGATGTTTAATAAAGGTTTATAATTATCAATACCTATTGCTCTCATTACTCCATTATCTACATGTTTAATATATTTCATTAAATACCTCACTTATTATTTTTAATTCATCACAATCATGCTCATTTTCTAATTTATTTTTTATAAATTCTGCTACCTCCTCTTCTTTTAACTTTTCTATATCTTCTTGATGATTTAAGATAACCTTCATAATAGATGACAAAGACATCCCATAATCATACATCGACTCATCTCTTATAATATCCTTCTTTTTATTCTTATATATTATCATTAAGTCTGTTGTATAGCAGCTGCCATAGTCACACGTTTCACATCCACTCGAATATTCTTGCTCTGTTGTTATGTCTATTATTGCTCCATTCGTTAACTGTATTAATACCTTATCATCCATATTTATTAATTCTCCTTTTTAATTTTATTTATTTAAAACTGTTATTTTATTTAAATTTCATTTGACTGTAAATACTCAAGATTTATAATATCTAATGATTTTAATATTCAACTTTATACTCACCAGATATTTCAATACCTTCATTTTTTAAAATAATATTTCCATCTACAAAAACTGTTATTGTAACATTTTCTAATTCTACTTCCCCACTGCTTAATTTACCTTCAATAGAAACACAATACGTTCCCTCTTTAAGTATCTTAAAAACTTTTTTAAGTATTTCTCTTTTATCCTCATTTTCTAGAATTAAGTTAAATTTAACATTATGTTTCTTAGATGGATAAATTATAAGATTAATTCTATCTTCTATTTTATATTCAGTCATTCAAACCTCCTTTTGATATAACACTATAGCTATTTTATTCATTTATAATATTTAATTTGGATAGATTTATTTTATATTTATCTAAATAAGAATTTCCTTTGACCACATCAACTGCTTCATACCATAAATAATCTATATCTTCTTCAGATATTTTTAATTGTTCAATAGACTCTTCTTTCATTCTATCCATCCAGTTCTTAGCTTCTTTTTCTGTACAAACCCTATGCATATACACATGTATAAATTCGCCTTTACAAATTAATTCTTCTGCGATGTAATATAACCTTACTTCTTTATCATCTAAATCTTGTTTATTTTCTGATTCTTCCAAAGCTGATATTAGTCTTTCTGCTGCTTTCTCATCTTTTATATCTATATTTTTTAATATAGTTTTTGTAGACATGGTTTCTCTCCTTATTATATTTATTTTTTAATCCAACCTTCTGGATAATCATTTCTTAAAACTCTTAACCCTAATACTTGTTGAGCTTGATGTATAGCATTTTGAAAATCTCTTAACTCAGAAGGATGCTGTCTTTTTAATTTGCAAAATCCATTCCATGCATTTATCAAATTGTCCATAACCACTCCTTCTTCATAATTTAATCCATCAAGTCTTTTTCCTTCTCTATTACCATTCATTGTTATTGTAATCCCATTTAAATCTAAACTATTTTTATTTAAACTTTTTATGTAATGTATTATGGGTTTTACTACATCTTCAATATCTGCATTTACCTTTCTAAGTAAACTATAATCACCACAATCATATTCAACATAAGCTAATTGGTTTGTATCACTATCAAAACCTAATGATAATTCTGTTTTACTAGCTATAGGTATTAAATCTCTTTTGCAACTAGGACATACTATTACATCTTCATTTAAGAAATAATAGTATTCTTGTAATGTTTCTTCTACATTGAAGTATTTATTACAATTCTCACACCAAAACCTCACAGTATCACTCCTTTTATATTTATAACATAGACTCTATTTTATTTATCTCTAATTCAACCTTCTTTTCATTAGATAATAATTCCATTAATTTTATTTCCATCTCTTCAAGTTTACTTCTTTCCTCATTTATAGTTAATATATCTAATTTACTTTTTATATCATCTATCCAATCTTGTACATCATAACCACTCATTACAAGATTGAAGCCTAAATTTTTAGATGACATATTATAAGAATGTAACATAGATGCTAATAATATTAATTCATCTTTTTTTAGTACTTGTATATTAATTTTCTTATTATTCCAATTCAATATACAATTAGTTTTTGGTGTAAATTTTTTATTGAATCTAACTTTTCTTTTTTAATTTTATTTGTTCTTTTAAAGTTATTATTTTATTATCACTATTCATTAATTATTTCCCCTCTCTATATAATCTTCCATTTAATAAATATGTGTTTAAATATTGTGGTCTTATTTTGTTATATAATTCTTCTAAATTGTTATATTTTTCTTCTCTATAACCATAAGTATAGAGTGTGCTACGTCCTTTTAAATATTTAATTCTACCATCAGAATATATTCTTACTTTTTCTCTATTTGCATAAAATTCAATTCCCCAACATGTTTTATCATCTTTCATTTTTTCTTTAAATTCTTCTAATGAATACTCTATATATTCATTTTTGGATTCATCTATTGGTGAATAAAAATAACTTCCTTCCATTTTATGAAATATATCAGCGTAATTTTCATGACAATCACTATCTATAATACTTATTAACTTATTTAGTACACTTCTAAATTGTTCAAAATCATCCCTCTCAACATTATAAAACCAATGATATTTACCTGTACATTTTTTACCATACAAACTATAATAATCAAATTTCCCAATGTAAATAAAAGTTTGATTTTGTTTAGTTCTATATGTTGCCCCAATAATTAAATCTTTTGCTTTTATAATTTGTTTATTATGTAATATCTTATTAAATTCGGTGATTTCTTTATAATCTGGAGATGATATTGGTATTAGTATTAAATCCTTACCATCCCATCCATATACAAATTCTCCCTCTAATCCTTTTCCTTTTATAGAGCTTGTATTTTCTAATATATATAATAAATTTTCTACTGTTATTTCAAATTCAAATCCTCTTGAATCATAAATCCTAACATAAGTTTGTCTATGATTCCATCCTGTATTATAACCACCTATTTTTTTATTTAATACAAATCCTGACATTGGAGTATTTTTATATATTAAAGGTTCTATATTTTTATCTCTCCAAGAATTCCAAGATTGTTCTTTTCTCAATTTTCCATTTTCATCCTTATATATTACATAAGCAAGTTTACCTGTATAAGTCCCATTTCTATTTTGGAATCCTATAATTATTTCTTTAGGTATAAATATATTATTCATAGAATCCCTTTCTATATAGAATTACTTAATAATCCTAGTTTTTCTAATATACTTATTCTCGCACTTTCAAGTTCGCATTCTTCACAATCTTTTCTTGAATTTCGCATTTCATCATAAGCGCATCCTCTCTTGCAAGGGTTTGATGACAGATAAGCATCTATAGCTCTTATTTCGTTTTGATTTAGCTCTATTGTTTTCATAAATCGCTCCTAAATACTTTTTTAATTCATACATTCTAACATTTCTTTTCTATATATACTGCTATAAACTATTTTCTTTGCTATTATCTCCATTTCTGATTTAGCTTGTTTTTCTTTATAAGAAAATGTATTAATATACTCACTAAGTACTTTTAAACTTTCATTCATAGTATCTAAAGTCTCTTTTAGTGTTTCTATTTCAGATGTCAATCCTTCTCTTTCAGCTAATAATTTGTCCTTTTCAGATGATATTTCATCCATTATATTAATATATTCTTTTTCGGTTTTGTCTAACTTTTTCAATAAATTTTCAATTATCATTAAGTCAGTTTCTCTATCAATTCCATATTCAACTCTATACAATGTTATTATTTTTGTATCTCTCAAATCTGTTATTAGTATGATATTGTCAACTAGCCTAAAATTTGTTTCAGTATATTTATCATTAAATCTTCCTGTGTAAATCAATCTACTTTGTTCAAACATCTTATTTAAATCTTTTTGATATTGGTCTTTGTTTAAATTTAGATTCTGCTCTACACAATTTTTCTCACACTCTTTAATTCTCTCTATATATCTTCTTAGTGCATGGTTAGTTACATTTATCATTTTATCTTCTCCCAATCTACAAATTTATGAATATTAAAATTTAAATCTATATAATATAAATCATATTGTTCAATATTTTTATTTTTAAGTGTTAACGAAGCTCTCAAGCCTCCTAATGTCTTGAAACCAATTCTATTACCATTACCTATATAAAAATCTTCCATATCTTTATTTTTCGCAAAATAAATCCTATTCATACATTTATACCTCTATTGTTTTGTATTTTATTTAGTTTATATCTTTAACATATTGTATTTAGTTCCTCTTCCTTATTTATAATAATAACATAACTTTTCATTTATTTCAATAGTTATTTTGTATTTTATTTAGTTTATAATTTTATTATTTATATTCGCATGATTAAATACTTTGTGTATATCTTTTTAATAATAAGAAACTTCTTTACCTTCCTCTCTAACTCTTAGAAAAACAGGAAATCTTAAGGATAGTTCACCTTTTTCATTGTTGGTTTCCTCGAAAAATTTTACTTCTATAACTCTTCCTAATATCTTATTTTGGTTAATAAAATAATACTTACGTTGTTCATCTGTAAATCCAGAGCCAACTCCTAATCTATATCCTTTATAATCACATATTATGTTGCCTAACAAATCCTTGTATTTACCATCACCTTCCTCTATATCAATACATCTTATATCACATGTATTAAACACCTTTACTTTAAGTAAACTTTTTACACGTTTACATTGATATGATTCATCAGATATATTAATCATTACTCCCTCTTCATTATTGGATATCATTTCACTTAAATATTTATTAATCATTGTAATATCTCTACCTTGATATAATGGTTCTAAATATTCAATATATTTTAGTTCATTGATAAGTCTTTTAAATATCCTTTCAAGTTTGTTTTTTCTAATATAACATGGTGTTTTATCTTCTCCTGCATAAAAGTCATTTATATTTTGAACATAGTCATAACAAACCATTTTTAATCCTGTTTTAATACCTTTAACTCTACATCTTTTTAAAGTATCTTTAAATCGCTCTTTAGAATTTTTATAGATACCTTCTGCAAGTAATTCACCATCATAAACTCCTACAGGCATTTTAATAAAATCTTTCTCTATATCAATTAAATTTTCTATTATCTGTCCTTGTCTGCTAAATATTTTAATGGAGTTTTTATCTTTAACTACTATTATTCTTGTTCCATCCAATTTAGTTGTTAAAATAAATTCTTTATTACCAAGTTTATCTTTATTTTTATCATAATTTTCTGCTAACATTACCCCAAATTCTCTTACAAGTCCTGGCATTATTTTATTTGCAGTTTTTGATGTCAAGCCTAATTTAATTGATTTTGTAGCTAATCCAATTATAAATTTTTTCAATTCTTCATTTTGATTTGCAAATACTTGTATAGTTTTAATGTCAGTGTCTCTTCCTGTGTTATTTTTAGATAGGTAATCAATCATATCATATACATTATTTAAATTACTATAATTAACACTATTTAATGACTTAGATATTTTCTTTTTAGATATTCCAGTTACAATATATGTATCTAAAAGAAATTGTAAACATTCAACAAACATTCTATTATTTTTATATTTTTCTAATATTCTCTCTTTTTCTTTTCTACTAGATGTAGCTGCTAAAATATCAAATATTTTTTTTACTTCTAAAAGCTCTTTCATTAAAAACCTCNTTGTACCTACTAGGTAAAATCACATTAAAACATTTGTTTTAACTTAATCTTCAACCTCATACCAATTCCAATCTATAAAATTTTCAAAAACATAATCCCATGCAATTTTATCTATATAATCCTCTAATCTTCATAAGTATTTTCATAGTATTCCTCACAACTTACACTAATTACCTTGTTTTCATCAATCTCCAAACCTTTTGCTATAATTTTCCTATAGTAATCACTATAATATTCAAAAGTTTCTAATGATGTTATTTTATCAATGTCTCCAGTAACTTCTTTAAAATTTGTTTGAGAATAAAACACATCCTCAAATTTTTCTAAATCAACTATCTTGTAATAAAAGTGTAGACTTATACATCTTAAATCCATTATATTACTCTCCTCTCACTTCCATTTTAGAAAGTTACAAAACACTTCAACAATTTTACATCAAAAGACACTTTGCAATTTTCTAAACTGTTTTAATTAGATATTTTATAATTTCAAAGTTAATCATTTTTAGTACCCTATTTTTTTACAATTTAATATTTTCTACTGAAAACACCTTGATTTTAAAGCTTCTAAAAGTTGAATAATTCGATTTAACTACTCAAAAATCTCTACATATTCAAATGGTATATGCTCACATAACCAAACATTGTTTTCAGATAAGTAAAACTTATAACCATTTTCATACATTTTGCCTGTATTAATTTTTAAAATTACAGGTGTACCATGTCTTTTACCAACTTTAACAGCAGTATCTATATCCCTTGATAAATGTACATACAGTCTACTTTGTTTAATAATACCTTCATTTTTAATATTCTCTAAAAATCTAGTAGCCGTTCCATGATAAAGATATTTTGGTGGTTCTAATTCCTTCAACTCCACATTAATATTAATTGAATGTCCTTGATTTGCTCTAATCTTGCTTCTATCATCATTAAAACTGTACCTTTGCTTATTATCTTCTTTAACTATTTGCTCAAGGATTTCTATATTAATATTTCTACCAGTATTATTTATTTTTTCAATCAATTCATTAACATCTGCATATCCATAGTCATCTAATTTAATTCCAATAGTTTCTGGTTTATGTCTTAATATTAAACTTATAAAAATAGATAACTTATCTTTTTTACTCATTGACTTCACCTCATCTTCTTTAGCTAATATTTCAGCACTATCTATACATCTCGCCACAGCTTTTACATTGATACATAGTACCTAATTGTGTATTAAGCTCATATATATCTCCACCACAGTCACTATTTTTTAATTCTTATTGGATTTTTCTTCATTTTTAATCACTCCTTTTCTATTAAAATCTTGATTCTAATGTATTTATTTTAAATAATTGTTGTATCTAATAATCTTGGAACTTCTTTTATATTCCAATCAACTGGTAATAAACCATTCTTTGATAACTTATATAACATACAATTATGTTCATCAATACTATCCATATATCCAAGAGGACAATTTTTACAATGTTTGGACTTTTCACAAGTATTTTTAATAATATTTAAAGCAACTAAAGTATTTTTTATATCTTCCTTTGTTAATTCAGTTTGATTTTTCATATNTACCCCCCTATAATTTTTCTAACATCTTACAATTTTTCTTATTACATTTACCTCCACAACCACATTTTTCAATATTTCTAAACCAACCTTTGTGTATTTTTCTTTCAGCACAAAGCTTTTTTATTAAGTTAAATTGATATTCTTCCACTTTTCACGCTCCACACATTATATTTTGCATTTTATTTATTTGTTAGTTTTATTAAAAATATAAATTTACAATATATTCTATCAGCTATTCTAAGATTTAATAGTGACTTAGAATAGCTTAGTTTCTCTATAATAAATAATTTTAATCATTGCATTCTTCTAACTAAATAATCCATAGTTCTTCTAAATCCATTCTCTGCCTTTAATATATAGACTTCTTTAAAATCGTTTTCTATATTTTCATATCCATTTAATTTATTTATGTACTTAATTATTATATCAAATGAAACTATTTCAAAAAACAATATATTTTCTATAACATATTGAATTTTTTCTAAATCCTTTTCTTCTATGTACTTTATAAGTTTTTTAATTTTAATTGGCAAATCAGCATCATCTTTTGTTATTTTAATCATTTCAACACGCTGCTCATTCTTCTCCAATGAATTTCCCTGAAATTTATTTGTCGCTTTTATTATACTCATCTTCTTCTCCTCTCTAACCCATTATATTTATATTATATCATATCGAACAACCGTTCTGTATATTTTTTCTAAAATTATTTTTATTTTTTTGGTTTTTGATTTTATAGATTTGTTGAATCTTTTTATAAATTATGGCATAAACCACTATACCTTTAGATTAGTGGATGTAAGCCTATCCCTGACTTTGTATGTATTTTTCAATCATTTCTTTAGAAATATTTCCTATATTATAAGCAAAGCATCCATATGACCAAAAAGTTTTTCTGTATTTACATACAAATATCAGATGTACTAATAACAAATACTTAAAATGATTTCTACCAAGATAATCCATGACTCCAATTTAACCCCTTCTTAAAGATATATGGCTTAATTAGTTTTACATTTGGTACTTTTTTGATTTCTTTTTAAAGCTATGTATTTACCCTCATTCTGACTACCTTTAACTGTATAAACATTTCCATTATATTTAATCAAGTCATTTGGCTGATACAATGATTTTTGCTTCCTTATTCTTCTTTGACCTTTAGATATTTTCTGACCTCTGAACATTCTAAGATTTTCAGAATTTAAATTCTTGTTTCTAGTCCTTCTTCCACAATTAAGTTCACTTGCGGAAACCTTCTCACCAGTTCTATTATCTATATATTTAGCATCATAGAATTTTTCAAGACTTCTATTATTTAATCTTGACTGTTCAACTTTAAATATTTCTAAATTTCTAACTTGATTAACACCTTTAGCTATAGCAAAAGCATCATTAAAATGACTTTTTTCTATACCATGTTCAATTCTATGATTTTTAGTCAAATAACCATAAGTTGCTTTAATATTAGTATATTTTTCTTTCAACTGTTCCAATAAGTACCATCTTATCATTGACATAAATGTAGCATCTCTAAAACCTCTGACCTTTTTACCTTTTTCACACCAATCATACAAAAATTTACCCTTTTTATGATTAGGAGATGTATGACACTTATTACACAAAGTTATTAAATTACTAGGAGCATCAGAACCACCCTCACTCTTGTACTTAATATGATGAATTTCTAATATCTGTTCTTTACTCTTATTCTTACAATTAGGATTTTGACATTTGTGTCCATCTCTGTGAAGCACATATTCCCTTACATTCCAAAAGTCCATTTGTTCTCCCTGTTGATATTCTACACCAGATATATCAGGATTCTTGATTTTTTGTATATCAAAATTAGCAACCTCTAATACTATATTTCTGATAGGCAATATAGTATTAAGATAATCTATAAATTTAACATGAGTATCCAATTTATGTTGTAAACTTGGCGCTAACCATCCTTGTCTTATTTTTCTATTGTTCCATCTAGGTTTTCTATATCTTAATCTTTGTCTCCTAATTCTTCTATACTGACTTTTTTCTAATAATCTATCTTTCATACCTTGAAGCAATTTTACTTCTCCAACTATTAATTCTTTACTATCTGTTATAGCTGAAAATCCTATATTTAAATATCCACTATCTATCCCCAATGTTATAGTTTGAATATATTCAGTATCTGTCTTATACAGTAATTGTATAATAAATGGATTAACTTTTTTAACAGTAGCTTTCTTTTGATTCAATAATTTTCTAGCCTTTGCATTAGTAGTAGGCATTAATGGTTTTCCTTCAAAATTAATTACATATACCATAGTATAATCCTTTCAGATAATTTAACCTCACCTTACGGTGGTAAGCTCTCTTCGCCAATGTTATGAAAGGTTTTAAATATACCACACTTCACCTACCATCAGTGATGTTTAATGATATACCGTAGAGTTTAGGACTAGAGAAGTATCCTAAAGTACCTATATATTCTTACATAACGTAGTTAAAACTTAGGCTATTCAACTAGCTTTTACAAGCTACTACCCTTTAGGGTAATTGGCGGTTGACAAAAAGATTTTTATTCTCGATTAGTCTTTAAATTATGATACCTCTGATGATATGCTTTATATATATTATTTGCATCACCTTTCAAGCATTTTAACTCTAAATATTTTTTTATTTCAGGAATAGACCAAGATACACACTCATAAGCTTCTTGCTCATACATATCATAGATTATTCCTGATTTTTGCAGAGTCTTACCAGTTAGATGTATATCTAAATCTGAAAATGCTACTGATAAAGTTTTCAATCTATTTTGTATTCCATTCTTACTAATAGCCTTCATACCATTATCAGTTAATTTGGTAGGTCTAGTTTTTATTACATATTCACAATCCATGTTAAATTTATATTCTGTTTCTTTACTACTTCCTTTTATTTCACTTTTAGTATAATAATCTTCTACAATAACATCTTCTAATATTTCTTTCATATAATCATCACAAATAAATCTTCTATCTGGAAGGTCTATATATGAATAATCTTTTGCTATATCTGACACTTTCAAATATCTTAATTCTATATAATCTTTTCCCATTATACCTTCAAAGAGAGCATATACTATAAATTTATCTTGAGCATTTAAAAACGCACTACATATATTTTTTATTTGGTTTCTTGTAAAATATTTATTGGCATTAAATTTTATCATATCTGTATATTTATTAGTATCTATATTTATATTACAATTGTTCTCTTTTAATATTTCTCTTAAAATTCTTAAATTAGTATATACGGTTGTGGTAGATTCGCCTATCAATCTTCCTTTTATAAAACTATCTATATTTTGTTCATTTAAATTACTTATTTTATCTATTTTAGCTTTAGTTATAAACTCTTCTAAATACGCATTTATTCTATTACGTCTTACTTCTTCTTCTCTTATTGTACTTTCTAATTTATTAATCATTTTTTTTATCCACTCCTTTTTAAGCATATATAATAAATTATAGTACAACATAATCTATAAGTACATATTATTATGTTTTATTTAGCTTAATTGTTCTATAATTTTATAATGTAAAAAAATTATCTTTCAATATTAATTAACATCTCCTGTTTTAATGATTGATATATTGGATTATCTTCAGTCATTTTTTTTGTATTACTATCTTTGTTTTGATGCATATAATGCCTATACATTGTTTCTATACTCTTATTACCTGTAAACTTTCCTATCTCTTCTAATTTTACACCTGTTTCAGACATTAACGAAACAAAACTATGTTTAAAACTATGTGGGGTAACATGAGGCAATTCAGCTAACTTCAATGCTTTTTCTACAAGTCTTTCAATTGACCTTGTTGTTAATCTTGAATTATTTTTAGATAAGAACAAAGCATTGTTGCTATCTTTACTATCTTTTTTGCCTTTAATTTGGTTTCTAAAATATAAAAAATCTCTATACATTTTTAATACTTGTTTATTTAAACCTACATTTCTTTTTAATTTTCTTTTCCCTATTACTTCAAAATTTCCATTCAAGAAATTTATATCTTTTATATTCATTTTTTCTATTTCATGTATTCTCATACCAGTAAAAATAAGTATATTTATAATTAAATTATCTCTGCAAGTATTATAGTTTTTATTATCAACATATAATTTATTCATAGTTTCTAATAATTTAATAATTTCATCTTTAGTTAATATCTTTTTCTCAAATTGAACTTTATCTTGTAATTTTTTAACGTAACTAACGGGATTATCTTTAATTTTACCTTTAGCTCTAAGGAAACCACAATAAGCTTTAAATGATGCTCTTTTTCTGTTTATTGTAGCTGCTTTCATTCCTTTTTCTTTTAATAAGATAAGCCACTTTTCTTGTATATCTGTAAAAAGCACTTTATCAAGTTCTTCCATTGTACAATCTTCTTTTTCAAATAAATACCTTATGCCCTCTTTTACATCAGCCCTATATGCTTTTATTGTTTTTTCATCTCTATCATTATATAACTTTAAATTTAATAAAAATTCTTCTAGGGCTTCTATTGCAGTCATATGTATCACATCCTTTTCATTTTATATTTATATCATATACCTATTTTATTTAGTTGTCAACATTTTTCAGTAATTTTATATTTTATTTAGTTTAATTAATCTTATCAAAATATAAAATTTTTTTGATAAGATATTAAATTAAAACTACGATTTTATTGTCATTTTTATTGACTATACTTCTTTATGTATTCTAATAATGCCATGCTCATCAAATCAGACTTATTAAACTCTCTGAATTTTTCACAAAACTCATCAAATAAATTCCATGCATCTTTATTCAATCTAACTGTAGTTCTTATAGCATCTTTTGAAGGTAAATCAATCTTAATACCATCCTGTACAACTTCTATTACATTTGTATCTTCTTTATTCTCAAACCAATTTAATACATCTTGTATTTTATCATAGTCTTTTGCTAAAGAGATTATATTGTTTTTAAATTGGTTGTCAATTACTACATTATGATTGTTGTCATCTTCTATTGTCATATTAAATATACTATCATTGCTACTCTGTGATTTATTATTTACTACCTTTGTCATACTATTGTCACCAATAAATATGTACTCATCATTTATACGCTTATAACCTCTTTTAGTGAGATATTTTCTTATACTGCTTTCAGACACACCAAGCTCTATTGCAACTTTAGTCAAACTCTTACTATCATTTAACTTACTATTAATATATTCAACTATATATGTTATATCATTATTTTTTAAATCATTCCAAGTCATATACTCACCTCTAAATTAAGTATACTATATGAGATTATGATTGTCATACTATGTTCATCTTTTAATTCCATCTTTTATCTACATATATTTCTAAACTGTATCATTTTTTTACAATATTATATCCATCAAACAATAGATAATTAAACTTGATACGACTAAAATAAGCCAACCAACAAAACTTTCTTTCCTACTTTCAAACATATTTAAGAACTTCAAAGTTTTATTAAATATTGATATAGATAGTCTTATAATTACACAAATTGCTAATGAAACAAATAACGTTTTAAGCATTTTTTCTCCTTTTAAAATGGTTATTTTAATATCTTTTATATTAAAAACTGTATCTTAATAATACATTTTTTTAGGCTTTATAACTTCTTAAAATTAATTAAATTATATCTAATATTCTATTTCCACTAATTTATTATTATCTTTTAGATACTTCTCAATTCCTTCTTATTTTAAAATTATTTTCTATTTTTAACGCCTTTAATAAATGAGGTTTGTAATTTTTGTAATTCTTTTATTTGCTGTAAGATATAATTTTGAAAATCTGGTGTAAGCTGTATAAAAAAGTTTATCAGTTCAATACATTTTTCATTTCTGTCAATTTCTTTTTTGTTCAACTTATCTTTTGAAATTGCAATGTTTGTAAGTAAAAGTATTGTATTAAGTAGATTACTATCTGCTTCTTTAAGTTTACTTTCCACTTGTTTAATCTTATCCTTTTCAGAAAGCTCTACAAAAATTTCTCCCATTCCAGTTTCTAACCACTCTTGATTAACACTAAAAACCTCACACATATGAGTAATAAATACTGTTTTAACTTCTACTCTATTATTTTCTATATTACTTATAACATCTCTACTCACACCAAGCTTTTCTCCGAATTTTTGTTGTGATAAATTTATATTTTCCCTTATTTCTTTTATTCTTTTATTTATTTTCATATTAATCATAATATAACTCCTTAGATTTTAAGAGCATTTTTAATATCTTCTATTGCTCTATCTACATTTACATTATTTATATATCTAAGTTTGTTATCTTTATTTAGATTTTCTATGATTTTGTAATACATAGCATGTCCTATAAAACTGGTGTTTATAAATACATACTCATAACTATCTAATATACTTACATTAAAATTAATTGTATTCGCTGGTATAAATTCAAAGTTAGTTAATTTTTCTTTCATTTTTAATATCCAATTCGGATGTCCTCCAAATATTATTGCTTTTATATTTTTTAAATTTATACTTTCATCAATTAAAACTTTTTACTTTCTTGCTCTTGTTGCTGATTGAACATGAAATTTCTTAATTGAACTAATTCTTCATTAGATGTAAATTATTCTTTGATTTCACTTTCTAATCTATTTTTATCTTTTTGTAATAGCTCTAGCTCTAATTTTAACTTTTCATTTTCATCTTGTAACAATAAATTATCTTTTTTAAGTTCATTTATTTCAATTTCTTTCTCTTTCATAACTTCTTTTAGTTCTTCATCAAAATTATTAAAGAAAAAGTGCTTCGCTTTCTTATATTCTCTAGCCCAGTATCTTAAATCGATTGCAGGAATTATAAATCTAAATAAATCCTCGTAATTTATGCTATTTTCATCTTCAATATTACCCTGTACTTTCAGATAGGATAAAATTAATTCTTGTATTTGCTTTGATTTAAATATATCTTTTCCAACAACACGAATTATTGAAATTCCTTCTAAATTAGACACATAATCAAGCCCTGCTATTTGCTTTTCTAAAAATGTCAAATCTTCATAATTTTTTGAGCTATCAATATTTATAACATAAGAACTTGGTATATAATCTTTTAAATACATAGATTTTAATTTTAATTCTATCTTACTAAGCATTTTTCTTTTATTTTTATCCAAATTATCTATTAACAATATATCTTTATAATTATCCATTCTTAAAAAAAGATTCTCAATAAATCTTTGATATACAATGTCTGATATATCAACATCCTTTTCTAATTCCCCACATAGAGAAATTGCAACTAATACATTACCATTCAATTCGTCATTAGTAAAAGGTTCAACCCTAGTTAATAGTTTTTTAAGAAAATTACTTACTTTGAAAATTTGTATAGAATTTATGTAATTATATGCAACTTTATAACCCAGTTTATATATTTCAAATATAGTATCATTTTCTTGGCTTGATAAAATTCCTAAAGCTCTTTTGAAATAATATTCTTGAATTATACTTCCCTCACTAGCAATCTTTGAATTGTAAAAAATACTCTTTTTAGCCAAATCCATGTATTTTAATTTATTTTTACTATAATACTTATCTATAATACTATAACATTTCTTATTAATTGATAATGCTTCTGCTAGAAATGGTATTAAATTTAATTCCTGTTCCATTTTAAAATCCTCATTTCTTTACATATATTAAAAGATACATAAAATAATGTATCTTTTAATATAAATTATATCATCTTTCACAAATCATTAATATTTTTAGTTTACTATTGTTTTTAAATCTTCGCTTACTTTATATTGAGTCAAACATTCTATATCTAACTCTTCTAATTCTTCAACAAAATAGTTTGCTCCTAGTACTCCAAACTCTCCAATAAATAGCTCTTTTTCTAATAAATATTCTATCGGATTACTTATTTCTTTATTAGAGTATAAAATATATTCTATTTTATATTCATTTGGTATAGTTGTACGTTTATTATGATTTATCAGATATATATATATTCACATTTTTCTGTTTCTTTTATATCTTTTACCCATTTAGTAAAGTTTTTGAATAAATCCATATTTAAGCTAAGTGGAAATTCAAAGTTATCTAATTCATTTTCAACACATTCCTCAACTTTACATACCATATTTAATCTAAACTTTTTACCAACTAAGCAATATTCTCCTTCTCCAAGCCAATTTATATCTAAGTCCTCAATACCTAAATCTTCATCATTTAAATATTCATTAATTTTATTTTCTAATTCTTCTTTAGTATCAGCACTTACAAAACATTCGTAGTTTTCCTCATTAACATAATTTAAAAAATTTTTCATTTTATTCCCTCCTGTATATATTGATTTTTATTTGTTTTTTTCAATTTTAAAACCTCTTAATTTACCATCTTTTATAATAAAACAAAATCCCTTTTTTGATAACATATTAGCATCTTCTAAACTTATATTATATATATCTTTTATATATCGTATCATATTGTCACCTCATTATCAAAATAAGTGCCAACACAATTACTTAAATCAATTTTACTATCTAATGTTAAATACCAATCACCCATACAAGAAGGATAAAAGTAATATTTATTATCCTGTTTTATATAAACAATTGAACTTCCATCATTTAAAAATACTTTAATGTTTCCAGTGTTATTTAACTTATTAATCACATATACATCCTTTGAGTGACTTACATTGTTTGATAGCTCTTTGTAAGTTGCAACTGCGTTATCTAAATCTTTTTTATTTTTAAAGCTATAGTTCCAGTCACCTAGACAAACTGGATAGAAATTATAAACTTTTTCTTTAGTATCATATAAAACTACACTTTCATCTTCTAATATTTCTACAACTCTGTCTGTAGACTCTACATAAAAATTATCTAATTCAGCAGCCTTAACTTTTGTTACTCCTGCAACTCCTACAATGATTAAACCTAATAACATTCCCATAAGTATATTTTTAAATTTCATTTTTATATCCTCCTAGTTTATAATTATGACCCCATACAAGCCTCTATAAGCTGTTTGAAAATCATCTTAATGTATTTGATTTTTATAATCTTTAAAATCCTTTTATCAAATCACTATCATTATCATTTGAATTATAATAATATAGCTATAATAATAGCGATTTGATAACTCATATATCCTATTAAAAATATAATTTTAAACTCTTTTATTACTTCATGTCCTATATTAAAGATATGACACTCTTTTATATAAAATATAATCCTCATCTATATAAAATTCATTGTCATTAATTCATCGCCTACATACATTTATTGCATACTTTTATATAGTTCTTTTAAATCTTCATTTTCATCTAATATTACTTTTAAAGGTTTCATAGTATAACAACTTTTATATTTATATTTGTTTTTATTGTAATTTTCATCAAATTTACTCATATATTCCTTATACTTGATAAACAAACTGTTCAATATATCTATATCTATCAATCCAGACTTACTAAGTTTATTCATTCTCATACAACTATCTATCATACGAGCCAAAGACCAAGCCACTTCCGCAATTGCATCTTCTAACATTTGTTCATTAGATTTATAAGCATAAGAACCTTCTTTGTATTTAGTATTATTCTTCACTATTTTATTAAGATTTGTCTCTATATCTAAACCCTTACTGTAGTACTCAATACATTTGTAATGTTTTTTTATCTCTCTCGACAATGCTTTGTAAAATGTAACATTCAATTTCATTATTTTTTCTACACATGTTAATCCAACATGAAAAACTTCTCCTGTAACATTATTTTTTATTGTAGCTATATTTCTTATAGTTCTTCCACAGTGGTCACAAGTTCCTTCGCCTTTTGTATAACTTATCAAAATATACTCATTCATGCTTAAACCTCCAGTTATATTAAAATCATTCTTTTAATTACATTTCCATAAAGATAAAATTAATTATCAAAATCAAGTTATCTATATACTTTTCTATTTCTTTATATTTCAAGTCAAATATATCTGTATTATCAATTTTGTAACACAATTTATCTATTTGATATTCTGTAATTTCATCTATTTTATTCTTATATTTATATCCTGATAGTGCTTTTCTTAAATCTTTTATGTATCCTTTTAGTTCTCTTAAGCTGCTTGTTTCAAGTGATGTTTTAATACCTTTAGCCTTATTTATTAACATTTCAACCCCCTCCAATTATATTAAAATTAATATTTTATTTCCTTTTTGAATTTGCAGACTATTGTATATTTTCAACAACTTGTTTAACTTCAATGTCATTTATATTACAATTATTTTCATATGCTAAAAGTTCTAATGTGGACTGTTTCTCCCCTTGAAATGTACCATACAGACTATATGAAAGTAGTAACTTACCATGCAATCTAAATTCTAACTTTGCAGTTAAAGCTATATATATATCTTCATATGATAGTTTTTCATTTACAGAACCAGCAAAGATAAATTTTCCTTCTTTTATTACTTCGCACCATGTTCCATCTTTATATATTGAATATCCATTTATTATTTTTTTCATTTTATTACCTCCAATTATATTAAAAGTTGAATTTTATTTATATCTCTTTTAATATTTTTTGATAGTTACTATGAAGTAATATCGTTCTACATTTTTCATTATATGTTCTTATATAAACATCACCATCTATTGTTAAAATATCATAATCTTCGTATCTAATTTCATTTTGTCTAGTTAATAAATTGTATATTTCTTTTCTTTTACACCATCCTGTTCCTATATAAAATAATTCTCTCTCTGTTTTAGAATTACTTTCTCTTTTACTTTTTTTGATATCTAATTTTTTAATTAATATATCATACTCTATATCAAGATTAAGTTTTAATTTATAATGTCCTGTTTTTGATATAGTAAAAATTATCCAACTAGAACTATCATATATTTTCCCATCAATTAAATTAATATTATTTATATTTCTTTTAATAAAACTATCAACCAATTTAAATATTCTATTTTGTCTAGTATATTTTTTTACATTTCTTACAAGTATTTGGAAAACTGGATATCCTTCTTCATCATAAAATACAAGAATCTTATTCATTTTTTATTTTCCTCCTAAATTTATTCATTTTATAGCATCAATAATTTTGATTAATTAAATAGTCTATAGTTCTTCTAAAACCATTTTGTGCTTTTAATCTATAAATTCTTTCAAAATCATTTTGTATATCTTCAAATATATTAATATATTTTATATACTTATAAATTATGTCAATAGAAACAATTTCATAAAATAATTCGTTTTCTATTATGTATTTTACGCTATATAGATTATACTCTTTTACATTTTCAAAGAACATTTTAGTTAGAGCTGACAGACTGTTATCTTCTTTTATACGTTCTATCATTTTTATTCTTTTTGCATTTCTTTGCAGTGCATTCCCATCAAATTTTTTTGATGATTTTATTATACTCATGTTTAATACCCTCCTAATTGTTCCAACTATAAATATCTTCCATACTTTCTATACCGTCTATCATTGCATGAACCTCATTGAATTTAGCAATAGGTATATCTTCCCACTTTGTTACATCATATTTTGAAAATAATCTAGTAACCACAGTTCTATAAATATAACTGTCTGCATTAACATTATATCCTTTTAATTCTGATAGCTTTATTTTTAATAATTTTGATAACATAGAAACATTTTTAGATTTTAACCCTATCATATCTTTCATTTCTTGGAATTGTTTATCTTGTTTCTCATATTTCATATCTAATTTATTTTCTATTTGATTAAATCTAGCATCTATCTTTTTATCATTTTCGATTGATAATTGTTCAAATCCTGCTAACATACCATTTAACATTACTGGCATTAATACGTCTTTTATGTTATTAGTATTAATACTAAATGAACCATGTTTACGGATAGATGGCAATACCTCATCAGTAACCCAATCTTGAAATTTTTCCGCCTTTTTCTTTTTAGATTTAAAAATTAATTTATATACTCCACTTTCTGTTAAAAAGTTTTCTCCTGCATTATTTAGTTTTCGGATGTCAGTTAAACTGATATCCGAATTAGTTAGCTTAATTACTTGCTTTTGGTTCATATTTCTCAAATTTTCATTTACATTTTTTATATCCAAACACTCTGCTACATGCTTTGGATTAAATAAAATTCTTCCATCAAGTTCAAATATTTCTACTTCTTTACCTTCAAATACCATTAAATTATTCATATTTTTCCTCCTATAAATTAATTATTTTTTTACTTAAATTATTTAAAATTCTTTATATTGAATTTTATTTTCATTATCTAAATACATCATATTATTAATATTTTGTATTAATTGCTGTCTTAATTCTTCTCCTTTTAAAGCTCAATCTAATCCGATTAAATTTCCTATTTTAGCACTTAAAGAATTATAAGTTCCTGCTTCTCCTATTGTTTTACCTTCTAAAAGGTCACATATATTTATTAAATCTATTGCAGTCATATATTCAGAATAATTTATCATGTTATTACCTCCTTATTTATTAGCTTGTTCCAATAATTCTAATTGATTGCTGTTTCCATATTTTGAAATAATACTTTCTGTAGTACTCCAATAGCTACTATCTAAATCCTTTTTAAACAATGATTTTATCTTAATTATTAATTTTTTCATGATTTATTCCCCTTTCAATTTTTTTATTGGAAGTGGCGTTTTTAAAGAACGCCCTAAAACTTTTTATTTAGTTATTTGATGATAGTATTAGTAGAATTTAAATCTTTTCTATACTTATCATAGTCAAAATATCTTTCAAGTACTTCTTTAGCTAAATATTTAATATTTTTTGATTCTCCAATGTAAAGTTTAGCAAATTCAATAGTATCCATATTGTTATAGTATTCTATCTCATCTCCATCTATATAGTCATCAATTATCCTGCTTTTGTAAGGTTCTAAATCTCTTGCAAAAGCTTCTAAGTTAAAATAATGGTAAAGATTTTTCATTTTTATAGTCCTCCTTTTTTTATTTGTTCTGTCCGAATGATTTATTAAAAATTTTTATTTGTTTTGATATTTTTATTATAATGTATTCTGTCCGAATGAGTCAAGTGTTTTTTTGAGTAGATTTTGCATCTACTCAGTTATTTTTTCTATTATTATTTTTTCACCATCAAAAGTTAATGTAACTTCCCTATCTAATTTAGTTATATCCATTTGTTTAACCCAATTAGTAGGAATTGTTATTCTATTTGTGACTGAGCCTTTACTTGCAGTTCCTCCACTTGTAGTAAATAATACTTTTGCTTTTCTCTGCTCATACATTCGTTATACCTCCAATGATATTATTGTTTAATAATACCATACTAAGAGCTTGTAGAAAAGACACTCAATAATTCAAGTGTCTTTTTATGTACTGCTATTTAATTGATTTTGCTGTTTCATTTTGCACTATATCAAGCTTAGTATACAATGAGGTTTGACCATTTTCTAGGTCTTCAATTCTAAAATCAATACGACTAAAACATTCTAAAAGTCCCTCAACATTAGATTTTATTTTATCTTGTGTATAATCAAATTCGTCAAGCTTGTCATTTAAAATTTTAATACTTTCCTGTATTTCTCGTAGCAATTCTAATGTTTTCTCATCCATTTTATCTACTCCTATTTAATTGATTTTAACTTTGCTATTTCATTCCAATTTTTAGATGTAGCCATTTCTACAAAGTTCATGTCATTTTTTAAAGTGTCTATTTTTTCTCCAACTTCTGTTATGCCTTCCATATTTCTAGCAACTTGATTATAAGTTAAGTCTAGTTTCTTTTTAATTTCTTCTTGACCTTCTTTTAAATCACTAAGTTGGTTTTCAATCCCATCAAAACGACCATCCATACTATCTAGTCTATTTTCGATTCTGTCAAATCTAGTATCCATTTTTTGTAATAACTCTAATATTTTTTCATCCATACTGTTCACACTCCTATTTTATTGCTTTAAGTGTTGCAATGTCATTCAGATTATAATTAGTAATAGTTTCTATTTTATTAATATCTAATTGCATAAGTTTTATATTTCTTCTTGTATCCTCTGTTTTTAAATCTAATTTTAATATATCACCTTTTATTTCTTTTAAGTCATCTTTAATTTCAACTTGTCCAGTCTTTAAGTCCTTAATGTCGCTTTCCATGACATCTAATCTAGTATTAATCCATTTTATTTCTCCTTGTATATCATTAATACTAGTATCCATTTTTTGTAATAATTCTAATATTTTTTCATCCATGCCGTTCACACTCCTATTTTATTATTATATCATAATTTAAGTGTTGTATTCTAACACTTACTAAAAAAATCTAAGCTAGATTACTTTAGTAAATATTAGATAGTTTATAACCATGTAGGTGTCAAGCAGTACAAACTATAATTTTAATGCTCAATCTTTAGTACTTTTTATAACGCAGTACCTCACAACTGCTATGTCATATTAAATTGTATTGAGTGCCATTATAGAAGCAACTAAGTTGATACCTCAATTTTTTATAGGCTTTAATTGGAAACCTTTATTAATTTTATTTACTTAGTGTTGGGAACACCTCGCCAACTAGTATGATTATTTATTAGCTAGAGTTTTAAGAAGGTTCTTTGCCTGTTACTTCATTGAGAGGTGGCTTAGTGTTTTCTTGTTCTCCCTTGCTATGATTTAATTATACGACATTATCCCATTTTTGACAAGTCATTTTTGAGATTTATTTTTAAAAAATAATGGAATTAATCGACTAATCAAGTAATTCCAATGGGTTTACATCTAAAATTTTATATATTTTCTCTAATTCACTTACAGTAAAATCGGTTTTACCTTGTTCTTTTCTATTATATGTTTTGTAATTTATATCTATTAAAAGAGAGAACTCTAATTGTGTATATCCTTTTTGTTCTCTAAATTCTTTTAATTTATCAAGTTTCAATTTTTATTCACTCCTTTTTTATTCTATATGTTATATAATATTTTAATAATAGAGTTTTGTCAAATATGAGATTTACATAATGAATAGAGATGAAAGAACAATAAAGCGAGTGTATTAAAACATACTTAGAATAGATTTAAATAGCTTGTATAATATGTTGTTGTAATAAAATAGACTAGCTACAAACTAGTCTATTTTTCTATGTGGTTCTAATAATTCATTTGCATTTATATCTAAGTAATATAATATTTGTTCTAGTTCTTCAACTGTAAAATCTCTTTGCCCATTTTCCTTATAAGCATAAGCTCTTATACTCATACCCATTTTAGTACTTAATGTTTGTTGAGTATAACCCTTTTGTTCTCTTAACTCTTTTAACTTACTAAGCTTCATTATATCACCTCTTGTAATTTTAATATTGGGTGTGTTACAATATACCTATAATATACTATTTACAGGTATATTGTAGCTTGTTATTAGTTATTAATCATATCTATTAATATGTATAACAAGCCTATAAATGAGATTAAAGCAAAAAGTATTTGTTCGGCTGATTTAATCATCTGAACTACGAGCTTTTCAAGTTGGTGGCACAACTCGATTAGCTCTTTTATTTTGTCTTTGGTTATCATTTAAGACACCCCCAATATTAAATTATATAAGGTAGTATTATATTAAGTTCTACCTTAATTATATTATAATGCTACAAGCAACAATGTTCAAGTAAAATTTTACTTATAATTCAAAGCTTTTAAGTTTGAGAATTTCCTTCTAGTTATTTATATTCGATTTTAAAAACTAAAGGTACAAACATAAGGCAATCACATTACAATACGCTTAGAATAGATTTAAATAGCTTGTATAATATGTTATATTGTGTAGAATGTATTATAATATAACCATATCAAAAAAAATCCGACAACCTGCATACTTATATAGATATATATATCAATATGCGAGTCATCGGAAAAATTAAAAATATAAAAGTACTTAACAAAATGTCAAGTACTTTTTATGTATTATTGTAATTTTATTTTTATTTCTTCTAATTGTTCCATATTTCTAGCGACTTGGTCGGTTGCTCCATTTAGCTTTCTATTAATCTTAATTACTCTAGTTTCTATTGCATTTAACTTAATGTCAACCACATCAAAGTTATCTTTAATAGAAGTCATTTCCTCTGCTGTTGAAATAGATTGATTATATAGTATATCTTGTTTCTTTTCAATACTGTCAAGCCTATTTTCTATACTATCAAATCGCTTGTCCATGTTATCAAGTCTGTTGTTAGTTTCAACCTGTCCAATTTTTAAATCATTGATGTCCTGTTTCATTTCAGTAATATTACTATCCATTTTCTGTAATAATTCTAATATCTTTTCATCCATTAATACCACACTCCTACTTAATTGATTTAAGCTTTGCTATGTCTGTCCAATTACTAGATGTAACTATCTCAACTTTGTTTAAATCCTTTTTAATATCTGTTGTATCCTCTACCAATTTAGAAGTATGTTTAATTACTGCATCTAATGTGTTTCTATTAACCTTAACATCTGACTTAATTTCTGTAATGTCTTGTTTCATATCTGTAATGTCATTTTGCATTTTGTTAAGTCTGTTATCCACATCATTAAATCTAACGTCTATATCCTTTTTCATTTCTGTAATACTGCTTTGCATCTCTTGTAATAACTCTAGTATCTTTTCATCCATCACGACCACGCTCCTTTTATTATTATAACATAATAGTTAATGTTATATACAGCTAATTGTCGTATTCTAATCAACTTGTGTCATTATAAGTTTTCATTTGTCACACTTCCTTTTGATTTTATTTAATTGATGATTTAATAATACATTACTTTCCAATTTTTGTCAACACATTCTATTATATTTATATATTTTATTTAGTTATTGTTCTTATAAAAATATTGCTTGACATGTTGATATTACTTGTTTATGAGTACATAATTGTGTGAATTATTTTTTATATCTACTATAGTATGTAAATTTAATTGATAATTAAGAAATGTAGTGATTATGTGATAGTAATGTAGTGATAATATTAAGCTAATAATGTGCTGATAATATTAAACTAGTAATGTAAGAGTTCTATTTCTATAAACTTTTTTATTTAATAATGAACACAAAAAAATAATAACTCATGCTATCATCTTTAAAATAACATAAATTATTATTTCTAATAAAAAGTAAGATTTAGTACCTTTTTATTCGTTTTTAATAAAGTAATTTCTTTTCTTAACATACATTAATAACGTCGCATAATAAGATGATTATACGACGTTGACCTTAAAAATAGAGGAAAGGGGGCTATTTTTAGACTTTAGTATCAAATGATATTCATTATCATTTTGTAGTCCTTTTTCTTCTACATCCCAAATTCCATTCAGCCCTTAAAATAAACATTTATACAAAATTACACCACTAATTCAAATTTTTAAACATACACTCATGAACAATTTCAAACCGTCTCCGAGTATTATAAAACAGTGTTAATTCAATACTTATTTTTCATTAATCATGATAAAAAATAGCCCCATCTATGTTTTGAACCTATGTTATAAGGCTAAAGCATGAACATGGGGTGTATGTTTTATTTTAATTTATATGAACTATATAAAATATATATTATATCCTATAAATCAACTATAATTGTTATAAAATAATTTTAAATAGTGTATGTTTTAAATTTGAACATCTCAAAATCCTATAGACAAAATTTTAATTCTATCAAGTTATCATTTTTTACTTAAAATTCAATATAATTCAAACAAAATATACTTCATGCAATTTATTCAAGATTAAAACATATAAATATGCCTATTTTATAGAAAAATATATAGTAATTTATATAATTTTTCATATCAATTTTCGTAGACACTATACTCCAGAAAATCAATCTAAAATGATAAGTTTTATAAAATAATTTTCAAACTTAAGTAGTGTATGTATGGTTTTTATAAAAATTATTAATATTTAATATGCAATTGCATATAAATTATATTAAAATTTATAATTAAATGGAAAACAAATTGTAATATAACTTTCTTTACGATTGTAGTATATGTTGTATTACAATTATAGTTTAATAGTATATATAATTTATATTAAATTTGCATTGTAATTATATACCAATTGAAATATAATTAAACTAAATGAGCTATAAAAGGAGGGGATTTTTATAAAAAAGGATACTTATAATTTACAGATACCTATTCCAATAGAATTAGCTGATAAATTAAAATCACTAGCTGAAAAGGATGAAAGAAGTTTAAGATTGTATTGTAAAAGAGTACTACAATTACATGCAGATGAAATTTATAATAATAATATTGATATTGACGAAGCTAATGCTAATAATCAAAATGAAACAGCTAAAAAAAGAAAAGTAGGAGCTTTAAAACCACAAAAATAATTTAGGGGGATTCACTTATGAAAAAAGAAAAAGTAAAAGTTGCAGTAGACTTAGGTAATAGTATGCTTAATTCAGCAGCATATATTGAAAAAGAATTAATTTTAAAAAAGTTACCAAATAAACTTCAATTTGAAAAAACAATATCACCAAAAGCACGTGTTATGAAAAAAGATGGCAAGGTAATCTACCTAGGTGTAGGAGATTTAAATAATAATGTTCTTAAACATACTAGAAAAAATTTATTAGAACAAGTTTTAGTCATGATACATGAAATATTCCCTAATGAGGATAATCTCTCTGTGGAATTGATAACTGGATTACCACCAACTCAAATGTTTAATGAAAAATATTTGAAATTATTTCAAGATATTTTTATTCAACCTGGAGAAATAAAAATTACTATTGATGGAAAACAAAAGACTTTTGAAATACTTAATGTTGATGTTAAAGCAGAAGGATACTCAGGATTTATTTCACTTGTAGACAAGATTACTACTAAACAGAATATTCTAGGAATAGATGTTGGAGGCAGTACTACAGATTTATGTAATTATGAATATGATTATGAGGATGATATGTACTATCCTAATGTAACAGACACTATAGAAAAAGGAATCATAGACTTTGAAACAGCAATAGCAAATAAATTTAATAGTAAAAATGGTGCAGATATAAAAATAAGTCAAATAGATGTAATATTAAGAAACGATATTGATGTTATAGAGTATGAGGGTTCTAAATACAAATTAGATGATTATATTGATGCCATGTACCCTATTATTGATGATATGATTAATAAAATCACTAATAAATTTGGTCAGCTAGATGGATATTATGTCGTTGGTATTGGAGGGGGCTATAAAACATTTAATAAATATGCTAATCAATTTATAAGTAAACAACTAGAAGTCGATGATGATTCTCGTTTCTATGCAAATGTAATTGGATACCTTGAACAATAATACTAAAAATATTTAATGAGAGCCATTTTAAGACATTTTCATGCCCGCCCATGATAATTAATTCATATTCAGAAATAAAATCGCTTAGAATAGATTTTAAAGGTCACTAAATTAGTGACCTTTTTATTATTTCTTTTGTTGTTTTTTTATTATCTCTCTCATCTTACTCGCACCTGATGCAATTTCTTTTTCAGACATAGAATATATTTCTAATTCAGTAAATCCATTTTCTTTTAGTACTTGTATATCTTTTTCTTTTTGTGTTATAATATTATTATCATTAATTGAATTTAAAGTTTTTCGTTTCGAGTCATCTGTTGAAGCTGCTACTTCATCAGGTGACTTTTTACTTTTCTTCTTTTCCCTTTTCGTCTTCATGTAACTCTCTGCATTTTCTCGAATTTTTGACTTAGACATTGCAATTTCATACACGTTATTTCCATATAAATTATTTTCATTTTGGATTCTATAAACCTTAATAAATCCATTTTCCTTTAAGACCTCAACATATTTTATAAAAGCATTTTTACTTATGTTCAACTCTCCATAGATTGTTTCCATTCTTGGATGACAGTATTTTTTATTACCTGCGAAACTAGCCAGATAAGCGTAAATAGCTTTTGAGTAAATAGGTATGTCTTTATTTCTCATAAGAAATTTTGGAGATATACCATAACCATCCGAAAGAATACTATCTTCCTCTAGTCTAACATCTAAAACCTCACCATCTTTAATTTTTATTATATTATTCATAAGTTACTCCTAGTGCAATTTGTATTCATATACAAATATTCCATTTTCAAATTTTTTATTAACTTCAAGATAGCCCTTGTCTTTCAATTCGTTCCATGCCATTCTAAACGAATATGCTCCCAAATCTAAATAGTCCATCAAAAATTGTTTAGAGAAGTAAGGTTCGTTTTTAAATGCTGAGATAGTTCCATAAAGACCTTTAGCTTTTAAGCTAATACTTTTACTTTTGAATATATCTTCTTTTACCATAGTCTAATTTTTACACCCTCCTATTTTTTTATTTTAAACTTATTATAATTTATAATTCCCATTTTTTCAAGGTAATTTTTCCCTTTACATAAACAAATAAATACAAAAACAAATATATTAAAGACTGTTTATATTAATATACCATCTCATGGTACGCCCATAGCATGGGATATCGAAAAATTCGATGTACCACGAGATGGTATATCGAAAGAATCGCTATATTTCAACGTTTTTTCGATTTTCGCCTCGATATACCACGAGATGGTACATCGAAAAATTAAAATATCTGAAATAATTTAAAAATTATATAGTTATGCACAGATAAAAATGCAAATTGTTAATAAAATTGCAACTTATCAACATGTTATCAACAACTTACTAACAGCTTATCAACAGGGAATAAAACTGATAAAATACTAAATTGACAAAAATAATATAAAATGTTAATATATAATTATAGATAAAATTAAGATAAAATATTAATTAATAGGAGGAAATTTATATATGAAAAACATTTAACAACTAAATAAAATCAAAAAAACAAAATTGAAATGGAGGTTAAAATATGAAGAAAAGTAAAGAATACAAAAAGATGAAAGGACTAGAAGATGGTAAACAAAAATATAAAAATATTAAGAGAGGATTATAGTGAATTTTTAGATGACTGGAATATAATTGGAAAAAGAAATATATATAAATGTCCAGAATGTCAATATCATGGGAATAAATGTGACAGACATAATAATAGTGAGGGGGTAAGCTATGGCTTTGATAAGTGGCAATTTCAAAGGGAAAATAGATAATAAAAGTATTTGGGACTACATGCATAAATTAGACTATAAATTAGAAACATTAGAAGAAAGAAAGAAATTTATTGATGAATTATTAAATCTAAAAAATATAGATGAGCTTAAATTCAGTGATGATGAATTTTGGCAAGAAGTATTCGATAAAGGAATATGCAAAGCTAATTTAAATACAATAGATGTATTATGGTCAGAAACCAATATAAGTCATTTCTTAGAAAAAGTAGGTACATATCTATTAGCAAAGGATGATAAAAAAGAAGAAAAAGAAAATATAAAAGTATATGACTCTTATTCAGAATTTAAAAGGAGTATGCAACAAGAGAAAAAAATGCGAAAACATGCAGAGGTGGTTGAATTTGATGTTGAAGACAATGAAAATTCAAATGGAAAACCAGTAAGAATACTAAAAAATCAGAAAAATTTTAAACTATCTCCAGATATAAAAATAAGTAAAAAAGATAGATTAAAATATTCTGAAATAGAAGATTATTATAAATATAAACAGTATTTATTAAACTTAAAAAATAGATAAAGAGCATAGAGAAAATTTATCAAAAAGTATAAATTCAAATAATGTAAAATTAAGAATTAAAAAAGGAGGGGATATTTACAGGTTTGCAATCAAACAACTACCACTAGTTCAGGATGATATGTTACAAGTCAAACTCCAAAAAGATAAAAACATAATTTGGAAAGCTCCATTAAAAGATAGTTGTAATGACATCAATATAGACTGTGATTTAATAGATATGTTTGACCCAGTACATGTAAAAGCTCTATTACAAATTCTTTATAATGATAACTTAATAGATGAGATAGCATTAAGTAAACAAGACATATTAAATAAAATAGAGTTAACTGATACACAAAAAATTATATTATCATTATGGGAAAAAGGTGTTACACAAAATGAAATAGCCAAGCAATTAGGTATAGCTCAAAAAAATGTAAATTTACATATTGATAGAATAGTAAATAAGTTTATAGATAAGTATACTGAAATATATGAAGACGAATATTATTATGTTTATTTAGTAAAAGGAAAGTATAAAAAATGTAGCAAATGTGGAGAAATTAAACTAATACAAAGGTTTGATAAAAATGGGAAAAAGGGACATAAATCAATTTGCAAAGCCTGTAGACAAGATGGTGTCCAAAATAGGGTATAAAATCGGCTGGAAAAGATATTAATATATGTAGGGGTAATTAATACTGCTACATATAAATAAAATATATAATAAAAGTCGAGGAGAGATTGAAAATGAGAAAAAATGAATATGTAAAATTATTTCAAGAGAAACTAAAGGAAGAAGGATTAGAACTAAAACAAAAAGAAGTAGATGTAGTATTAGATGCATTTAAAGAATTAGTTGTAGATATATTTAAATCAGGTGAAGACGCTACTATAGGTGGATTTCTAAAAATAGGAAGAAAAGAAATAGAAGCATGTGAAAAAACACATACTTTACCAGGAAAAGAAGGAGAAAAATATATTATACCAGCTAGTACTAAACCAACAGTTAAATTTATAAATTCTTTTGTAAAAGAACATATGATATTAAAATAGTTAACAACTAAATAAAATATAAATATAAAATGGATAAGTCTTAATCGGACTTATCATTGTGGAGATACAGGAGATTATTAATGGTTCGATTCCATTAATCTCCATCTTTTAAGCAAAAAGAAAGCACATGTCGTGAGATAGCAGTAAGTCTTTCTTTTTCTTTTTATTAAGAAAGAGAGGATGATATCATAGAAGAAATAAATATAAAAGAAGTAAGCAAGATAATATGTGTTAGTGAAAATACGTTATATAAAGATTTTAAAAAATATGCTTCTAAATTAGAAGAAAATAATATTTTTTATGATGGAAAAGGTAAAAAAAGAAAGTTTTATAGAAAAGAAATAAAAGACAGTGAATATATAGCATATGATATTTTTAAACAAATTGCTTATAATGTCTGGAAATTTGATAGTAAAGTAGATATAAATAAATTATTATATTACATGGCTGTGATTCTAACTATGCAAGATATAAAGGGGAATATGAGTATATTATCATCAAATCAAATTGCAAATATAGTAGGAGTGGACAAAAATACCATATCAAGATATAAAAATAAATTAATTAAAAATAATATCTTTATGCCCTCTAATCTATCTAAAACAGTTACATATGCTACATTTAAAGATATAGATGTCTTAAGTATTAAAAGTGAATTAATACCACATAAAGAAAATTGTAAAAATAGAGTAAATCAAGATAAAGAATTAGATAATTTTAGATATCAGGTTAGACTGGTAGCAGATAAAAATATAAACTTTAAAAGAAAAGAAAATATCATAGTTGATAATAGTTTGTATGAAGATTATCTAAATGCATGTAGAATTATAGCAAATACACCATTTTTAAAAGATAAAGAAAATTATAATAGAGTAGTAAATATGGTGAAACATAATAAACATGAATTAAATGTAACTCAGAAAGATAAATACATAGCATTCAATGAATTTGCAAGAGAAATAGGATTAGTTAAGTTATATCAAGTACATAAGACAGAATATAGAACTAATGTTATGAAAAATAAAGAGTTATTAGATATAATTGTTAAAGCTTTTAGGTATAGAAATAATAATAGTAATATTAATAATAAACTAGTAAAATACAACTCATATTAATTTTTCCGATAACTCGCATACTTATATAAATATATATATCAATATGCAGGTCATCGGATTTTTTTGAAAGAAATATTTTAAAGGTGTATGTTATGAATTTACAATACTTTGAAAAGGATAAATATTATGTTTATAAACATTACATTATAGATCATGATGGTAAAGAGAATGTCTTTTATATTGGAAAAGGAATTGGAGACAGAATTTATAATCAAATCAGAAACGAAAAATGGTATGATATAGTAAAAAACAATAACTATAATTATAATGTTGATATTATTAAGTATTTTGAAAATGAAAAAGATGCATTAGATTATGAGGTAAAATTGCAATTATATTATTGGAGCAATGGACAATGTAAAGGTTGTGCTGATATAGATGCAGCAATAGGCAAAAGAAAAAATAAAGAAACAAAATAAATTATTAGAAGAAGGACTGGTTATACAAGATGACTATTTAAATAAATGGTTATTTAAATATGAATTGGAAAATATCATCAATACATATGAGTTAAAAGATAATAAAAGAAGAGTAATGTCTGCTAATAAATTCATTAATTATTTAAAAGAATGTAATTATAGAATTGAAAAAATTAGAAAAAGAACAAAAAAGAAACAAGAAACATTATATAAAATATGTAATAAGTAGGATTTTATAATTATAATTTTAATCACAAAGCTTTAGTCGAAGTGATAGCAAGGAACGTAAGTGACGCGGTAGCTATAACTAACGCCTTCACTTCGTTCAGTTGTTATCCTCAGCTAAAGCTTCGGATTTACTATTTTTAATTTAATACATATGGGTTAAAAACCCCTTCATATGGTGACATATGGTAGCAAACATAGAATATGCTAAAAGTTAATACAATTAGCAGAGATAGCTCATTTTGAGAAGCTCTGGTGACTAATAATAGGTATCTTACAATATAAGATGATGATGTCACTAAAAATATTAAACTACAACGTGAAATTTGTGGGATAATTACTCACCATTTCAGAACTGGAAGAAAGCACATGTCGTGAGATAGCAATAAGTCTTTCTTCCTTTTAAATAATATTTTAATTAAAAGGGAGATGTTTTTATGGTTAAATATAATGTTCATAAAGCTTTAGCAGAAAAGAAGTTATTAGAAGATAAGATAGATAGATGCATTAGTAATTTTAAAATTGTAGGTACTAAAAAAGGCTCTGATAAAAATGTATATGAAACAAAAACAAGTGTAGAAGATTTTAATGTAGAAGTTTCAAGTAAATACCAACAAATAGAAGATTTAATATATAATTATAACGCATTAGATAAAGCAATTAATATCTCTAATGCTGTAACAAATATTCAAATTGGTAATAAAAATTATACAGTTTTAGAAGCAATAAAAAGAAAAAATAGTATAGAATTAGATAAATCCTTGTTGAGACAAATGGTTAGTAACTATGATTGTATGATGTCTGAAGTAAATCGTAGAAATGAAGAAGTGCAAAAAAATACAGACAGAATGTTTGAGGAAAAAGAAAAAAGTAAAGATGGAGCAGAACTTATTTCATTTTATAAAAAACAACAAGAATGGTCTTTAGTAGACCCTTTAAAAGTAAGAGAGAAAATAGAAAAGTTAAGGGATGAAATAGAAGAATTTGAAAAAGAAGTTGATTTTGCATTGAGTACATCAAATGCACTTACAATTATAGATGTAGATTTAAAATAGTCCTTAATTGGACTATTTTTTTAATTTGCAGGTTAGGCGAATAACATAAATTATAAGTTCCCATTTGATTTTGGGTTAAAAATCAAACTGCTTATATAAAAGTGATGGGTACATACAAACGAAACGATTATACTGTATAAAAGAGAACAATAGATATAAAGCTTAAAGTTAAAAATTCAAATATAAAATCTCAAGGATAAAAGATTAAATTATTAAAATAGTAAAAATAAAATAAAAAAGTTATAGAAAATCCTTGATAAATGCTAAATGCGTTAACTTATATTAGCTATTGTTAGCTACAAGGCTGCCTAATTTGCAAATAAATATATTCCCAGTAGAGATATAGATAACATAAAAATAAAGGAGAAAATATATGAAAAATAATAAAGGAACGATTTTAGAAAAATGTGAAGTAATAAAACAAGAAGATGGTACTTATAAATTTATAGAGCATACAAAAAATGGCGATAATGAAGTGTTATCTAGTGATGTTTTTGACCAGTATATTGGAAAAACAGATTTAAATATAACGATAAGATTAAGTGAAACAATAGTCCAATAAATCAATATTAGACTATTTATTTTTTTACTTAATATATTGATAATGATATTTATGTGATAAACAGGGAGATATTAAATATGGAAGACATATTGAAGAAAAAAGAAGATGAGTCACTAGTTGACTATAGGATTAGAATACGACTGGCAAAGGTTAATAAAGAGATAGATTTGGATTGGGGAGAGATAGTTGAACTATTGGGGTTAGAATGTTCTCCAGACCATTGTAGGAAGGTTTCTTATGGGTTGAAAGAGGCTTTTGATTATCTTAATTCTAAAGTACAAGATAATTCTGCTCAAGAAGAGATTGATAAAATAAATGAGAAAATATTAGAGCTGAAAAAGATAAAAGTACAGTTATCTGATGAAAGGTCATTAGTAAATAAGAAAATAAGAGAATATTCAAGAATAGATAATATAATTGATTTATTTAATAATAAAATAGATGATATATCGCTCCATAAGCCATTTCTAAACGATTCTAGTTACAAATGCTATGAATCTTCAAATCAAGAGGCTATTATGCTAATTTCAGACATACACTATGGATTAGAGACTATTAATGCATTTAATAGATATAATTCAGAAATATTCAAGATAAGAATACAATATTTAAAAGATAAAATTATTGAATATAGTAAGTTGCATAAGATTAATAGACTGCATATAATGCTACTTGGAGATTTAATCTCTGGCCACATACATAATTCTATAAGATTAGAAAATAGAGAAAATATAGTTGAACAAATTATAGAAGTATCTGAAATACTTAGTGAATTTATATATGAATTATCTAAAGAAATTGATAAAATTATTGTTTATTCAGTTGGCGGAAATCATGATAGAGTTCTTCCTAAAAAAGATGAAAATTTAGATAAAGATAATTTTACACTATTAATAGATGAATATATAAAACTAAGAATTAAAAGTTTAGATAATGTAATATTTCAAGAGAACATATATGATAATGACATAATAGTAACTAGAATATGTGGAAATACATGTTTCGCAGTACATGGAGATAAAGATAAAATGTCTACAGCAATTCCTAAATTAACCTCTCTTATAAAATCAATTCCTGATTATATTTTCATAGCTCATCTACACAATTGTAAAGAAGATAGTTATGGAGAAAGTGAAATTATTGTAAATGGAAGTTTTTCTGGAACAGATACATATGCTAAGAATCTAAGATTAAGTTCATATGCAATGCAAAAATTAATGATATTTAATGATGATGGAAGATTATGTACTTATAATATTAAGCTTAAATAGAGCTAATTATTAAAGGACTAATACGATAATATTCCATCATTATGATATGGTATTAGTCCTTTAATGGGCTAAATTCAATTTCCCTTCTGAGGTCAGTTTCATGCTGACCTCTCTTTTTCATCTCAAAAGGAGAGTGATAAAATGGCTAGAAAAGGTAAAATTAAATGTTCTTGTTGTGGAGAAGAAAAGTCAGCAGCAAGAGATTTTTATAGTAGCTCTAGTAAATTACATAAGAGCTTAAGTACTTTTCCCATGTGTAAAAATTGCGTTGAAGAATTATATGATGAGTTAGTTTACAAGTATGCTGGGGATAAAAAAATAGCAGCAAAGAGACTATTTGTAATGTTAGATGTTTATTATGATGAAGACTTATATAATACATGTATTAACAAAGAAAACAAAGGAAAGTCTAAATGGTTAGGCGAGTACATGAAAACTAAAGCAAATGCTAGATATGTAAGTAAATCAAGTCTTGATAATATTAATTCAAAAAATCTAGTTGAAGATGATATTGATTCTGATTTTAAATTAAATGAAACAAAAATAAATAATGATATGGTCGAAAGATGGGGAGCAGGACTAAGAAAAGAAGATTATATGTTTTTAGAAAATAAATTTAATGAGTTTTCTATGGCATATCAATGTAAAAGACCTGCTGAAAAAATGTTGTTAGAACAAATTTCTAAATGTTTATTAAAGAGTGATGAAGCACTAAGAAATGGTGATGCTACAGGGTTTGAAAAAATGAATACCTTAATATCAAAACTTATGAATGATGCAAATATAAAACCTATTCAAGAAGCCAGTTTAGCAGAAAATGAAACGATTACATGGGGTACATGGATTGATAAAATAGAAAATTACAGACCTATAGGAGAGCCTTCAGAACAATTCAAAGATGTAGATAAAATAAAAACATATATTAATAAGTGGTTTATAGGACAAATGAGAAAAGTATTCGATTTAGCTAGTGAGGATAATCCAAATGATGACCAAGACTAGAAAGCTAAATAATAACGAAATTAACTCAGATAAAAATAAAGCTCTTGAAGAAGGAATAATTGAATGGACTAAGTTCTATAGAGAAAATCCACATAGATTTTGTATTGATTATTTTGGTCTTAATTTATATTTAGTTCAAATTATTCTTATATATATGTTTGATAAATGTAATTATGCGATGCTTATATGTGCCAGAGGGTTTGCAAAGAGCTGGATTGCTGCTGTATATGCATGTTGTAGAGCTGTTTTATATCCAAATTCTAAAATTGGTATAGCTGCATTTACTAAATCACAAGCAGAACTTATTATAAGAGAAAAGATAGAAAAAGAATTAGTAAAACAATCTCCTATGTTGGCTAGAGAGATTAAAAAAATAGAATATAATAATAAATTTTCTAAAGTAACGTTCCATAATGGAAGCACTATAGAAGCTATAGTATCAAATGAGCAATCAAGAGGTTTCCGTTTCAATATTCTTATTGTAGATGAATTTAGATTAGTAAAAAAAGAAATACAAGATAGGATTCTTAAGCCATTTCTAAATGTAAGTAGAAATCTAAAGTTTAAAAAAGATGGAAAATATGAAGATTACCCTCCAGAGCCTAATAAAGAATTATATTTAAGTAGTGCATGGTTTAGGATGCATGAAGCATATGACAAATTTAAATTGTATGTGAAAGATATGGTAGATGGTAGAGATAAATTTGTACTTAATTGTAATTATAAACTTTCTCTTCATCATGGAATATTAGATAAAGAAAGAGCAGATGAAATGAAAAGAGAAATGGATGCTGTTTCTTGGATTATGGAGATGGAATCACTTTTCTTTGGGGAAAATGAAGATGCTATATTTAAATCATCTTATGTGAATCCATGTAGAACATTAAAAAATCCATTTTATCCTCCAACAGATTTAGAAATATTATCTGCTAAAAATGGAAAAGTTAAGTGTAATTTACAAAAAAGAAAAGGTGAGTTAAGGATAATTTCTGCTGACATTGCTGTTGCAGAAGGAGACAATAATGATAACTCAGTGTATACATGTTGGAGATTATTGCCTGAAAAAGATTATTATGAAAGAATGGTTGTTCATATAGAATCTCATAATGGTATGAAGCCAGACAAACAAGCAATAAGATTAAAACAATTATTCTTTGATTTCGAAGCTGATTTCTTAGTTATAGATACTCAAGGGGTAGGCCAAAGTGTTTTATCTGATTTACTTAGGGTTAATTATGATGATGCTAGAAATAAAGAATATAATGCGTTTTCTCATGCTAATACAAATCATTTACATAATAATTTTATTACAAAAGAAAATTATCCAGTTATATTTGAGATTAAGGCATATGGACAAATAAATCATGATTGTATAATTGGCTTACTTGATGTATTTCTAAAAAATAGAATAAAGTTGCCTATAAATGATGTAGAAGCTAATGACATGTTAAATAGTACATCTGGATATGCAAAGAAAAATTATACAGACCAAGCGAGAATGATATTACCATACAAACAAACTACACTACTTGTAAACGAATTAATAAACTTAGAAACTGTTAAAAATGATGGTCAAAAGTGGCTTAAGGTCAAAGAAAAGGGAAAAGCAAGGAAAGATAGATACTCTTCCTTAGCATATGGAAATTATCTAGCAAATTTACTAGATGGAGAATTAAAAAAGAGAAATAGTAAGAACAGTGGACAAATAATTTCATTCTGGTCAGGAGGTGGAAACCATAATAGAACTCAAAGGAGATAAAAAAGATTATACTTTAGACCAAATAAAGTACTTAAATGAACAATTAAGACAAAGAAATTATGCAATGATAGAAAATACTATAAATCTATCAAATGAAATGTATAAGATAAGAAATATAAGTAGAGACCAAGTAAGAAAAGCTATGACAGATCCTTACAAAAATGTAGAATTACTACAAAAGGTAAGTCTTTTGCTTAAAGAAACATCTGGTACATATAAAAGAATTCTAAATATGATTTCAACCATGAATACATTTGACCATTATATTATACCAATAAATATTTCTAAATTTAAAGATAAAAATGATTATGTCAACTCTTTTTTTAAGTCAGCTGCACTTCTAAAAAAATATCAACTTAAACATATTTGTCCTTGGATAACTGAAAAAGTGTTAGAACAAGGAGAAATATATCTATATAAAATTGAAGATTCAAAATGCATAATGATGCAACAAATACCGGCCTCTTATTGTACAATAACATCTAAAGTAAATGGAGTATTAAGGTATGGAATTGATTTGAGAAAAATAAATAGAAAGACTTTATCAGCTTTTCCAGTAGAAGTTCAAGAGGCATATAAAAAATTGAATGATGGAAGATTAAAAAAAGAAGACTTAATAGAAAATAAGTATTATGAATTAAGTGATAATGCTGTGGCATTTAATATAGATATTGATTCGACAAAAGGAATACCATTTTTTAGTTTTTTATTTGATGATATCCTGGAACTCGAAGATATGAAAGATTTAAAGGGTTCTAATGCTATCATTGAAAGTATTAAGTTAATACATGGGAAAGTTCCTTATGGTAAAAATGATGAGCCATTAGTTGCTTTTGATTTATTAAGTGCATACTACCATGATATAAAATCAAACTTACCAGCTGGTACATCTGTAGCAGTTACTCCACTAGATATGGAAGGGATTAATCTAAGTGATGGAAAATCAAAGATTAATGATTATGTTAAAGAAGCAAAAGAATTTATATTTGATAACGCTGGAATTAATACAGCTCTTTTTAACTCAGATAAAATAAATACAGAATCAATTGCAGATGGTGTTATAGCAGATAGTTTAATACCAATGAGGATTCAAAATGAAATAGAGACATGGATAAATTATGAACTAAATAAAAAGAACTCATCAAAAGCATTTCAACTTTACTTTGTTGGTACAACTCATTTTAACCAATCTAAAATATCACAACAACTTAGAGAAAATATAAATAGTGTAGGAGATAGTAGGCTAGTATATTTAGCTAGTACTGGAAAAGAGCCAATTGAAATTGCTAATTTATATAAGGCAGAACAATTAATGGAAATAGATGATTTATTGCCAGTTAAACAGGCTTCATATACATTTTCAAATAATGATGCTGGAAGACCTACTAATGAAGACAAAGGTGATGGTGGTACAAATGGAAATAAAGCAGATAGAAAAGATGAGAACAAATAATAAAAGGTTTATTATTGCATTTACAAATGATAAAAAAGACGAATTAATGAAAAAAGGATTTACTTTTATTAATGAAAATAAATGTGGAGAAGAATCATTTTATTTATTTGAAAATAAGCCTGATGAGATACTTAATTTTAGTAAGGAAGATTTTAAAGATATAAGTTTTAGTGATGTAATGTTTATTTAAGGAGGTGAGAAGTTGAAAGTAGTTAGTATTCCATGTGGATTTGAGACATTTTCTAATGAAGAAGATGATAGAAAATTAAATGTAAAACTAAAAATTTTACATGAAGGTAAAAATTTAAATAAAACTAAGTTTAATTTGTCAACTATAAATGAAGCAGAATCGACTTTATCAGATATACCAATACTTGGATATATAAAATATGATGAAGAACAAAATGTGGTAGATTTTGATGAGCATAATATGATAACTAAAGTTGTAAAGGATGATAATGGTTATTCTATAGAGTATAAATTCTTAGAAAGACCACTTGGTGTGATTCCAAATAATACAGAGATAACTTATACAGAAGAAGATGGAAAGACATATTTAAACTGTACAGGACTTATTTGGAAGCATTATTCTAATTCAGCATATCAATTATTGACAGAGTCAAAGTCAAAAAGTGTAAGTATGGAAATAGCAGTTGAAGATGGAGAGGTTGATAAAGCTGATGGTTATTATAATATTAAAAAATTTAGTTTTTTAGGAATTACTATTTTAGGAGATGATGTTGCTCCTGGAATTGAAGGGGCATCTATAAATACATATAGTAATTTTTCAAAATATAAAAAAGCAATCTATGATATTTGCAAAGAAATGTATTCATTTAAAGGGAAGGAGGAAAATGTATTGGATAAAAAGAAAAATGATTTATTATCAATAGAAGAGATAGATACTTCTATTAATAGTCAATTAAAAAATAAGATGGTTGAGGTTGAAGACCCTTACTGGGGAGGTAAATACACAGCTAGAGAATATTATTTAAGAACTATTCTCCCTGAAGAAAAAATAGCTATATTAGAAGACAATATAAATTATTGTAATTATTATGGTGTACCATATTCTATAGATGGAGATGATGTTGTTTTAGATTATGAAAACAGAAAATCATATATAGAAGAATGGAGAGAGAAAAAAGAAGGAGAAGTTATAGAAACTTTTTCTAAAGAAGATACTTTAAAAGAATTAGTCCTTGAAAAGTTTAATGAAAAAGAGATTGAAATAAAAAATCTGACTGAAGAGTTGGAAAGTTTAAGAAAATTTAAGGCTGACAAAGAAATGGAAGAATATAAAGTAGAAGTTTCTAGTGTTATCTCAGAATTTAGTTCATTAACAGAAGATGAAGTTAAGACTTTTAAAGAATCTGCTATAAAGAAAGAGATATCTTTAGAAGATTTAAGAAAAGAGTTGAGTTTACTTGATTATGCTAAGTTAAAAGAAAACACAAAGAAATTTAATTCTGATAAGGGACTTATAGTTGAAGAAGCAAAAATAAATTTTTCATCTACATTAGAAGATGAAAATAAAGATACAAAATCATATGAACAAATATTAAGAAAACACTCAAATAAGTAGTGTTTATTTTTATGAAAAAAATAAAAAAGGAGATATAAAAATGGCAGATAAAGCGATATTAAATTGTGATATAGATAAATATCCAGATGTTGTAACAGCAAAAAATGGAAGTGACGTACTAGAAAATGGTGCAATAGTTGCATTAGGTGGCTTAGTCGATTCAGAGCTAGGAAACGATTGTTATAAAATAGAAAAATTATCAGAAGGATGTAGATTTGGAATTTTAGATAGTGTTGCACTTCAATATGATGAAAGATTGGATGAAAGAGATTATGAATTAAAAGCAAGTGAAATAGATAGAGTTAGATTACCTCATAAGGGGTTATGTATGACATTAGCTAAAAAACATTTTGATGGTGTAGTAGCTGTTGGTGATGAATTGGAACTTAAGGCAGATACCTATAAGTTGACAAAAAAAACTACAGGTTTAGTAGTTGCAAGAGTTGAAGAATTATATAACTTTAATGGACAAGATTCTGTATATGTATCTTTTATGTAATAACAAGTAGATGAACTGGAAACAGTTCTTTTTTTTATTGCAAAAAATGACTAATGAAAGGTGGAAAAAAGATGGCTATAGATATAATAGCATTAAAAGATTTATCAAATGATATATTAAATAGAAAAGTAAAAAATTATTCTCAATGCGAAGATGCATTAAGAAAAGAAATAATAGATATATGTGGAGGTGAATGGGGACAATATACGTTCTTTGAAAATAAATATAAGATATTCCAGATATTATCTGAAACAATAACTGATAAAGTAAATAGATTAACTGAAGAAGCATTTTCAGATTTTTGTGATGTAGAAAACTTTGATTTGGGTAATAAAAAAGAATTTACAGTTAAAAATACTGATTTATTAAGAATTGCAAATATAGCTGAAGGTAAAAACAGTACAAGAAGACAAAGATTATTAGGAAAAAAAGTTCCTACATCTGCATTTAAATTAGCAATAGCTATATATGAAGAATTTGATAGATTTATAACTGGAAGAATAGATTGGTCTGAAATGGTAGACAGAGTATCTTCTACATTCCAACATCATATAGCAGAGGCAATAGCATCTACTATGGAAGGAGCTTATACATCTGTACATACTAATTTAAAAACTAGTGCTGCTTATTCAGATAGAGACTTAAAGAAAATAGTTAACAAAGTCAAAGGTGCTACTGGACAATCTGTAGCTATATATGGAACTCCAGAGGCAGTAGGAAATATAGAAGGTGTTGGAGCTGACTTAGATAAAGACGACAAGAGAAACTTTGGATATGTTAAAAATTTTAGTGGAACACCTGTAATAGAATTACCTAATTATTATGATGTTGAGAGAGATAAATGGGCATTAAGCAATAATATTTTATATGTTATACCAAATGATGAGAAGATAATTAAATTAGGTTTTGAAGGTGACACATTGATAATAGAAAATACTGATGGAACAGTTAGAGATGACCAACAAATAGAGATGTTTATGTCAAGAAAAATGCACCTAGGTGTTGTTGTGGCTTCTAAGTTTGGAATGTATAAAATACAATAATATTATTTAGAAGGGAGATTAAAAATGGCTGGAAAAGCAAAAAAAGAAGTTTTAAATGAAATTGAACAAATTAATGAAAATAAAATATTGCAAAAGAAGAGTTCAAGAAAAACATATAAACAATTGAGAAGTGAATTAAGGAAGCTTAAAGATGAAATAGAAGTTGAGATAATGAACTTAGATACTGGTACTGTTCTTTATAGAGATAGAGATGAAAGACTAATATTTGAAATGAATAAAGCTGGAGAAAAAACATTTATATTATTGTCTGATTTATATGAGATATCAAATAAACATAGAGGGTATTTTGAAAACTATCTTATAACTATAATTGATGTTGATAGTGATGATTATACTGTTGAAGATATATTAGAATATTTAAACTTAAAGGATATGTATGAGTATTTAGATGAATATGATTTAGACTATATAAATCATATATTATTAAAATTAGATAATGATAAGTTTGTTAATCTAGTAGAAAAAGCTAATTATGGTTTGATAGAGTGCCTAGGTTCAAGGGTAATCGAATTATATAAAAAAGGTAAATTTGATTCTCACTATAAGGAACGTTTAATAGCTACTAGACTAGGTTTACAAAGCTTATTTGAGGACTAGGGTGGTGTTATACATCACCTATTTTGTTGAAAGAGTGGTGATGATATGGCTACACCAGTAAAAGATATATATAAACAATTTCTTTCTTTAATAAATGATGAGGAGATGTTGTTACTTGAAGAAGAAATAATTGAAGAAATGATGTATTCATATCTTCAAAAAGCTATATTTGATTTTTACGAATGTAGAAAAGAATTATCCATAATAGGACAGGAAGAATTATGTATTACAATTCCAATTGGCCAATCAGAATTTATTATTGAATATAATAATCAATTTGCAGAAATAAAACTAATAGGAAAATACACAGATAAAGAATATGAAATCAATAAAGATTATACTATAAAGTATAAAGAGGAAGACTGTACAATAATCTTTGAAACAGAAACAGAGGAAGAAATCTTATTTAAGAGTAAATATCTAGGAGAAATAATTTCAGACCTTGATTTAGATGAAATAATTATATTAGCTTATGGAATGATGATTTGGTGGCTTCAACCTAAGATTCTTAGAGAAGAAAATTTAAAGCAGATGTTAACAGATTCAGACTATAATACTAAGTCTGGTGCTAATATGTTAGCAAAACTTTGTTCATTAGAAATTCAGATTAGAGAGCAACTTGCCAAATATAAGACAAGGTATTCATACAAAGGGTTTAAAGGTTGGGATAAAATTGAGTAGTTATATTAATAATTTTAAAAAAAGAATTGGACTTGGTTGTTCAACTCCTAAAGAAAAAAGAATATTACAACTTAGATTAAGTTTTAAGAAATACCTAAAAGAAACACCAACCTGTATTGAAGTACAAATAACTGATATAGATGAAATTTGTATAACAGAAGATACTAAAAGAGCTGTAGTTGCAATTAATGATATAACTAATAATGATAAAAGAGCTTTAGATGAAAAAAATCTATTAGTTGAATCTGATTTAGATGTAGATGTGGGTTGTTATCTTTTCTATGATAATTGTTATTGGTTAACTATATTTAAGGAACATAAAGAAATGGATACATATAAACATTTCATAATAAAAAGATGCAATCAATTCTTTAATTATAAATATAAAGGTCAGATGTATAAAATCCCTATAGCTGTTGAAAATTTAACCTTATATTCTGATGGTATGGCAGATAATAAATATACTTCTATCTCAGATACAAAAAGACAGCTTTATTTTGGAAGTAATCCTGTCACTAAAACTATAGATATTGACACTAGAATATTGTTAACTGGTAAAACTGTATTTAGAGTTACTAGTATTAATGACTTTGAGTATAATGGCAGAGAAACGGGGGCAGATGGTCTTATTAAAGCTATTTGTTTACAAGATGCATTGATTTCAAAAGATGATACAATAAATAATATTGCTTGGAATGATTTATCTGAAAATGATAATATAATTATTCCTTTCAGTAAAATTATGGGGGATGGATTTATTAATCTAGGTGAAGAAAATGAATACAGAATAGACCATTCACAAGGAGTTGAATGGCTCTTAGACAAGCAATACGGATATTGTAATATAATTAATCAAAATGAGAAAAAATGTGTCATACAGGCTAATACATTGGCTAAGTATTCTGGATTAGAAGCCTTGCTATTGGCTAAAGACAAAGAAACAAATGAAATAATAGATACTAAAAAAATAACACTAAGGGGGTAGATATATGAGTTTATATGGATTTCCCTAACAAGTTAATTTCAAATATAGGAACAACTCTAATGTCAAATCAAGACTTCGCTAAATTTATGATTTATAATGATGAATCAGAAAAAGATATTTTATCCATGCCTAATATAAAAAATCCCGTTAAAAAGCTTAGAAACAAGAAAGTATTTTTTAATAGAAGAGTAGAAAAAGTATTAAAAGAAGCAGATGTTTCTGTTTATATAACATTATTTAAATATAATCTTTATAAAGATAGAAGTAGAATAATAAAAAGTACTAATATTGAAATTGGTGTAGTATGTCATGATGAATGTCAAGATACTTTTAATGGATTAAGAGATGCTGCATTAGTATGTTGTATAGTGGACACAATCACTGAAAATGAGGAAATAGCAGGTATAGGAAAAATAAAATTAGAGAGCTGTTCCCCCATGTTTAATTTAGATACAAGTTATAATGGATTTAGCATAGTTGTATCAGCTGAAAGTTTTGGTGATATGTAATGTTAGAAAATTATTATATTACAGGATTACCAATTAAACTAGGTGAAATATTAGGAACTGTATATCAACCTACTATTGAAGAGCTTATTAAATTTGATATGGCTAATTTAGAGATAGTTAATCCATTTTTAGTACTTGAAAAGAGCTATTCACAGCTATGTAACGAGAAAACATTTGAATTAAAATGTAAATATGATGCTATACCTATCTTGGATTTGATGATGTTAACATCAAGAAAAGATTCTTCTGAAGAAATTGAGTTACTTAGTGATAAGATAAAAAAATCTTTATCTATATTATATAAAACTGATATTAAAAATATTGAATATATGAATAATATTAAAATTGGTATTTTAATTAAATTTGATGATAAAAAGAAAAATGCTTTTATAAGTAGAGAGGATTTTGGACTAGTATCAGATTTAATTTTAGAGATGTTTTGTATTGATAAAAAGAATTTATTTAAAGATGATGAAGATAAGTGGATTGAAAATACTGGCTCTGAAAGAGAAAAACAGTTGATTGCACACTTTAAAGAAAAGGAAAGAAAGAAAAGAGAAAAAGAAGCATACCATTTATGTGATTATATAAATATAGTTCAAAATATAAATGGATATATAGAAATAGATGTGATTTTAAAAATGACTTATTGGCAATTAATTAATGTTTATAAGACTAAGATACAATTTAAAAACTATAATGAAAGTTTAGGCTATGCATGGTCATTTAAATATCAAACAGATATGGATAAAATGAAGCATTGGTCTAAAGAGATAAAAATACCACTTAGCACTGTTAAATAGCAGTGCTATTTTTTATGCAAAAAATGAGAGGATGATTTTATAATATGAAAAGATTTGCAGTGAAAGATGCAGGTAATGTAATAGTAAAAAATAAAGTAACAGGAGAAGTATTGTTTTATTCACAGGATTTAAATGCTTTTAATTTTAAGATGGATTCAGAATCAGTTTATGCAAAAGCTAAAGGTGCAAATACAATAGCTTTTGATGGAGCAATAACAGCAAGTTTAACAATGGAACAAGAAGTAATACAAATGGCACAATTAGCGATGTTATTATCTTCTGATATAGATGAGAAAACTGCAAAGGTTGGGAAAAGAAAAGTATTAACATCTGATAGTACTAAGAAAGTTACTTTAGAAAATATAAAGCCAGTTGCAAATAGCATATCTGTATATAGTATAGAAAGTGATGGAATATCTATAATTAAAAAATTACAATTCACTTCATCAGTTACAGGAGCTAATACAGAAATAACAATATCTACAGCCGATTTTAATGCGGGAGATAAAGTAGCAGTATTCTATTTAGAAGAAATACCAAAAGCAAAAGTTGTAAAAATAAAAGAAGAATCTACTGCACCAAATTACGTTGTAGAAGCTGAGGTAATGGTTAAAACTGTGGATGGTGAATATATGGTTTTATACATGAGTGTTCCAAATGCAAAAGCACAAAGAAGTATAGAGTTAAATCTTACTGCTGAGAATCCATCTGGATTTAATATGACATTAGATGTTTTACCAGATGAAAATAAAGAGTATGCTACATTCACATTTATAGGAGATGAAAATCTTAATCCTGCTAGAATGGCTTCAATGCTAGGTGTTGAATTAGAAGATGAAAAAGATACTAAACCTAAGAAATAGTAAAATGCCCTACTCTTAATTGAGTAGGGATTATTTTTTTACGTTTAAATGTGGTTTTAATCGGATTTGAAACTTAAAAAAAATGAAAGAAGGTGATAAATTGGTATTTTTAGATGATAAGTTTTTATTTGATAATGTTTCAAGTGAATCTATGAACATCAAATTAGTTACATTAGGTGATGATGAAATACTGAATGAATATGGATTGCCTTATGAAGAAGCAATTAAATCTGATAGCAGTTTTAATAAAAATCCTTGTTACAGTGAAGATGAAACTACTATAGAACCTATAACATTACAATTCTGTTTATGTAGCGAACATGGGGAGGCTTATGAATGGGATGATTATACGCTAGAAAACATATGTAATTGGTTTTGGCAGAGAGAATTTAAACCTTTTATCAGTTATGACAATATAGAAGAAATATACTATTTCAAAGCGAGAAAGATAATAAAAAGATATACAAAAGATAAAAAAGGTGTATTAGAAATAGAGTTTCAACCATATACAAATTATGCTTATAGAAGCTTTCAAAAAGTTATAACTGTCAAGGATACAAGGGAAATTAAACTAAATAATGTGTCTAATGTAGATGAAGAATATGCTCCAGTAATTGATATTGAATGTCTAAAAGAAGGAGATATAACTATTAGAAATTCTACTATCAGCGATAATGAAGAAGACAATTTAGTTATAAGTGGATTAGAATTAAATGAAAAAATAATAATAGATAATTTATACTATACTGTTTTAAATAGTTCTGGTGAGAATAGGTTTAATATTGTTAATAGAAAGTGGATTAGGTTAAGAAGAGGTGTAAATATATTGAAGTTTACTGGAAACTGTAAAGTTTCTATTAAGTGTAAATATCCAATAATAAAATAAGGGAGAGATAGATATGAATAAAATACAAGTAGATAAATTAATACAAGATGAAGTTAGGGCTATAATACCAATTATAGATGAGAATGGTAAAGAGGAATATATAGAAGTTAGAAATCCTGATAAGGAGACTAAAGAAGAGATATTAAATAAAATATGGGTTGGTATGGAGAATCCTGATTTAGCATTGTCTCAAGAAGATATTCTTAAAATGTTGATTGATAAATTGACTAATATAGAGTTAAATATTGAAATAGAAGATTTAATAAATGGCAATATATCTAGTGAATTAGAAAATGTAATGTATTACATAGGTCAAATAGAAAATGAATTAACTGCATCTTTATTAATGAATACTGAAATTAAGCTAGGTCAGATGAAGAATGAGATATTACAGGATAGAGTTTTAAAAGAAACTGAAGAAATTGAAAAGATGAATAATATTAAAGATAAGGTAGTGAATTAGATGGAATTTAAATCATTAGATGAACTAGTTGCCTATACAAAAAATAAGATTGCTGCATCTATGCCAGAAGTTGGAAAAGAAATGAAAGAGATAGTAAAAGGAGAAGTGAACAAACAAGTTTATTCTAATTACGCTCCATCACTTTATGATAGGACTTATGAATTGCTTAATGCAATAGATGTGTCTGAAATAACATCAAATTCTGTAGCTACAGAAATTAAAGATAGTGGGAGTTGGTTTGATATATATAGCAAAGCACATGCTTTTCCAATGGAGCGATTTGAAAATGGAGGCGTGTGGGGACATGGAAGTACTAAATATAACCCTGTATTTAGACCTAGAACAAATATAATGGAAGAGAGTAATTCTAAAGCACAAGAGAGAGTTCCTAAATGTTTTAAATCAACTATGAATGGATTGGGAGTGCCAGTAGAATAGTATAAAAGATTTTCTATGCACATTTTCTTAAAATAAATAAAATTTAAAAATATATTGTAAAAGATAAAAAAGTATGATACTATTTAAAAATAGAGAATTAATATGCTAATCATATTTTTAATGTATAAATTATTGTGTTGATTCTAACAACTAAATAAAATGCAAAATAATAATTAAAAATATGAAAAATGATGGTTAAATTTTAGAAAAAGGAGATGTGCATATGGAAAATGAAAAAAGAAATGAAGTATTTTCAAATGAAGAGCTGGGGGTAAATGTTAGGACTATAAGTTACGAAGATGGAAGTATAGGTATTAATGCTGAAGATACAGCGATTGGATTTGGTTGGTGCAAGATAGAGAAAAAAGGAGAAAAAGAATATAAGTCAGTAAGATGGAAAAGAATGAATGAATTTTCTAAGGAGTTTGGTTTCGACCACAAGTGGTCGAAAGATAATTACATACCAGAATCACTTTTTTACATGTTAGGAATGAAAGCTAAAAATGAAGAAGCATTAAAATTTCAAAAATGGTTAGCAATAGATGTAATTCCAACTATTCGTAAGCATGGAGCTTATATGACTGATACAAAGATAGAAGAAATACTATCTAATCCAGATACAATTATTAAATTAGCAACTGACTTAAAAAAAGAGAGAGAAAAGAGAAAAGCTTTAGAAATAACAAATAATAAACAACAACAAATCATAGGTGAACTTAAACCAAAAGCAGACTATACAGATTTGATACTTAGAAATGAAGGATTAGTAACCATAACTCAAATAGCTAAAGATTATGGCATGAGTGGTAAAGCTATGAATAACAAACTGAATGAGTTAGGAATACAGTTCAAACAGAGTGGCCAATGGTTATTATATAGTGACCATCAGGCTAAAGGATATACCCATTCTGACACAATAGATATTGTAAGAGCTGATGGAACACATGATGTTAAAATGAATACTAAATGGACTCAAAAAGGAAGATTAATGATATATAAGAAACTTAAATCAATAGGCATATTGCCTGCCATAGAACTTAGTGAAGTTTGCTAGGTCGTCTTAAAATACATATCAAGGTTCAATAAAAAGAATTCAAAGATATAAGATAATATTGATAACTACATAATAAGAATATTGCTAGAGAGATTAGCATGTAGAATCAATATTGTTCTAATCTCTCTAGTTAAAATAAATAGGGAGATGAGTATATGGAAAATGAAATGAAAGTAGAAGTCTTTAAAAATGAGCAGTTTGGTGAAATTAGAGTGTTAGAAAAAGGTGGAGAGCCTTGGTTTGTGGGAAAAGATATAGCTAAAATGTTAGGATATTCCAATTCAAGAGATGCCTTAAAAAAGCATATCGACGAAGAGGATAAGGGGGTAGCGAAATGCGACACCCTTAGAGGAAGACAAATTTTAACAATTATTAATGAAAGTGGATTATATAGTTTAATCTTAAGTTCTAAGTTGGCAGAAGCTAAAAAATTCAAAAGATGGGTGACAAATGAAGTATTACCTACAATAAGGAGACATGGAGCATATCTAACAGATAATAAGATAGAAGAAATATTATCTAATCCAGATACAATTATAAAACTGGCCACAGAACTAAAAGAAAAGAGAGAAAAAATCAAACAATTAGAAACAGAAGTTGTCCATAAAGAAGATGTGATAATTGGATTAGTTGAAGATATAAGTTTAGCAGAGAAAAGACAAAGAATTAATCAGATAGTTAAATATAAGGTAGAGCCTAAGAATTTCAGTAAAAGATGGAATTTATTATATGACGAATTTGAGAAAAAATATCATTTGGATTTGAAGAGAAGAATTAATAATTGTGATATCAAACCTAAAATTAAGAATAAGATAGACTATATAGATAGAGAAATGAGTATGATTCCTCAATTGTATGAGATAGCATGTAAACTGTTTGAAAATGATGTGGAAGACTTAAAGAATGAATGGATTTCTGTTATAGAAGAAAAAGTTTGTTAGATTTAGATGCGGTGAATAGTCACTTCCAAAGTAGCATTGATAATTAAATAATAAGACTATAGAGATTAGTCTAATATCATTGTTATTCTAATCTCTTAAACTAAATAAAATTAAAAGGGGATTGGAATATGGAAAATTTAATGGTGTTTGAAGGTAAAGAAGTTGAAGTATTTGAGTTTGAAGGAAAGATTTTATTCAATCCTAAACATGTGGCAGAATGTTTAGAGATTTCAGATGTTAACAGCAGTATTAGAAAATTTAATGATAATCAGGTAGTTAAACTGACTAATTCAGATATGCACAATATGCATATCCGAAAATTAAATAATGCAGGAGAGAAATTTCTTACAGAAAGTGGAGTATATAAATTAATATTTAAGTCTAAAAAGAAAGAAGCTGAAAAATTTCAAGATTGGGTAATGGATGAAGTATTGCCATCTATTCGTAAAACAGGTACATATAATATAAATCAAAATTATCTATTAGAAATGATACAAGGTGGTATTATGGGAGGACTTAAATCTGTAGCACAATATGTAGATGACAGATTTAATGGAATTGAAGAAAGTAATAATCGAAAAATTAATGAGATAGAAAGTCTAATTGGACTTAGAGCCAAGAATGTAACCATGTTATCAAAATTATTAAAATTAAAATTGTCTTATATTAGAGGATACAATGTTAAGGCAAATGATTATGATTATAAGGCTACAACAACTAAAATATTCTTCAGATATAATGTGAATAAGTGGGAGGATATACCAGCATCTAAATTTAATGAAGTTTATGACATAATTAATAATTTAGAAAACATTGATGATGTATATACATGGAAAAATTAGAAAATACCCGCAGTTGGGGATTTTGGAAATATGACATAAATATAATAAGATTAGTAGCTCTTATAGATTTTTAAATAAAATAAGAGCTACTAATCTTATTATATTTGTAGAATATAGAATATTATATATAAATTTATAAAAAACAAATAAAATGATAAAAAACAAAAATAAATAACATATTATTACATATTTTTCCATTTTAATTATTTTGAAAAAGTGTTAGAATTTGTATAACAAATAATAATTCCGGAAAGACTTGTTTGAACTTTATAGCAATATTGGAGGTATTATTATGTTTAAAATAATTATATGTGAAGATGAAGAAATTCAAAGAAAAATAATGTTTGAATATATAGAGATTTTCTTTAAAAAAGATATTGAATATGAAATTATTTGTTTTAATAATGGAGAAGAATTAATAAATAATTACATTAAAGCAGATATAATTTTTATGGACATAGGATTTAAAGGTATGAATGGCTTAGAAGCAGCAAAAGAAATAAGAAAAATAGATAAGGATGTTGTTATAATATTTGCAACGGCTTTCGTATCGTATGCTACAGAAGGTTATGATGTTAGAGCTTTTAGCTATTTACTAAAACCTATAGCATATAATTCTTTTGAAAAAATAATGTCAAAATATTTCATTGAGAGGTCTGAAGAAAAGAAATTAATAGAATTTAAAATAAAAGATGAAACAAAAGTAATAAAATTAGAAGAGATAATATGTATAGAGAGTTTAGGTAAATATGTAAAGATTCATACTAAAACTGAAAGTTTTTTTACTGCAATTAAAATCAAAAGGATTGAAGAGAAGCTTTCTAGTAAAATATTCTTTCGATGTCATAAAAGCTTTTTAATAAATTTATTAGAAGTTAGAAATTATAATAGAAAAGAAGTTATTTTAGGTGATAGAAAGATAAAAGCTACAATTTCTTATAGACAATATAATAATTTTAAAAAGAGTCTCACTTCTTTTCTATGCGATAGATTTTGAATAAAATAAATTATTTATAATTATAAAATGAATAAAATTATTCTTGAAATTGCGCTTATACTGTTTTCCTATGCGTTCATTCCTTTTCACTTGATTTTCTATTGAAAAGAAATTATTATATAATTAAAAGATACGTATCCTATTTAAAAGAGAAGCTTATCAAAAATAAATTATTAAAGATAAGTTTCGAGATTATTTAGTATTTTTAAGTACATTTTATAGGGGGATGACGTATATGGAAAATTTAAAAAAAGATTTTGTGAAAAGTATGGGTATAATTAAATCATCTGAAATATTTCAGGGAAATATATTAGAGAAGAATGAGCAAAGACTTGAGATGATTGAACATACGAAGCGAGATATTAATTTACTGACTAAAATTAAACATCTTTTTGAAAATATAAATGAATGTAATTTACAAGATGCACAATACATAATAGAAAATGAATTGTTTTATGAAAGAGTTTCAATTCATACAATAAATAAATATATAAATAAATTTGGTGATATAAATGATTTTAAATATGCATATAGATTGAAAGCAAAAAACGGGTTTAGGAGGACTATGGATTATTTAGTGAGAAAAAAGCATTAAAATAATTAAATTTATATATATTAGAGACAATCTTAATTGATTGTCTTTTTTTATTGAAGAAATGTAGTATTTACATTACATATTATTAAAAAGCAAATTATGAATTATAAAAATAATAAATATGATAAGTATTAAAATTCCAATAGACATTTGTATTTTTTTATTATTTTTATAATTTATCCATGTCATGATACTTAATAGAGTTAAGAATAATAAAATTATAACTATTAATGGTATTTTAATTATATTTAATAATTCTAAAATTACTAATATCATTGATAGTATTGAAATTATTAATGCTAAATCAGATAAGGATTTCTTTTTCATGAGATACCTCCATTTTATATTATATATTTATTATAAACTAATAATAATTGATTTGAAATTATTTTAATATAAGTTAGTAATTTCAACGATGACAACAGTATGACATAAATAATTTTAAGTATGAATATTTGAAATACAGAGAGGCAACTGTATTCTTGTTTTTATATTAAGGAGGTGGAAGTATGGAGTTAACACTTAAATTTAAAGATGTTCATGAATATTTAGATTTTACTAAGGAGTTTAATCGTATTTATGCAAATAAAAAAACTTCAAAAATAAATCATTGTTCAATAAAGTCAATATTCCAAAACATTTAATATATAATTATGATGATGATATTTGGACTGGAGATATAATAAAAATGGCTAATCAGGCAAAGAAAAATGATTATAGCTTCTTTATGTTTAACAATATAATTTATTTTATAGATGATGAATGTATAAGTTATAAGATAGGTTTTAGAGATTAAATTGTAAAATTTATAGGACGTTTATTATTATATTAATATAGATAAGGCGAGTGGCCATAGTACACCTTAAAGGTGTGGAGATAGAATAAATATCAAGATGTATTAATAAATATTAAAGATAATCAATTTGGATTGTTTTTTATTGAATCATTTATGTTGTAGTTATTTCAATGATGACATGTGTATGACAAGTATAAGACACTTGGAAATATTGAAAGACATATAATACTAGATATTATTAAAAGTAATAAATAGTCGTTGCTATTGGCGACTTTGAGAAGTATAATTTTCTTTTATTAATTATGGAGGTGACAATATGAGTCAACATAAAATAAAACCAATTCAGGCAACACCTGAATTATCAGGTAAAGACGCTGAATTATTTATAAGGCAGGTATTCAGTAAACCAAGTCAAAAGGAAATAGAAAGAAATGAAAGACTTTTAAACATTATAACTTCGTGTAGGACTCTCTAAGATTTTGTAAAAATGACTGCTTGTGTTTATACCTTTATTGCTTAGAATCGAACATAAGAGGTTGATTTTTATGATTGAAAGTATTGGAATTTCAACAAGTGTTCCTGAGAGGAACATTTTGTTTGGTGTTTGGCCACGATAAGAGTTTATTTTGATGTTGAGTGGTAACTACTTTTAGTATGATAGGATTGAGGAGCTACTACTTGAGGGTAGATGATTTACTGGAATGGTTTATCATGTGAATTGATTATTATTAAGGATTAATATGATATTCCATAGCTCCTAACTAGCCTTAAGTTTAAAATTTATAAATATTTAAAAACTAGATAAATTATATTTTGATATAAAAGATAAAGTCTATTTAAAGTAGGCTTTTTTTGTTATAATTAAATGATGACAGATATATGACAAGTATAATTATAATGTATTACAAATAAAGATAAGCATCTCTGACTGTTGAGATACTTATCTTAGATTGTTTTTATCTTGTATTAGTTTATCTACTAGATTGGAGATTAAGTTTTGGCAATCATCATTTAGTAGGTTTATTTTGTCATGGAGAAATAAGTTTAATTCAGAAAAATTAGAGGTTATCATTATATCTGTATTGATTAATTGATGATATTTTAATAAATTAACTGCATTGTCTCTACCAACATAAGCATCAATACAATCTTCATCTATTTCAATAGCTTTCTCATAATATTGAATAGCTTTTTCATATTCCTTAGTTAGGCAAAACAATTCTCCCAATCTTAGATGGGCGTCTATATATTCTTCATCTATTTTAATGGCCTTTTCATAATATTCAATAGATTTTTCATATTCTCTAAGCTCACAATACTTAAAACCTAGAAGATAATTTTTTCTCGCCTCGTTTGTCTCTATAGATATTGATTCATCTAGTTTAGGGAGAATTAATTCATTAAAGAGCATACCTGAATAACTGAGTCTTTCATTTTTTAAATCATCATAATCAGATTTTATAATTGTTTTATAATTCACTCCTAATGCTTCTGAGATTTTACTTAAATTATTTATGTTTGGAATTCTTTTTTCATTTTCATAGTTATATATGGCATTTTTTGAAAGACCAGATTCATTTGCTAGTTTTTTTTGTGTCCATCCTTTTAAAAGCCTATATTTCTTAATATTTTTCCCAATATTGTTATCTTCCACCCAAATCACTCCTTTTATTAATTATACAACAAAATCCCACGTTTGTAAAAAATATTCCTACAAAAAGGTTGAAAATAGTAAAAAATGGTATTATAATATAATCATATAATAATACAACAAATGTGTGATTGCGTGTGATTAATATATAAAGGCTCTACAAAACTTTGACGAGCAGTAGAGCCTTTACATGGTTGATATAATCATCAACATAACTAATTTGATTATATCAACTTCTTATAAGAAATACAAATGTTAATATAAGGAGACTGGGTATGAGTATAATCAAGGCTGTGGGAAGGTTTCAGGGGAATGTTTTAGAAAGAAATGAGCAAAGAATTGAAATGATAAGGTTTGTAAAACGAGATAGCAACTTATTAGTTATAATTAAGAAGTTCTTAGATAATGTAAGAGATTGTAATTTTAAGAATGTAAGATACATAATTGAAAATGAATTGTTCTTTGAGAGAGTTTCTATTGATGTCATATGTAGGTATATGGACTTATTGAATAGATGTGTTGATGTAGAAGATTACTTTGAAGAGATATACAGGTTGAAGGCAGAGGTAGGATTTAGAAGGACTATGGATTGGTTATTTAGACAAGTACATTGATACGTATGTTGTAAATATAATTTAATTTATTAGACTTGGAGAAGGTGAAATTGTGGTTAAAGATGTTAAGTTGAAGAAGGGTATGTGTAGAGATGAAGTTAATAGGTTGTTGAAGGAACATGATGTTGATTTAGAGTTGGTTGATGAGGTATATGGTGGAGCTTTAGAACTTAGTAATTGGAAATGTAAGTGTGAAAGAATTTTTCAAAGACGATGGGATGTTATAAGAGGGGATAAAATATCTTGTGAGTATTGTAGATTAAATATAAAAAATAAATATAACAGTATAGACGAAGTGTATATTGAAAAGGGTATGTCTAAAGAAAGTGTTAATAAAATAATCAAAAAATGGATATTACTAGAAGATTCAATCTATTTAGGTAATTCATATAACCATAATTGGAAATGTTTAAAATGTGGAATTACTTTTAAAAGAAGATGGACTAAAATTAAGTCTAGAAAATCTATACTTTGCGAAAACTGTAGAAGAGGTATAAAAGATGAATATACAGAAATAAAAGAAGTGAAATTAATAAAAGGAATGAAGAAGTCTGAAGTGAATAATATAATAAGCAAATGGATAACTTTGGAGGATGACATATATTTAGGAAATAGATATCTTCATAAATGGAAATGTATATGCGGAATTTTATTTATTCGGAAATGGGAAAATATTAGAATGAATTGTACAAAGTGCAATATTTGTAGATTTGATATAAAAGAAAAATATGCTAATCTGAAATCTGTACATATAGAAAAGAATATGAGCAAAAGAAAAAATAAATCAAATAATCAGCAAATGGCTATATCTAGAAGATGATATTTATTTTGGTGGGAAATACAAACATAATTGGAGATGTAAATGTGGTACTATTGTAAGAAATAGAACTTGGGATAGTATAAAATCAATAGGCACATTTATGTGTGATACTTGCAAATATAAAAAACATGAGTATCGATATAAATATGAAGTAGAAAAAGATGGAGAATACGAATATATAAAAAGTTTTAGAGCAGGAGAAATACTTTCTAATGGAAGGAAGGCAAATAGAGTATATTTACAAATAAAGCATAAATATTGTGGAAATATTTATGAAATCGAAGCTAATAATTTCATAAAGGTCAAACAAAAATGTAATAAGTGTTGTTTGACATACGAAAATTCATTCGCTTATTACATAGAAAAAGAACTAGGTCAACCAATAGAAAAATATTGGGATTTTGAAAAAAATACTTTAAATCCATATAATATAAGTAAAAACACACATAAAAAAGTATTTATAAAATGTCAAGAAAAAGATTATCATGGAAGCTATATTGTGTCTTGTGACAATTTTATAGATGGTAAAAGATGTAGCTATTGTAATCCATCTGGAAATAATCCAAAAGTGCATTTTAAAGATTCTTTTGCTCAATATTGTATCAACAATATAGATGAAAAATTTCTTGATACTTATTGGGATTATGAAAAAAATACAGTTAACCCTTTTGATATAGCTCCTAAAAATAACACACTAAAAGTTTGGATTAAATGTCAAGAAAAAGATTATCATGGAAGTTATATGATAAAGTGCTATAATTTTATAGATGGTAAAAGATGTAGCTATTGTAATCCATCTGGAAATAATCCAAAAGTGCATTTTAAAGATTCTTTTGGATATAATCACTTTGATAAAGTTATATCATGGCATAAAGATAATATAATTAGTCCTTTTAAAATATCACCTAATAGTCATAGAAAAATAAAATTTATATGTCATGAATGTGGTAATATATTCGAAAAGCAATTAAAAGATGTTCATAGAGGTCAATGGTGTGTTGTATGTTCAAAATCAAAAGGTGAAAAAGTTATTGAGACATGGTTAATTAAAAATAATATTAAGTACAATTATGAAGAAAAATTTAAAAATTTAATTGGTCTAAGTGGTGGAAGTTTATCCTATGATTTTTATTTACAAGAATATAAATTATTGATAGAATATCAAGGTGAGTTTC